GGGAAATCCTTCGCCACCAGCAACTGTTCCTCGCACGGCTCCGTCTCGACCTTGATGACACCATTCACCACCAAGTCGAACGTGGCCATGTATACCTGCGCCCTACTGAACTTCACGATTTTCCCTCGCCAGTTTACATAGCCGCTTGTACACGAAACCCCACGCTTCAACTTCGACTTGTCCACCGTTCTCGGACAATATCTTCAAACGTGCCTGCGGATATTCCGCGACTACCGTCTCATATACTGCTCTCGAAACAGTGGTGGTCCCCTTCCCTAAAAAGGGAAGTGGGCCAAGACCAGCCCCCGTTCTATTGACTTTCTCCCTGTCAGTATTTCTAAACCTCGCCATCACACCACCACCTTTGCATCCATATCAGCCGCATCACGGAAACCGACGAACTGAGGAAAGCGCGGCTTGTCTTTTCCCCCAGACGCGAAGAACTTAAACTTGACGATTTTCCCGATGTAGTTCCCACCATCGTTCCAGATGGCTTGACGTTCCGCCAGCGTCCCCGTAGGACTCACCTTGTGGACGATGCCCGTCTCTAGGTTCTTGACAAGGTAGGCACCGAGCGTGCCCTTGAGCGCCTTGCCAGCCGCATGGCTGGACCGCTTGGTATGGCCTAGCTCGTCCGTGAACGCGACGTTGTTGTTGGCCTCTTGTTCGATCAGGTCCAACACTTCGCCCTCACCATCCACGAACCGCTTCATCTTCATCAGGAAGCCTTCGTTGCTGGTGGATCGGCCTTGCTTGTATGGTCCCTTCGGACTCCGAATCATCAGACCCTCATAGCCCAGATCCACCGCCAGCGTTTCCAGCTTGATCAGCGTGTCTTGATCCTCGACCAGATTGTGGGGGACCATCTGCACGTAGGGCAGACTGACCGTCTCCACCACCTTCGTCGCTTCCGCCAACCGAATAGCGAACGGGCCAGACATAAATTTGTCGAACACATGGAAGGCGAAATTAGGCTTGCCGTCCACCGACATGACCGCACTGGACGACACTCGGAAGCAATCTGCCGCCGTGGGGTCACCCACGATCAACTCCCCATCGAGCCCTTCCAGTTCAGGACGACTCAACAGAGCTTGCACGTGGAGATTGGCGATAGGTTTGAGACTGCGGCTCATGACGACGCCCCCTTGGATGGTGGCGCGGATACCGTCCAGCTTCGGAGACGCGAGCACCGGGAACCGGCCTCTAGCAACCACGAACGGGGCATCCAACTTGCCTGCGAGCATGGCTTTGAACATCAGGGCTCACTCCTTGAGCAAAATGTGAAGGGGCATATCAAGCTGGCCCCATTCAGCCGCTACTCTCCTAGTCTGCCCCGCGCATTGGTAGCCGTCACGCGATGCCATTTCCTTACTTCAACCAGTCTACCACCAGTCCAATCATTTGTCAACTGCCTTCGACCTCACTCACGGTCCCATAGTCGGCTCCAGCGACCGCGTCCAGCCGCTTGGCGTATCGGTCCAGCACCCGCTGCACAGTCGCCTCAGCAGCCTCCACAGCCGTCGTAGAGCCATCCCTGACGTTGACCTCAACCACGACACTCACTCGATACTTTGCCATAGGTTCCTCAGTCGAAGGCGACTTCAGCCGCCTTTTTCCGCAGGGCCTCCCACTGCTCCGGGGTCACACCGACACGGATGGCTTCGTCCAGCAAGGCATCGGACGCTCGTCTGCCAGCCCACCATGCCGTCCAGTACCGTGCTCTGGCCAACAGCTTGCCGACCTCCGGCTCCTGCCCTGCCAACTCTTCGTTGGCCTTCTTCAACCCGAACTCCGCTGCTTCCTGATACAGATTCATGCCAGCCCCTCAGTCTTCGTGACGATTGTTGAACGCTCTCTCCGCCGACGCCGGAAACGCCCTCATGGTGCCCAGCGACGTGTTCAGGCCGGTCACCCGCGTGAACACGGTCTGCAACTTGTCATCGTAGATATCCGACTCCTTGGTCACCAGCGTCATCTTCCGGCCCCTGACCCGTGAAAACTCCACATCATACAGATCACGACCGTTGAGCACGATTCTGATGTAATTGACCCCGTCCTTGACCCGGCCACCGCCACCCGGCAACCTGAAAGACAGCGACTGATCGCCTCCCACGAATTCCTTGGCTCCGGTCATGGCGATAAACCGCCCCCCGCCAAGCTGCTCTAAAATGGTCTTTGCCACAGTCATGTCTGCCATATCCACTCCTCCATGAGCTACGAACAAAGACCATTCTAGCACCCTACTCAGGCGTTTGTCAATTCACCCTCTGCAATTGATTGCATCGAGAAGATCGGCCCTGTCGTCAGCAACCGACTCGCATCCTTGATATTCGCCTCGGACACACCCACCTGTGGCGTCGTCTTCACGAACCATGGTCTGACCCGGTCCATGTTGAACCTGCCAAGATGATTGTCGTCCAGCACCGCCAGCCGCACCGGCTCTCCAGCCTCCTTGAGCCAGTTCTCAATCTCCTGCCCACGGACGCTTTTCCAACCACCCCGCTCCGTCGTTCCAAGGACACGTTTGGCTGCGATGCCAGCGTAGTCCCCGAGAAACTGTCGCAGTTCCGCCAGCGTGTAGCTGTGCCGCCAATCCGAACTCACGACCACCGACGCATCGAGCTTGTTCACCATGTTGCCCACACGCAGGGCCAACTGCCGCTCAATCGGTGGCTCGTATGCCGTCCCGATGTAATACCCGATATTGCTCACCCGGTTGATGACTCCGTCGAAATCCAGCATCACGATTCTTTTCGCGCTCACCCTATTCCACTCCTTGGAAATAGGACCGGGATGTTACCCCCGGCCCTGACACCACACCCTGCCTTGCCCAACCTGACCTCACCCGGCACCGCCTTACCAAGCCAAACCTAACCCCGCCGCGCCTTACCCGACCGCACCTGACCTCACCAGACCTCGCAAAACCACGCCAAGCCAGACCCGGCCATACCCGACCTCACCTCACCGAACCCAACCCCGCCACGCAACACCCAACCGCACCGCACCTTGCCATGCCGTACCGCGCCTAGCCCAACCTTGCCCCGCCTTGCCGTACAGCACCGTGCCATGCCTGACCCCACCTTACCCAACCTTGCCACGCCGAACCGGACCATGCCTCGCCCCGCCTTGCCGCACCATGGCAAACCTCGCCTAGCCATACCCGGCCCCGCCACGCCCCGCCATGGCAGACCTAACCAAGCCATCCTTACCCTTCAGTAGCTTCTTCGGCTCCGTCGCTCTCTTCGTCCACGACTTCCGGCAACTCCGGTTCATCCTTACCGCCCAACGGCTCCCAGAGCGTGACCACAAATCGGCCATACGGCCCCTTCTTCTCGGGACGGAAATCGAGCAACCCCACACGAGTGCCTGAGTCGTCCACGACTCGCCGCAACTGTACCTCGGTCAACAGCCGCTCGTCATACTCGACCTCAAACAGAACTGCCCACTTCTTGATCAGAGGACGATGCCGAAGGACTCGTCCCTTCGTGGCCGGAATAACGACCGACAAGCTGGACACTTCGTAGGCAGAGCAAAGACCCCACGTAGCTATCTCGTACTCAGCCAACAGTGGCAACCGCTCTTCCGGCCCCACAATGACGCAGGCCGCAACCTGCTTCTGTAACGACGCTCGGCCCTTCCCCTTGCTGAACGTCGCCCCGTTCACCAAACACCGCTGGATGTTCACCGCTGGAACATACAGCGACTTCGTGACGGGATCACGATACGCAGAAATCTCTGCCTGCTCCTGAGCCGTCTTCTTCTCGATGGCTTCAATCGGTTCCAACGGGAACCTGTGCATGAGCAATCCTGCCCCGACACCCTGAATCCTGCACTTGACTACCTTCATCTGCAACACTCCTTGTTTTCAAAACCCTTACCTTGGCTTGCCTGACCGCACCCTGCCTGACCGCACCCTGCCTGACCTTGCCCTGCCTCACCCGGCCATGGCATACCGTGCCCGACACTACCCCGCCACGCCTTACCGTGCCCGACCTAACCTCACCTTGCCAAACCAGACCCTGCCAGACCTGACCCCACCTAGCCTCACCTTTCCGTACCCTGCCACACCCGACCGCACCTCACGGAGTTGGTAGCTTACACACTAGGATGAAATATGTCAATCATCACCCTACCCTGCCCCGCCACACCCTACCAAACCGGACCCAGCCCTGCCACGCCTTACCACCCCTCGCCGTGCCTTACCTCGCCTTACCATACAGCGCCCGACATAGCCAAGCCCCGCCTCACCAGACCTTGCCAGACCCCACCTAGCCCTACCCCGCCACATTACGCTGCCGCCACTTGGCTCACCAGCACGGGCCGGGAACCAAACGCGAAACTCTTGTCGTCCTTGCTGACCGTGAACGTCGCCGTGAACGTCACCGTGTCGTTCCGTTCAATGTGCTCCTTCGACGGGGCAGTCACCCACACCCGCGAATTGTTCTCCAGCTTGACCAGCATCTTCCGGGTATTCCCGTAGATGCTCTCGACCAGCTTCGTGCTCAGGACCACCCCTGTGACCGTCACGCGGCCCTCTGGGGCGTCTCCCTTGACCTCGATGGCCTCTACTGCCTTGGCCGCTGCCGTGTCCACGTCGCGCTTCAGGGACGAGAGCACCGCCGACACTTGACGTTCGCTCAAGCTCCCGTAGATGTTCAGCTTGCTGATCACGTCATGCACGAAGCTGTTCTTCGCATGAATGTCGTTCTTCGCTTGCTCGATGGCTGTCACGAACGCTGGGTTCGCGTCAAGGAACTTGACACGAGCATTCCAGACCTTCATCTTTGCATGACCCGCTTCCGCCTTGGACTTCAGGACGGCCAGCTTCCACTCCATCTTGTTGGCGAACTCCAGCCGCGACGTGCAATCAGACCCGAAGACCACCGTCTCATCCGTGGGGAGATACTTGGTGGCCGTGATCCAGCGGACGCGACCGTTGCCGCAATGGATGCAGCGACGAACCTTCTTGCGCCAGTCGGCACCGAAGGTGTTCAGCATGTCGGCTTCCCAGAACTTGATTTCGGCTTCGAACGCTTCCATCCCTTGACCGTAATAGCCGGGACGCTTGTTGTCCAAATAGTCAACGACCTCGTAATTCGCCGGGTCGAAATTTGTTGGATTGTGAATCGTTGCTTGTTTTGTCATTTTTAACCGCTCCTCCATGAGCCGCCGCACCAAACCATGCCCCACCACACCGTGCCCAGCCAAGGCCCACCGTACCAAGCCTTACCGAACAAAACAATTATCTCATGCCCGGTCTGATTTGTCAAGTGTGGCTTCCGCTCCCACCTGCCAGTCCGGTTCGTTCACCCGGTCCTGATATCCCGGCCACGACGTGACCACCTTCAGCCCCTTGTTCAGCGCGTGCTTCCGAGACACCGCTCGGACCCCGTGCTTGACCTCATGGACGTGCCACGACTCAGACGGCTTGTGATATGCCTCCAGCTTGAGCGTAAGCGTGTAGAGCATTACAGGCCCCTCCACACCACCAACGGCTCGTTGGCTGCGTCGTAATACCCTTCCTCGGCCTCGACCTCGATGCACTCCGTGCAATTGACTGCAAACTCGACGGCCTGCCACCCTGCGATCCGTGCCACCGGCTCAGGCTTACACGCTGGGACCGGTTGACCGTTCACCAGCACCGCTTGATGCACCCACGATGAATTGCCGCGACGGGATATATTATTGCTCATTTGTCCTCCATGACTGAGGCCGGGATTTCTCCGGGGTGGCCCTACCCGGCATAGGATTCTGCCACCCGTCGAGTCCGCGCTGGTTTGATGCCGCTTCAGGGTGCCCACGGTACTTGTCGGCTGGTCCCTACTCCCGGCTCCTTGTCTAACGCATCCGTCACCTCACTGAAACCATTGTCTCACACTAACTGGCGTTTGTCAATCCACCCATCCCACAATATCAGGTACTACCCACAACGCCACGATGTACCCCACCACCATGAGCACAACTCCCACGAGGATGATCGCCGTTCTCATTTCGGTGGTTCCACGTCTCGGGCTTTCCACACGTCACCATCCGGAAACTCAAATTGATGGTCTTCCAGTAGACCCTTCTCGTCGGCCCACTGGACGAGAAAGTGAATCTTGTGGGTCAACTCCTGTACGACGTGCTTCAGGGCCTCCACCGTCATCTGTGGGTCTTCAGACGGTAGTTCAGGGGGTAATTGGTACTTCCGTTCGTCGCTCATGACTCTCCTTATGCTGCATCTCTCGATACTCGGCCAACGTCTTCACACCGGCCACATGCTCCACGATACCTGAACCATCCGGCCACACAATTACCAGCGGCTTCTTGGCCTGTCGAGAGTATCGGATAGTCGCCCACGTGCCGGAGCCACGAAACTGCTCCGTCGTCTCCCTCGGGCACGCAATGATGACATCGGACTCGGCCACAATGTCCCGGTTCCTAACAAGGAACGGTCTCGGCGGCACCACCATATCGCAGACCACGTTGGCACGCTTGAAGGGATCACCCTTGAAGTTCACACCGGGCACACCAATCACGAAATAGCCGAAGCCCTTGGCCTGACCATGGAACTGTTCATCGGCACCGATGCACATGCCATGGGTGGCCTGTGTCGCCCCACCAAATTGCAGGTCGCCCAACAGCATATGCACCTGAATCAACTGATCGTTCGTCAGTCCTGCCGACGTGCCCGTGAACCCCACTCTCATCGCTTCACCTTCTTCACCCCGAACAGACCTGACACGAACGCACCAATGGTTCTAGGGAAACACCCCATAACCAACAACAGCCACGTCACCGCTTCACCTTCTTCTTCGGGATAATACGCAGCCCCTTCACGCTGCAATACTGGTGCTCGTAAGGCTTATCAGACTTCAACTGACCCAATTCCCAGTCAGCATCCAGCTTACTAGCATAGGCCACATTCCCGAGGATGCCTTCCGGTCCAAAGTCCTCTGGGGCATCATCAAAAATGACCCATACACGGTTCTGAGCCAGCGTAATCATTCCTGAAGTATACCCTCAGTGGCATCATTTGTCAATCTCTCGATCCGCGCTTCGCCTGAGCCGCCTCCAGCACCGCTACTCCCAGCTTCCCATACACCGCGAACATGATGTTCACCAATGGGCGGCAACTGTCACACACCAGATGACGTGACACTCCGTCTGTCATCTCCGACACATGGTCGTCAGTGCCCTGACAGACAAAGCACTGTTTAACTACGAGAGTAGTCATGTCAGTCCCCAATCTTGCGACCCACATCAATCTTTTCCGGCCCCTGACTCCCTACTGCACTCACCCGATTTACAGCTTCGGCCATCCTAGCAGGCAACGAATCCTCCTGCGAATCTTCGTTCTCCGTGTTGGCCAGCGCATCTTCAGCCGACTTCAACTGCCCTCGCAGAACATACACCCGCTGACCCAGCAACTGCTTGTTCAACGCAGCCGCCTTTTCCTTTTCTTCCGGGATGTTTCTGAGATTTTCCACTCCAGCCATCATCGCCAGACACTTCATGATCAGCTTCCACTCGGACTCTGTCACCTTTATTACTACGTTCTGCTGAACTACGACCTCGGCCATGTCATCTCCCTTGTGCAACTGATTGCACGAGCCATCCCTCGCCTAGACCATGGCACTTCGAACTGCAATAACCTCTGAACGGGCTATCAAACCGTTGAACTGCCGCTGCCTTTCCACACCCCGGTCGCTTACACACCGGCCAACACCGAATGACCTGAACCCGCTTCTTCATTGCGTCCTCCATCCTCCCAATGGGCCATAATACGTTTGTCTCTTTCCACACCGAGCACATTGACGATGCGGCAATGGACATTGTGGGCTCTCACAATCCCACGGATACCACAAGTGTGTGAGCCAAAAACAGCGCCAGTTCATAATCACCCACTCGGCACGCGACTTGCTGTATCATCTTCTCGGGAGACAACACCATGACCGAAACCACAGCCGACACCAAGTCGCCTGCGTCCGAGAAACCAGCATCCCCGTTCAAGCCAACATCACATCCTGCGGCACAGGCTGGCGGGGTCAGTGGCGTGCCAACCGACTGGACACCCGACGTGCTCCCGTCCGATGGGTCACCCACCAAGACCGTGGTGCGGCCACCCAAGGGCCACACGCCTTACAAGTGGCGTCCCAAGACGGTCGCAGAACACAACGCCTACGTGGACGAGCTTGCCGCGAAGCGTTTCCCCGTGCGGTAACAGTAGGTAACGCGCTACCAACAGTGGCTTGGCCCGTGTCCACCTTCCGGGTCAGGCCACCTTCCGACTGCGATACTTCGGACGCTTCAACGAAAAATAGTCAATCACGACTTCTTCCATCACCCACGACATCGACTTCTTCTCGTCTCGCGCAATCACCCGCAAAGCCGCTTTCACATGTGATGGTAACCGTCCACCCCAGTTAATACGGGATTCTCCCGACGCCAGCCGTGGTGCAATCTGTCTCGGCATTCAAGCTCCTCCTGAGCATGCAAAGATAATAGCACATTTGTCAAGCAGTCTTCGCTTGATACACCACCGGCATGGTTCTCACCACGTCGAAGTCCTTACTGGTCGTATTCCAATTGAAAACGATGAACAAGTCGTCGCCCCACTTCACCACGACCATCTGCACCCGAGCGCCATTCTTCTCCTGACTAAAATCCGCCATGCGGATAGCCGTCTCCTTCGAATTCACGCAGGAAAATCGCCGCATCATCTCTCGTCGGTTCATCGCGGCACCACCCGGTGACAGCGCACGCAATACAACCGATTGACGTCAGGCACCACGCGATGGCCTCGGGCCATACACACGAGCTTGAACCATATCTCTCGGTTCCCGATCAGCCACCATTTCAGCCGCCACCGCCACAGCGGCACTCGTCCGTGAATCGTGTTGACGTACTTCATATGTCCTCAGTCTCCAGATCAGTTTCCAAATACCCGATCCGCTGCTCCAACTCCTTGATACGCTCCTGATCCTTCTCACGGTCGGCCACAATCTCCGGCCACGCATTCACCAGTGCGGCCACGAAATCGGCATCCTCGGCAGGCACAATCTGCAAGTGCGACTGAGGGTGACGCTCACTGACCGGGTTCTCCTTGCCACGCTTCAAGATACGGCCACCGCTCGACGTGTCAGCGGTCGTCCACGCACCTTGAGTCGCCTTCGCTCCCAACTCCTTCAATAGCGCCCAGTTCATTGCGTCACCTGTTGGTAATAGGTCGCCATAGCATCCATGTCGGCCTCGGTCATCTCGGCGCGGGTATCTAGAAACTCCACGCGCACTGGGTGGCGTTCGAAGCTCTTGATCACGCGGTTCGGATAATACTGCGTCGTCGTGTGAACCATCGCTTGCAGGTCCACCACGGACTCCGGAATGTAGCACTGGCAATGCAGGCACACGTAACGGACGGGAACTTGGGATTCCATTAGTCCTCCCATCCATTCGCCCGAGCCCGTTCGTAGGCACGGTCGAAGTCGTCCATTTGAAAATCTTGAATACACCACTCGCGGCACTTCTTACAGATCGGTTGGGTAAACTCGATACCCGCCTCAGAATCACCGTCAAGTTCCGCCACTTTGTGGCAGCGGGGGCACTCATCCACTGGCAACTGAACTTCTTGATCGTCGTCCAGAATCTCTGGCTCTGTCATCGGTTCCCCTCCATGGGCTAAATTCATATCCCTACTTTACCAAACCCTCGTTGATTTGTCAAGTAGGCAGGCCAGCGGTTAGACTGGCCTGCTGTTGAGCTATTGCCGTGGCTGGGTCGCTGCGGTCGCCAGAAGGGCGTCCAAGGCGGCTGCGTAGGGTGGCTTGACTACCAGCCCCACCGTAATCTCTCGTTGCACTGGGGACTGCACAGACGACAACCGGATGGTGTGCGTCACCTCGGGTGGCGGTGCCTCGCCATGGGGAATGTACCACAACTTCTCGACGTACTTCTGGGCCTCCGGGTTCTCGGCCAACTTCTCGTCTAAGAACTTCTGAATGTCCATGCGTTCTCCTATGTTGTGAACACGTACGGAAAGACCTTCTCTGGTGACGCCCCACGGTACGCAAACGTGGCGTTCAGACTCTCAACTCCCACAATAGCCCCGTGGCCGCTATTGTAGTCGTCAGACCCATCCCGAGCCATGAACAAGTCTGGAACTCGGGGCATGTTCAGTTCCCACGCCTGACCGTTCTTACACAAATGCGTCTGATACCCTTCCAAGGGGTTCGGATAGCCTGTGCCATCCGGCCCTCCCGCCACAATCCGTTCGGCATATGGTCCTGCAATCAATTGCATCCCGTTGGCCCACCCGTTATCGAGTAGCATCCGAGCCAACTTCGTCTGCTCCTTGGCCGATCCATACACCCTGAGTGTGCCATCTTCTCGGTTCCTGACAGCCTGAAGCGATGCCCCCATCGGGTTAATCAGATATTGCTGGCAGGCATCATCCACCGTGGTCTCAAACAGTTCCCCGATACAGGTGTTCTGCCATGGCCAATGATCCCCGTTCGAATACGTCCAGCGGTGGCCGGGTGGTCGGAGGATGCTGGTGTAGCTCTGGACATGCTTCACCAACACGTCACTCGGGAACCGATAGGCCGTATGACAGGGGAGGTCACGCATCGGTCTGCCCAGCCAGTCCAGCCCGTTGTCACTGATCCAGATGCCCCACAGAGACGCTACCCACGTACGGCAACACGATGCCCAGTTCGTCTTGAAAGCGTCCGCGTCTCCCCACGTCTTGATGAGGTTATGGCCTTGATACAACGCCCCAATCTCGATACCTCGGGCTGCGTTCAGCTTGTCCATGTTCGGCCAGCCGGGTGTCGTCGGTGGCTCTGGTGGTGGGCCTTCGGCCACCATGAACCTCGGGATACGCGGGAACCATGGGCGGGTCATCGAATCACGCGGAGTGCGCCACCACTCAGGTGAAACACCTGTTCCACGTTGCCCAAGATGCCATCATTCCACATTTCCTGAATGTCGATGGCGTCCGTAGCACGAGTCTGAAGTTCACCAAACTGATCGGGACTGTCCGGTGGCATCTCACACAACTGCAACCGCTCACCGTTGGTGAACTGAATGTCGATACGTTGAAGCTGCGACTCACCCTGTTCGCCCGGTAGCATACGGAGCCGCACTTCCGTCTGATCATCGGAGCCGTCATCCTGTGGACCTTCAGGGTGCTCACCATGCGGATCAGGCGGGGCGTTTGACACCTCGTCCCCGATCTTGACCTTCCCCTCGCCGTTCACGAGAGGACCGTCAGGCCGCACACTGCCCCAAATGGCACGGTGGCCTCGTCCATCCATGTTCGGGTTCCAGTTCACTTGCTTCTGAAGGGCACGCACGACCAATTCAGTCTCGCTCATAAATCGCTCCATTTTCGGAAACAATGACCGTATTTCAGTCGGTGGTTTCGGCTTCGGTGGAATCACTATCGGTGGTTCAATGATGGGCGGTTTCGGTGGCTTCACCACCGGAGGTTCAATCACCAGCACCGGCCATCCCTGATGCGATGAGATGAACGACTCCTTGTCACCCACCCACGCCACCAGCAATGACCCATCCTGCTGCTGCTTCACACACGGGAAGATGGGCGGTGGAGTCTTGGTGGTGACAAGTCTCCACACACCGCTCGGGTCTTTGGCAATATGTTGGTCGCCGTAGGCCCCGGTCATCTGTCCGTACAGCCACTCACCGGCCTGCGTCCACAACGGCAATCGGTAGGACGTGCGGTTAATTTCCACGATCAATGGCCTGCCCCGGTTCTGCCACATCGGAATCCATCCACCTTGGCCATCGGCCTTGAAATCGCTGATGCCTTCGATGTTCGTGGTGCCCGTAGCAAACGGACCAGCCGCCTGACCAGTCCTGATCATCCAGAACGACGCCCGACCACTGTCCTCACCAAGATCACCCCGCTTACCGCTCATGTAATACGTGCCATCAGGCGCGAAGCGACCGGGCCACCATGAGCGCCAGTGAATACCAGTAGGTCGGAATGGCTGTTCACCTGATCGCATGAACCACGTCCCAAATTCAGGCGTACCGATGTCTTCGGCAGACGCGAACGCCACCAACGGCCCGTGCATGTCCGGTGTGTTCGGTGTTGGTGGAATATCATACGGAACACCACCGAATGTCACACGATGGCCATTGGCCACGAACCGTCCCCCGATGTTATTGCACGCTCGATGATTCATTAGGCACTCTCTTCCACTGCGTGGTACTTGGGTTGTTCGTGCTCTTTCTTTAGCTTATCCACATTGGCGTAGACGGACTGCGGGATCATGAGAGTCGGAATACGATACAAACCCCAAATCTCCCGCCGCATCGTCAGGCCGTAGGCTACACCCGCCATCGCATCGGAACAGTCCTTACTGCCACCCGGTTGGTGGTCGATGCGTCCGGTCTTCGCGTCTTTCTCCAGCATCAAAATCTCACGGTGGGCTTTGAGATGCGCGGGAACATCTACCCGTGCTTCGTACATCGCCGTCTTTAGGAAGTCATAGGCACGACTCGGGATTTCATCCATGCTCTGATGCCCGGTAATCAATCCCTGCTGCCGCAAAATCTGTTGCGAATCACTGGACTGGAACTGGTCAAACGTCACCCAGACGATGTTCAGACCCATCTTCTTCAGGACGATGATGACCTCACGGATTTTGCTGAGCAGAATCTCACAGTTCTTCGGTGGCCGTACCTCTAGCACACCGTCTATCCAGATGTTCGGCATGTAGGCAGGCTGTCCCTTATCACCTGACACGTTCTTGAAGCCAGTCACCGTGCCAATAACTAGCCCTGCACTGTCGCCGCTCAATGCTAAGTCACAGTGCGCGAACCGTGGTACCTCGGGGTTCCAGAAGTTCGCCTTCAACAGTGTCAGTCGCTGCGTGACGAAGTCCACGACGGGCTGGCTGAAGATGGACTGACGTGGCTTGAACGACTTGTGAACCTTATCCACCTCCAAGAAGAACGGATGACGAGCCAGTGTGCTAACACCAGCAATCTCACGCAGGGCGTTGATGACGTCCTTCTCAAACTCCAGCCGGAATTCCTCGGGGACCGACACCACCAACGGTCGGTCATCATCCGCAACTTCTTCTTCTTTCCCAAGCATTCTCGGCTTCCGTGTCATGTCCCCCGCGAAAACTTGAAACCAGCCGGAGTTGCCAAAATCATCGGGCTTGATGTCCCAGACCCGCTTATCGTAGACAAATATCGTTGGATCGCGCTCGGCCTCTGCCATCTTCTGGTCGGTGAACTGCCCCGGATATTTCTTCGATGAGACAAGGCAGAGGATGCCCGGTAGTTTCCCATTCTCCATGAAGCGAGACTTTCGACGTCGGCTAATCGAGTTATAGACGAGGATGGCTTGATCATAGGTACCTCGATCCACGGCGACTCGGGATTTCTCCACCACCGCCATGTAGTTCAACTCATCAATCAACCCGCCCATCACGTTCTGGCCGATGGCGGCAGTCTCTGAACCAGAAATGGGCACGACTTCCACACGGTTCGGAAACACCAACTTGTTCGTCAGGTCTTTCCGGAACGGGTAGGACTTCAGGAAGTACGGACTCCCCTCAATCATGTTGCGGAACCGCTGATAGTCCACACCCTGCGCCAACTGCTTCGTGATGGACTGAAACACGAGTAGGATTTCCGACGACGGGTCCAACCTGAACTGCTTGTGCGGGGAGTGCATGCAGGACAGCAGGTATAGCTGATAGGCGTTCGTGTAGAGCGCCAGCGTGGTCTTACCTGAGCCAATGCCCCCGGTCATGATGGCCTCAACGTAGCCACCACCGTTCAATTCCTCAGCGGCCTCCAGCACACCGGGATAGACTTCCTTCTCTTTGTTCAGGTAGTGCGGACTACAAATGAATTCCCTGATCCCGACAGGTTTCCACCGGTACTGGACGTAATCACGAGCCGGTGACGGCTTCCCGCTCAACTCGCTCTCAACATGCACCACGGTCTGAGCGTAAAACATCGCCCGTTCACTCAGGTCGGTAATCTTCTGGCCCGTCTCCCAGATTTTCTCAGCCGCATCGTAGCCAAGAAACTTCTTGAGATACAGGTGAGCACGGTCGTTCACCTCATCCAGCCGCTTTTCATCAAGTGGAACTGGACTCAGGGGTTTCCCCGGTCCACGCTTAAATACAAGCAATTCCCATCTCTTTCAGCTTCACTTCGTAAGCTGAACGAGCCTCCTGTTCTGAACTAAATGACCCAAGGTGAAAATCTTTACCACCGATCCTAATCTTGGCGCACCACTTCTTACCCTTCTTATGCCAACTGTAACCTTTACCCACTCTCTTATGCGTGGGTGGATACGGTCTTCTATTGTTTGCCTGTTCCAAGTGGGATGCCCATTTCACATTACCCGGCTCATACCCCTTGCCGTTGTCAATGCGTTCAAGCGTTCCGCCTACAGGTCGCTTCCCAAGTTCTTTCCAAAATTGAATGTAAGACGTGAACCCAAACGTAATGCCCCGTCCTCCATAGTCACGAAATGACTTGTCTTTGGGGTTCAAGCATCGTTGCTTGGCATTAGCATAAGCTCTGTACTCGGGCGTCTGTCGCTTACACCCGGCTGCTACTATGGTCTTCAAGACTGCCAGCATTTTTCACAACCTGCATGGGAGCGTCCTGCCCACAATATTCACAGATCACTCGTGACGCACACATTTCGGGGGACTCAGCCCACCACGTTCCCAACTCAATAATCGCCGTCAACCACTCCTCATGACACGCGGGACACCGCACGATGACAGGAAGAAAGCGGCGTTTACGTTTGAGTATTAACGCCACGCGGTATCTTCCTCGCGTCAAAGATACTATCCACCATCGTGATCGCTTCGAACACTTGCTTCTGGACGTTCGTGCCGTCAGGCATAGTCACAGACTGTGCCGCCCCACGCATCGTCGTCATGTTCACCGGGCCTTTGAATTCGTCCAGACCTAGATCGAACCTAACTTTCTGAATATCCAGTAGGAGTTTGCGGTAGTCCTCCAGCACTTCGTTCATGATGGGCTTGGTGGTGTCCCACAATTTCTCTTTCTCCACCAGCTTCAGGATGCGGTTCCGCTGGATTTCGGAGATTTCTTCCAGCCGTGTAATCACCGGGACGGACACTCTCTCCAGCAACTTGATCTGCGGAGTCGCACCCGCCGCAATTTGCTGGGCAATTTCTGGGCCGAAGGCACCCTCTGCGGCATGAGACCGTAACCGGGTCAACTGCCGGGTCAACGTCCGCTCAGACTGCCCCTTAAACAGCCCCCACCCGGCTGGCGGTGGTTGCTGAAGGGTCCGAGCCACACCCATCGCGGTATGTCCTCGCATCAGCAGATTCAAAATCTTCCCGAATTTTTCTTCGCCTAGCTCCTGTAGACGTTCAAACGCCATCACATACTCCCTTTGACGGGATGAGCTAACCGCTTGGCGATGACCCCTTTGACTCCCCAGCCCAGAGGTAGCATGTTTGCCTTAGTCGGCATCACCCATCCCGTCAAACCTTGCGTTCCTTCAAAACCTTATCCAACGGACTACCACACCGTGGACATTTCTTCGCAAATCCATGCACGCTGCATCGGCACGTCCAGCACCACGACACTTCCATGACCTGTCGCCTTAGTTCTGGCCACCGGGGCAATTGCGACCCACTTCCAGCATTACTTTCGGGCCTGCAAACGATGCCTTCAAGGCAGTACCAGCGAGTCTCAGCAGTGGACGTTCACTACCCATCAATGTCTCCACCAGCGGCTCCACCGTATTCACGATGAACGACGCCACTGGTCTGGCATTCTTGCACTCCAACGAAGTCATCAAAGCATCGAGTTCATCTTGAGCCTTGGTCAACGGACTGTCCTTCACCAGTGGTAACACCCCGCACGTGTGCGTAATGTCAGGCGTCGGTTCATCCATACCCACAATACGAAGCGCGTTACACTCATGGGCGGTAGGAACCACGATCTGCTTGTCGCCGCACCCACCAAATAGCACTGCGATGAACACCAACATGGCTCGTGGCATCCATCTATTTTACTCCTACGCATCAGCCTTTTTCTTCTTCGGCCACGCATCCATCCGATCAGCCTGTGCGTTCGCTAGTGCCGACAATTCAGGGTCTCCACCCACACGGTCGTTGGCTCTCGCCCATTCACGCACCACCGATGCGCCCACCATATCCTGACCACGAATCAGAAACACTGGTTCGTCTTCGGGAATCAGTTCAGCAGGGTCTTGGATGCGATTGTAATCACCACGGGCATGCTTCATACATCACCTATGCTTCTTGGCATTCTCCAACAAATTCCGGACCCACGCATCGAAGGCTTCATCAGGACTCACGTCACCAATAGCTTTGGCAATACTATCAGCATCATTCGATGCGTCGAGCAGAATCTTGTTCACTCGATTCTGAAATACCTGTCGGGCATCTGCCGTCTGCTTTCGTACGAGTCCGAATAGCTCACGAACATCCGGCATGGCACTCCTTTGCTTGCAATCAATTGCAATATCACGGCAACTTCACGCGGATGACCTGTGAACACTTCGTACACCACGAAAACAGACGACCAAACTGGCGAACGCCCATGACCTTGCCACCGCAGTCACACCGACACACGAATTCCGGTTCCCCGGCCCGTGTCAGCTTTTCTTGTTGGCGTCGGCCCTTGCGAGGATTGGGCATATCGCTACCTGTAACAATCGATGCGGCTCCACAATCCATGCACACCCACACCGCAGCCGCACGTATTCATGCTGCTCAGGACTCGGTTGCAAAATCACTTCCACCTGTGACGGGTCAGACGAGATCGTCACCCGTGGCGTGTCAGGCTCTCGGCTGGGAGTGCCCGGTGTCTTCGGTGCAGATCGTTGCATCTTCATGGCTTCAGACCTTCCTCCACCAAGTTCAGCACTCGTTGCAGTTGCAACATATCGTTCCGCATCTGCTGCAACTTATCCGCCGCTTCCATTAACTCCTGCTCCGTGGGCGTCCCATTTCGGAGCACACGAATCAACTCATCAATTCGCTTCGTATTAGTCAATTGTTCGGGCATGACTACCCCGTCTTTTCGCTGTAGAGATTGTCGAGGATTTCGTACTGACGTTCGGACAGAGAATGGCGGGTTTCGAACTGTTCAGCCACCGATTCAAGGAAGTTTTCTTCCCATTTGGATAGTTCCTTGACTGGCGTTTTGAGAGCTTCCAACATGCGTTGGATGGCTTCCTGCCGCGCTGTTGGGTTGGGTACCGGGGGCATAGAAAACCTCTAGTCGATCTGGAGCTTGTTGGTATGTAAAACAAACGATGGCGGTGGCTGGCATGGTCAAGGGAGGGTCGAGCTTTCGGAACAGACACCAGCCACGGTCTAAATGCTGGCCAGTCCACCGATTATGCGCCCAAACACCCCAATCCTTTTTCCAGAACACACAGGTTTCGCATGTGGGCATGAAGCATTGTCTAGTACCATACTGACAAATACCTGTCAAATCACCCTGTACAAAGTACGGTCTAGATTACCTCTCGCTGGGCCACCACGCACATTCCAGCGGGTCACCTTCTTCCGAATATGGAGCTTCTCCAAGCGCACATAGATATCCCCATACCCGACAATAATCTTGCGGTCTTTCAGCTTGGCTCGGACGTTTTGAGCCGAGATACCGGGGAATTCTTTCAGCACATCCAAAATGGCCGCATTGATCTTCTGGGACCGCTTAATGGAATAGACAATGGCAAGGACGAGCAGCGTCAGAACAATGACCAGCCCAATACTGATGTTGATAGCGACGTAATGCTCACTTCTCCCGATCATTCATGCACTCTTTCGCTTTTTGAATCCACTCCAACGCATGCGGCACACACGATCCATGCTGAGGACATTCTGGAATGGCTTCCAGCAAGAGCGTGCGGTGTGCAATCAACTCCTCATCCACCACGATTTCTTCCCGCGCCCTAGACAACTGCTGCACCAGTTCCACAATGCGATGGTCCTTGCGCTCTCGGACCTCTTTAAGCGAAGACTCCAATCGTGCCACCGTAGTCTCTAGCTCACGCACGTAGGCATCCGTATTCACCAGAACACCTCGTCCATCCACAGATCAAACCGTCGCCGCCACTTCCTGATGACGGGCAGCACGAACACCATATACCCCATCACCCCAGCCGCCGCCACCGCCCACATCCCACAGAGTATGAAGAAGAATCGAATCAGGTCTTCGGGGATGGTCGGCACTGCTGATACCGTTTCGCTTGGTACAAATTGTATTTAGCTCGACAGATATCGCACTTCCACATGGGCAGTCCCGTCTTCGGGTTGATAGGGGCTGGGCGATGCCCACAGGTCGAACACATTCCCTGTGCATGCTTGATTTCCTGCCACTCCATACTCCATGCACTATGACGAGCCTTATTACGGGGACTCATGCGCGTAGCAACCGATGCAGGGTCTTCTGTGACCGCAGCGACAGGGTTCTCCGCACTTCACACAAGGGTGTGGCTCTAACTCCGCATCCAGAGCCTCACGGCCCTGCTGAATGAGCTTCACCGCGTCTCCTGAGATGGAGGGGTCCAGTGCCTGCCGCATATTGTTGACCACGATATCGTTGAGCATCTTCTTCGGATCGTCCATGTTCTCGTTGGAGATGGACCAATCCACGATGGCCGCTTCAACCAGTGCGGTTCTCCACCGTGACAAATCTTCAATGCACTTGATTGCACTGGTGAGCACCATGTGCAACTCAGTGGCGTGCATGGAGTCACGAGACATGTTCAGACCACGGTCTGCCACAATCTCTGCATGATCGTGCAGGAGCTTCAGGAGACGGGTTTGGTCTTCAGTCAAATCAAGCATGGAAATTGTCCCGATTCCCCGACACGTTCGGGACCGACGTGGATGCCACCGATGATTGCCCGGTGTCGAGGTCTTACTGCTTACGCCTTCTACGTGCCACGAGAGCCGCGATACCTGTCCCGACCAGCACCATCGTCCCCGGCTCCGGCACCACATCAGGTGGCGGTGGGGGTGGTGGTGGAGGCGGTGGGGGCGGCGGCGGTGGAGGCGGGGGCGGTGGGTTGTCACCATCCGTTTCGAATGACCCAATCGCCGTCTGGAACTTCGCCGCAACCGGACTGAATATGACGCCCGTTGTCCAGTCACCTGAGATGGTGATCGACATGAGGTCACCGGGGTCCGTACTCTCTCCCTGATTCAGTCCTTCATTACTCCCACCCGCACAGTTCTCACCCGCGTAACCACAGACATCCACTTCCTGAAAACCGGGGAAGTTCGTGAAACCCCACTTGTAGATATCTCCGTCACTCGGATTGGTGAAACCTGTGGCATCAGGCGTCAGGCCAAACCCAAAGCTCGTCAGCCGAGCATTGATGTCCGGACTGGTCGCTGTGTTGTTCTCGATATCGCTGATGGTCAAATCAAACGATGTGTCCGTAAAGTTCGTCACCGTGAACGTCGCTGATGCCTTCAGATCCGGATTGGGATCGTCAAGCTCCACCAGCCAGTTCACCGTGAAGGACGTATTACCAGTAATTGCGATGGACGTTGCATTTGCTGGCGTCACTCCGAAAAGAAGCGCAAAGAGCACGACTACGCTACTGATGAGTGTCCGCATTACCGTAATCTCCCAGAACGAGAAGTTGTCCCGAATCTCGCCTGTTCGGGACCGACAGGACTTACGCGGGGAGCGTGCGGCACCCCACGCCGAGAGGGTAGTCAGTCGGACTTACGCCTTACGCCGACGACGAACACGAGTCGCAATTGCCGCCAAGCCTGAACCGAGCAGCACCAGTGAAGCCGGTTCCGGAACTTCACTGACTTCCAACGGACTGGCATTCAGCGTACCGCTGATATCAGCCGTGCCGGTCGCCACGGACGCATCCACGATTCGCAGACCACCACCCGGCGCATCAGACGTAAACGCCGAGAAACTGAACGCGAACCCGCGAGGCGCAAGCAACAGATCCGGGTCCAGTACATCCGACGTGCCCGAGAACGTATCGGGCGGGTCTGACGCATTGAGTCCCGGATTGGAACCACCTGTCGAACCGCTCAGTTCATCGCTGAACGTCACAGTCAGCAAATTGATTCCACCCTGCGTGAACGAGAATGACCCCGCATACTTCTGCGTGACCACCCCGCCGACTTCGGTTGCCGGTGCCGTGCTCGCGGCGTTCAAGTTGAACGTGACATCCTGCGTATCATCGAACCCGTCACAACCCACGTTCAAGCAGAACGTCTCATCCAGCCCCACATCCACCAAGATATTGGTGACGGTGATGCTGGTGTTCCCTGATCCGTCATTCACGAAATCCACAGGAGCGTTGAACGTAACCTCCTGAAACTGCATGAACGTGATGGTCGCTGCACCCGCCACTTGCGGCACGAACAGCGCCATCGCCAACGCAAGCATACCTACGTACTTACGCATGTGATCTTCCTACCTATTCCCAGAGTGTGTTGTGGACGGCACTGACACCCAACACGAATGTCAGGCACCGTTTGTGATGCGTCTGGGACTCGCATCAGTCTCTTGTACAGGTGCAGCCTCCGCTGCTGCCTGTAAAATCTGTCTCTCAGTGAGTTCTGGTCTCGGACCACACAGCGTGTTCACGATGATAGCGCGAATGCGCTCTCTCCACCCGTGTTCCTTGTAGCCCTGTTCCGCGATGTCCTCAATGACCTTGTTGGTGAGCTTGCGTCGAACCTCATCGATACTACCGTACGAACGTAACGCCAGTATGCCCCTCTTCAGGGCTCTGACGTCTTCTGAATCGACACCTGAATGTCTGAAGCGTGCCATGATGACAGACAAACGCTCTGCCGCCCTGTTTAGCTCAAGATGTTCGATGATTTCTTCGCGGGTAGGTTTCGAATTGGGGGAGTCAGCCACGGGAGTGAGTATTACACAAGGTAAAAGGTTTGTCAAGTACCGTCTTGACAGTAGGGTCGTTACTGGAGTCGCACGTCTTCGGCGCGGAGACCCTTGGGGCCTTCCGTGGGCGAGAACGTAACAGGCGTGTTCTCCTGCATCTCATCCCATGCTTGACTGGCAGACCGATGGAAGAAATATTCTTTGCTGTCTTCACCCTTGATGAACCCGAAACCCTTGTCCATCATGAGCCTGACAACCGTCCCATTCATGCGTTCTTTTGGCATAGGATTACCTCTACGGCGTTCGTTTGACTCGACGTTCTTGAGAATGCTTCCCTTTGCCCTTCGGGTTGTTACTTGGAAGGCAGGACTGACCTAATCGTTCCCTCTCACACCGCCGACACAGTTGAGAAATCGTGTGTTGCCTCTGACGGCCACACTTATTTATGCACATCGTCGCCATTGCAATCGATTGCCTAAAAACATTTGCGGGTCAGGGTTGCGATTAGCAGTTCCCGCCACCATTCGCTGGCACAGTGCCACCCCGACCCGCAAAACTGACGCCTTAGCCCTCGATTGGCGCGACGGTGATATCGAATTGCGGGAACAGTTCCGCCACGCGCTTGAGCATCGGTTCGAACCCCGTCGCCTGAATCACCTCATCCAGACTGTAGGGCTTGGCCACCGCTGACGTGCCCCCCACGTAGCCTGAGCAGATATTCTCGATAGCGACCGAGTCAAATTCCGTGTGCAGTTCACCCTTGGCCTTGGCCAACGCCTGCGTCACGATATCGGCCTGATCCGCCTTCAGCTTGAAGCTGATCTTGATCACGTCTTCCGTGGTCTTCTGGATCTTCTCTCCACCCTCACCGGCCTCGGCCTTCAGCACCGCCTGAAGTTCCTTGACCGTGAGTTTCTCGGCCTTCGCCACCCAGTCATCCACGTTTTCCGGTGTCAGCACCGGAGCCAGATCCTTGAGCTTGGTCCAGCCCAAGTGGCTGACCTTCTCCCACGGGATCATCTTGGTGACGAGGTTCTCGTAGATGGAAATCAGGTAGCGTGCCTTGCGGGACGCGAACCCATACTTCTCTTCCACGAAGTCATCGAACGCTTCGAAGCCTTCGAACCACGAATTGTCGTTGATGAGCTTGAGGATGCCCCCGAGCTTGAAGTAGTTGACCTCGATGTTCTCGGCCAACCGATCCGCTTCGTTGAGGGCCTTCGTCTTCGTCAACGTCTCGACTTCGTGTGCGATATCGAGAATCAGGTTGCCCGTCTTCTCGACCTTCTTCTTCCCGATCACTGCCGTCTCGGACTTGGCCTCAGTTGCCACAGCCCCTTCTGCTTCTGACATGTTTACTCTCCTGTGCCCCTCTTGGGCAAAATCAACGTGCTGTAAGTCTACCCGATTTCCCCAGAATTTGTCAAGGGGAGACTGTCCCGGCTTACGCCTGAACAGCCTCCTTCTCGGCTTCAAACTCGACGTTTGGATACTGCGCCTTCATCCGAGCGAACTTGGCGTCCAGCACCGCTGCCGGAGCCTTGCCCGTCACGTCGAAGCAGAGTCTCCAGTACACGTCGATGGCTCCAGACAAGAACGACTTCATCTGTGTCTGACGTTCTGCCTCTGCCGCCTTGTCGGCCTCGACGTCCACCACATCCACGTCGCGCTCTTCCTTCGCTCCACCCTTGCTGGGATTGGTGACCATCTTCTTGATGCTGGTCATCTTCGGGCTACCAAACACGCCGACTTCCACCTGACGCAACAGTTCAGTCGTCAGGCTGTCGAACTGCAACAGAGCCGCCGACCGGGTTCCGACCAACTTGGACTTCTTCGTGCTGGATGGCAACTTGACCTTGAGGGTACGGGCGAGAACGGTCAGGTCATAACCGATATCACCGAGCGTCTGGAACGCCCCGTCCTTCATCTCCTGTGTGGCCTGAAGGCCCAACAGATACTGACCCATGTTCTGAATCAGCCGTCCCGTATCACCCTTCAGGGCGACAGCGGCCTGCGCGATCTGGGTCCGCTGCGTATTCCTCGACGCCACGCGCATGGCGGTCTTTACCGACTTCGTGGTGAGTGTCTTGCCCACCGACTTGCGAAATGCTCCGATTGTCATAACCTCTCCCTTTCCACTCCTTGGACTACAGCCCAACGAAAGACCCCAAATTTAGGGTAGGTCCACTGTATCCAGCCGAAAATCGTTTGTCAACACAATTCAAGGTTATTTCCAGCCCACCGTCACACCTTTTATTTCCAGAATTCCCGGCCACCCAAGCTGCGCCATCTGGGCCAAGGCAATAGCATCCACGATATCGTGTGAGTGGCTAGCAAACTGCCATCGCTTCTTAACCGCGACGGCCATCTCGTCTTTCTTTGCATTTCCCTTGCCAGTGGTCCATCGCTTCAGGACCGCAGGCGGCACATCCACCCATGGAACGCCAAGTTCCTTCATGGTCATCCGGATGACCGTCCCGACCTCCACCAATGTGATGAAGGCATCCACGTTCTTCACGTAGGCATAGTCTTCGATGGCCACAAACTCCGGTTCCCACACCAACAGCGTCTCGGAGATTTCATTGGCAATCAGTTGCAGCCGCAGAAACCCCCGCAGCTTCGGGACATGAACCGTCTTACCCCGGTCCCCACCGTTCCCCACCAAGGCCATGCCCGTGGTGGTCGCAGGGTCTATTCCGACCGTCTTCAACTCGGGAGATCCTGATCGAATCGCTTCATGAGGATATCGGGTAACTCTTGACAAATGCGGTCCTTGACCACTTCCGGCAGTTCTTCGTCCACCCGATGAATCACCACCGATGCTTTCTGCATCAGCGCATCCAGTTCATGAAAACGATAGAGAAGCCAGAGCACCACGACGAGAATCACCACGACCAACACCGACACGAATACGAGCAACCAGATCATCACTCAACCTTTGGCGGATACTTACCAGCCGAATACTTACCCGAGAAACAGGGAGCACACACACTGCAACTCTTAGCAATCTTGTCCAATGCCGTCGCACAGATGCCGCTGGGCATCAGACCTTGATCCCGAAACACCTTCAATGCTTTGGCTCTCTTCAGGAATTCATTCAGGTCTAGGTCATTCCGCTTGACGACAAACTCTTTGAACGGCAGAATCTCGTTCCACTCGGCGTTCAGCTTTCCATAGCCCCGGCTAATATACAGCACACGGGCTTCCTGCACGTTAATTTTGTCTTTGAACGGATGCTTGGAATTGGCCAGAATCCACATGTAGAGATTGGTCCGGAGTCGATGCTCAGGCAATGGTGCCACAATCGCCTCAAACTCCGTGGGATTCATGGTCTTGACTTCGGTAATCGTCAGTTGCGGAGCACCGATGTTGAACAGGGCATCGACGCCACCCTGAATCCCATACTCAGGAGCCTCAACCACCATCTGAAGGTGCTTCCACCAGTGTCTCCTGATGGGGATGGCACTCTCTGGCACGACCTTGCAGTAGCCCGAGGGCTTGGGCACCATTGACCGCTGCTCATCACACCAGCGGCACTTCCAGTTGCCCACCACGGCATCTCCAGCCCATTCCTCGACCACCAATGTCTCGGCATGGAATCCCATCTGGTAGGTCACGTCCATAGCCGTCGCCACATACTGAGGCTGAGCTTCCTTCTCAAACAGATCAAACAGTGCCCACCGTCTCGGACAAAAATCCACCTTGGTCACGTCCGATGCGTGGACGATCTTCATCGAGCGACCGGGTTGCTGGCCACCCAACTGACGCTTCAATACCCCGATGATGGAGTGCTTGGGGTAAGTCGCTTGATGGATAGCGTTATACAGCCACGACGACATTAGGGTTGCTCAACATAGGCACCAATACCGTACTGACACCCGTAGTAACGAAACTTCACGACCTTCTCTCGGACCACCAGCGTCTTATCACGATGAGTCGCCCCAGTAGCCTTGATATCCGTGTGTTCAATAACCGGTGGCCACCCTTCCTCGGCTACCGTCACGGTCAGTAGGCGTCCATCACTGAACACGAGGGTGGCATACTTCGTCTTCGGCATAACTAATCACCAGAAGCAATCTTGATTTCTACCGCTTTGATCGCCTGATCCGCATGCCACTGTGGAAGCATCGGATACTTCGAAATCACCCGCACTCCCGGCCCATCTGCACCAGTCACTTGGCCGATGAACTTTCCATCATGCCAAATCTCCACCACCATGGCTCCACCAACAATGGTATGCGAAGCCACTCGCAGTTCAGTCTTCATGCGTCAACTCCTGAAACACGGCTTTGGGCATCATCACCCACTCCGCGTACTGCTTCATGCGGGGTTCACCTCTCGGGTCCACAAAGGACACCACCACGACCGGTGCTTGATTGTGCGCCAACGCTTCATGAGCGATCTTCACGAGCCACGCCATGTCGATGGGCACCGTCTTCGTGGTCGAACTTTTCATCTCCATCCGGAACTTGGGGAGACTCGCATCCGACTTCGCCCCACGCATCGCTCCTGAATTCGGATGCAGTCTGGCTCCCATGGACTTGGCTACCCGCTTCTCAGACTTCTTCCCGTGAGCATTAGTCCCTGCGTTGGCCAACCGATTCAGATACGGATTGCTGCTCATGGCAATCGAATTGGGCTACCAATCTCCTCGGACTTCTCGTTGAATTTCTGACGTACACACTCACCGAGTGACCTACCAATACGTGCGGCCAACAGATCCGCGTAGATCACCACATCGGCAATCTCCCCAGCCAGACGTTCAGCCAACTCTTCCAACCGCTGGTCCTCGGTCTTATTCCAGTTCAGAATGTATTGGTTGGCAGGCCAGATGCGTTGCATCTTCTTGGTGAGATTACAGGCTTCACCACACTCTCCGGCCATCGCATTCGACCACGACCACGGCTCCCACGCCTCAATCGAGTGAAACGCCGTCTCACACCGCTCCACGTTGGCGGCACGTAGCTGATCAAAAGATAGGTCCACGGTAACTCCTACTTGACATTCTTGCCCAGCACACCGCGCTTCGCTCGTGCGTGCGCTCGTTCCTTCGTCCACATCAACGTCTCTTCCAGCTTCGTGAGTTGGATGGCGTTCTCCCGACAGGCATACGGACCCGCCTGAAAGCCACGGAGACGGTCAATGAGGATGGCCAAGACCGCAGCCTCCGTCACACCGGGTGTCGAGCCTTCTTCGTTGCGTGGACCCTTCTGGAACTGAATCAGGCCCACCTTCGTGCCCTTGATGGACAGGTCGTAGTTGTGGGCGGCACCACTCTGGTCCGGATCGTCCGTGACGATAACGATGGACTCATTCAGGTCGTGCCCGTCGTGGTGCATGTCAATCTGTCTCATGACTTCTCCTATGCAAGCGTAATCTTGGCCCCGAGACGTGCTTCCAACCTCTGTTCGTAGACAGCCACTTCTTGTTTCAATCCCTCAAGAATGGCGTGGAAATACTCCTGTTCGGTGATGACTCCCTTGGCAATCAACAACCGACCGATGGAACCCAAATCAGACATCACATTGGCCAGTCCCGTTCGCAAATGCTTGGGCGTACCATCCTGTGACCCGTATTCGTGTTCATAACCGACACCAGTCTGAATAGCATGGCCAAGACGCCGATATTCCTCCATGAATTCCTCAACGGTTATCTCTTTCAGATTGACCATCTCTGGCAAATCATTGGGCATCTTCCTCTCCATTTGCAATTGGTTGCACACCCACAGGTGTCCCCGGCTGCACTTCCTTGGGTGAAAAATCGGCTTCTTCCACCAGCATCAACTTATCTTTGTAGGCATCGATGACCATGCCCTGAAGAAGCAGCTTGAACTTGTTGTCCTTCATATACCGTTCCTGCATCGCGGTCAGCGTCGGGAACGTGGTCTTTCCGATGGTGTACCCCTTGGGGGTCTTCAACAGGAAGGCGAGAGCCTGTAGGTAGGACTTCACCATGTGGAAACTGTCTGTCTCACCTACCTGCAAATCATCATGGGCATGGACACACAGCTTGAAGTCAAAACTGGTCGCCCTGACGGGCACCTTGGCCTTCTTGATGATGGCAGACGTATCCTTGAACACCAGCGTATTGGTGCCCTTATCGATGATGTTCTTGGCGTAGACACGGACTCTGAGACTGGACAGGAACTTCTGGGCCTCACCACCGGGCATCGTCTCGGGGTCACCGAACATCACTCCCGGCTTGAACCGGGTCTGATTGATCAAGATGACGCACGGGTCATGGTCACGCTTCTGCGATTCGCAAAAGGCAATCATGAGTTTATTCACCATGCGTTTGATCAGGAGCGCCGACGTCCCGATGTCGTAGTTTTCGACCGACTGCGCGATCTCCTTGGAGGCAATAAGTCCAGCCATTGAATCGACCACAACAATAGCCACGTCTTCAGCCCTGACAAGCGCGTCCACCAAGTCGATGGCTTCTTCTCCATATCCGGCATTCACCACCAGTAATTCTTGGGTATCGACACCCATCTTCTCAGCCCAGACAGGGTCGAAGCTCTGTTCGACGTTGACCCAGATGGCCTTGTTACAGGGTGCAGGCTGCTTCTGGGCGTTCGCTACCGCCTTCAGGCAGAGGTTGGTCTTGTTGGAACTTTCAGGGCCGTAGACGATGCTGTAGCGGCCACAGGGGAAGCCACCACCGGTATAGAAGTCGAATTCGAAGATACCAGTCGGCATCCGTCGCACGACCGGAATCTTGTTCCCAGCGACAACGACCTTGTCGCCTTTGTCCTTGCGTATTCCAGCAAGAACTTCCATCAGGTTGCCAGACGGTGGAACTTTGCCCTTGTCTTTCTTGGGCACCACGGGTACAGGCTTCAGAGGGACCGTCGATTTCACGACTAAGGCCAATGAGCACTCCTTGCGATGGCGAGAGCGCGTAGCTTACCAGACGGCTAGCAATTTGTCAATCATTCTTTAGCCAGCTTAACCGCCTCGTCAATTTTTGACGACACCCATTCTGTGGCAAAACTATATGCCTCGTTCAGTGTGCTTGGATCGCACGGCACCGTGATCGTGACACCAATACGGGCGGTTTCGTAGTTCCCAAGATTGATGACACGGCCCCCTTCCACCGTGATGGACATGCCGTTCGAAAACACACCGGGATGGAGCGTCTTCGTCTCAGACGCAGAAGCTGCCACCTCTTTGCCTGCGACGGATTTGGATGACGTCACCATCCCGGTCACCGGTTTCGTGGTCAGATGCTTCGTGTAATCTGCCCCCTGAGTCTTCGCCTGCGAATTCCCCAACACGACTTTCCCAACCTTCAACGCCATGTTCACTCCCTACCAATTCGCATAGATCAACCGAACGATATCTTCCAATCCCGCACGGGTCTGCTCCGACACTCTCGATCCGTGCTTGGCGAAGTAGTCCACGAGAAACGACAGGTTGTGAACTTGCCACGGCGCGAACCACAGACGACCATCTCGACGTGTTGGCTCCGGGAAGTAGTCTTTCCGTCGCCATTCACGCAACACCCACACCGTGACGCCTAACGTCTGCGCGGCATCGTTGAACGACACCGTGTGGTCACCCGCAGGCGTCGGCTTCTTCGTGCCTCGCTGTGCCCGACTACGGGCGAGTGCCGCATTCCGATAGCCTACGTCCTCACGATACCGCTTGGCACGCTTCTCCGACAGGCGTGTCTTGTTCTTCGCATACCATGCGTCCCAACTGAACCCGGCCTTCACCGGCTCAGCTACTTCTTGAGTCTTCCAAATCAGTGCCATACCCATTCTCCTAGACCTTAACCACTTCCGCGCCCAAAGCGTAGTATTGCTTTAGACGTGCCAAATGGAATCCTTGGAAAATGGCGTTCTTGTCAACCAGATCGAAAATCACTGGCTGTTTCTTCCCGTCTACCGCACGTAGCACTCGGCCAATAGATTGCTTAATATCGGCTCGTGGAGTCGCCATCACCAAAGTATCCCAGTGAGGAACATCCGTGCCCGTTGAGCACATTTTATACGTCCCGAGGACGACACGTCGCTTCTTTGTGTGCGACAATTCTGCCTTACTCATTCCACCGACGTAGTAACCTATATCTTCCCCCGGTATGCCCTCATTTGTCAACATCTGAAACAGTCGGTTCAGGTGGCTATCTCTCAGGTCCGACATAACCAGCGTGATACGGCCTTGTTTATAGGCTTGTAGCACGAAGTTGACGATTTCCATGTTCCGAATGTCCGACGAGGCCATGGCCTTATTGACCAGCATCATCCGACCGGGCGAGTGGGGAATCGGTTGACCCTGCTGTCCGTATTTACCTCGGCGTCTTGGAATGGACCAGCTACTCTGACGAATCAAAATCTTGGGCTTCGCGGTCATCACCGTGCCCTTGACCATGATCTGGCCAATATGCCAGTGCAGGAGCTTGGTCTTCCCGTCCTTCCGTGTCGGGGTCGCACTGAATCCGAGTCGGAGCTTGGCTGACACCATCTGGCAGGCACGCACAAAGCAATCCGCCGCCATCTGATGGCACTCATCCAGAATCTGGAATCCGAAATACCGATACATCTCGGGTGGGTACTTGCCTTCGATCATCAGACTCTGCACCATCCCCAAGACGAACTGCTTCCCCTTCCAGTCCTGAATATCTCCCTGAATCTGCCCCACCATACTCATGGGCACACCCAGCACCTGAGTCAGTGAATCCCGCCACTGGTGCATCAAGTCTTCCTTGGTCACCACGATGAGCGTCGGCTGGCCTACGGCGGCTGCTATGGCCCCACCGACGACCGTCTTGCCCCACCCGGTGGGTGCTTCGAACATGTGGCTCTGACCGCCCTGTAGGAGCTTCAGTGACTTCAGATACAGGGCCTGCTGTTCCTCGTTGCGGGGCACGAACGTGCATGGCACCGGCACGGACACGGGAATGTATGATCGGTAGTCATTCTCAGGAATCGCGTAGGGCACGCTCTCACGGGGCACCAGCAACATGTTGCCCTGCTTGATGGCTCCACACACGATCTCCCCATCAAACGCCGATTCGAACGTGTACGCTTTCTCCAACCCCTCTGAATAGGGGTAGGTAGACATTGCACCCGTTCGAACCGGTATTTGCTGGGTAATCACAAGCTATAACTCCTTCGAATAATCTGGACCGCCACCCGGAGCCGCTGGTGATCCGCTAGAAGGGATGTCGTTAATTCCCTTCAGATATTTACGAAGTTCATCACCCGTACGATAGATGATCTCGGTATCGTAGTTCGCAGGCGTGAAATTCGTGACCTTGGTCTTTTGGTTCGTCTTCGGATCGATCTTCTCGATCATGTAGATGGCCTGAAGTTCCTTGATATCGTGCTTCTCTACGAATTCGAACATGCTACCGACCGATGCGGACTTGTCGCCCACACGAGAGGCATCAAACGTGCATCCGGCCAAGCCACCACGCTTCGTCGCGTGCTTGTTCAGCATCTCGTAGGTCTGGGCCTTGGCGACCAGCAACTTCTTCTGGTCCTTGTAGACCTTCGTCTTGTCCTTGTTCGATTGAATCTGACGGTGATCGATGACGGTAAACAGGGCCACCAGTGACGGACGTTCACCCGACTCACAGATCGGGCACTTATCGTTGCTATCGGGGTTGGTCTTCTCGGGGCAAACGAACTGGTTATTCCACGATCCGTTCAAAAACAACACGTGCTCGTAAAACCGGGGTGGCACCAGATGACCGTCAGCATTGAGGTCACCATCCACAAACGTGATACGGGCCTCTTCCTTTTCCTTCATCCAGAACCGGAACATCTTGCCTTGTTCCGCCTTGCGTTGTTCGGCTTCCATGGCTGCTTTTTGAGCCAATTTGGCGCTTTCTGCGCCTTTCTTCAGGAATGTGAACGCCATCGGTTCTCCTTGAGTTTCTTGGATCGGCGGTGGATCAACTTTGAACTTTAACATCATCGTCTCAGTTTGTCAAGTGACTGCAATTGATTGCAGGATTCTCTCCTTCAGGTAGTCCGGATGGCACTCATCCGGATCTTTCACACCCTCATCAAGCCAGATAGGACGGTATTCCAGTTCAAGCTGGTCACAGAGCTTGGCATACCGGTGCATGCTTTCCTTCCCCGCTTCATCACGGTCTGGAATCTGGATCACCATCCCACAGTCCCCGAGCTTCTTCATTTTCTCCAGCGTGGGCTTCGCCGTGAGGTTAGCGACGGTCTTCGGGAACACCGTGGCGGTCTTCCACAAGTCGAACTGGCCTTCCACCACCACGACAGGACCGGGCAGGTTCAGGACTTCTTCGCCGTACCAACAAAGTCTCGCGTTGTTCTTACCCTGCCACGTATAGTCGTAGTGTTTCAGGGTGGCATCCCCCACGGCACGACCTCGGGCTCCTGCCAGCCGCCCAAACACGTCACGGTACGGGCACACCAGCATCTGTCGCTTCATATCCCAACGCAGGTCATACTGCTGAACCGTGGTAGCTGACACCCCTCGATGCGTCAAATACTGAATAGCCTCAATCACCCAGTCTGCTTTCTGAAAGCTGTCCAGCCAGTATTGTGGCCACGGGTCGAACACCTGTGCCGCACTGGCGAACTCGCCATACTCCGGAAGTGGCACCACGTATTCTTCGTCTTGCAATAGCTGGTGGCACCGTGCGAAGTCGTATTTCGCATTCATGTGCGAGTGCATCTCGATGCTGGACAGCAATTCTTCGGCACTCCCTTGCCGACACGCAAAACACATGAACCAGCTACGTTGACCGGGTGCGACTTGCAATCCAAACGAAGGGGTGTGATCGACGTGCTTCTTATGCAACCATTTCGCCAAGGGGCACGCAGCCTCCACCCATCCGTTGTCCTTCACCCGTATCTGCGTGCATCTCAGGGCTTCAAGAAACGCCACACACTGTTCAGCCGTCATGTTTCTTTCGATGATAGCGTGCTCGATCACGCGCACGTCGAATTTCTGGATTGGCCTTGTGTCTCGCCATCTGTGCCACATTCTCTCGCTGACGCTTCTCAGCTTTTGTGCGCTTCGGCACGAACAATCCCTTAGCTTTCCGTTCGGCCCACCACGCCTTGGCGGCATCCTTCTGCCGTTGGGTCATATCCAGCTTTCCACAATCACGGGATCATCTTCGTCTTCACGCGGCATACAGACCGTGCCAGTCGGAACTTGTTCTCGGGCTTCCTCCAGCGTCCGACACACACACGCGATGTTGCGCCAGATCAATTCTGACCCCTCACCCACCATCCACATGCGAACGGCAAAGTGGTCAGGGAAGTCGAGTGGACGATAATAAATCGTCCACCCCACCATCGCGACATCGTCTTGCATCATCTCCGAATGGGTAACGGAATATCCCCGACGAACAAAGCAATGAGCCACAAAATCACGATGGCGACGATCACCCACCGAATGATGGGCTTCATCGTGGCCGAGATGAATGGTGCGGTCTCCACGAGCCAGAGCAACGCCCCCACCCCGAGCAAAATCATGATCAGTTGCAGCAATCCCACGGTGCCTCCTTGGCTAGCCGATTGGACGTACAGATTTCAGCGTGCGCCCTCCGGGGACTTCCGTCAAGTAGTTCTTCAGTTCGTGCTCACTGAGCAACTTCCGCAATGGTCCCAGTGCGATATCCACGGCAGTAGCAGTAGCTTCTGGCCCAAACTTGTCGAGCAACACTTTCACCAGCAATAGCGGATTCGGCACCTCGGTCTTGGTGCCTCGCTCCGAGAATTCCACCTCACCCTCGGCACACGTGAAGATGGCCGGTTTCTTGTCGTCCATCGTCTCGTTGGCCACGGTCTGTAACTGCTTCCGGATATCGTCCATCCGTTTGACCATGTCCTTGACTTCGAAATAGGTGTATTTCCGGTATAGCTCGATGTATTCCATCGTCATCGCCTCGACATTTGAGGTCGGGGTCTGAACCAGCACCTTCTGCGGTTCCGCCACCGGCTCGATGACTGGAGAGACTTCCAGCTTCGATATGATCTTCAACGCCATGGTTAGTAGCCTTTGGGGTGATACGACTCGGCAAACGGTAAACTATTGCGAAGTGCTTTGTAGTCCTCATCGACCATAATCTGCTGCATCCCCCACACAGCACGCTTCTGACCTTCAGCCGCACTCATCTTACACGCATCGAAGAACGCACATCCATACGGGGCTTCGGCATGGATGCGGCACTTGCCCTCATCACTCAGGAACACACAGGCTTTCTTGTGCTTATCGAACTTAGGCGTGATAGTGCCAATACGAAACTGTATCCCGGTCTTAGCACTCTGCACGAGCGCCCCCGGTGACGCCCAGAAGAACTGTTTCACTTCCTCGATGGTCTGCTTCAGGTAGTCGGCAATCTTCTCCATCTGCCCCGGCAAGAGGTGGCCGGGTTGGACATGGCAACACTTCTGACACTGAGGACAATCACAGATCGTTCTGGAAAACATGCCACTCCTTGGTGTCGCTACGGTATCATCCAGTCAGTCGTTTGTCAAGCGGTGCTACGGGTTGCAACGTCTGTGAATCAACCGTCACCGTATACAACCGCAAACACTTGAAACACGTCGTGGTCATGGTGGTCGTGCCGTTTGGGTTCAGCTTCCCCTTCGCCACAATCACCAACCCACACGTCGGACAGGTCATGATCATATCTACCTCTTTTTCACCCGTGTCTACGTCATCCACGGTAGTTTCCTCAGTCTCCATACCTTTCCACTACGTTTACCGCCTTGTGTCTTAGTTGATTTCCCGAATCGCCACTCACCCGTGTCTTCCCACACCTTGAGTCCGTGACTCTTTTCTCGCCACACTGCACTAATCCAGTGTTCTGCGGTATCAGGACCGGGAGTAAATGTTCCTTCCGCAATCATATAGGCTACCACTTCACGAGATGTCACCGTGCCATGTAGTCCTGCCAGTAGTCGGGCGACGGTCTTCGCTCTCGCAACCTCTTTCCAATAAATCGCCTCCAGCATGGCCAACGTCTCGGCCACAGTCTTCGGCTTGCCCTTGTGCAACGCCTTCTGGGCGGCTGGAGTGATTACGAGCGTGCCCTTCGTAGGCTTCGGCTTGAACTTCACACCCATTGGAGTTTCAGGTTCTCGTTGTCATCTTTCGTGACACCCGGTGCGGGATCGGTTTGATGAAACGTCATGTTCAAGAAGTCCCACGCAATCTGGAACTGCCCAACCTCTCCATTCCGTCCCTTCATGACTTGCACCTTCCGGTGCTTCATCGTCTCGACCGATTCTTCTTGGAAGAGTGACAAGGCAATGCTACTAATTTGCCCGATGGCATCTGAATAGCCGATATCTTCCAAGTCTCCGTGGTCGCCGCCACCCTTCTTCTGCTTCTTACTCGCTTCACGGTTGAACTGCCACGAGCAGAAGGCCATCATCTCCTGATCGGTGCAGAATCGCTTGATGAGTTCCACGTTCTCTGCGGCACGACTGAATCGATCTAGTCGGATGTTGCGGTGGCGTAGGAGGTAGGCCCCATCAATGAAAACGACTCGACACTCCAGCATCGCCGCTAACTCAAACAGGTCTTCCGCATTGGTGGCCAGATTTCCATCCACCACATACATCTTGGCCTTCTCACTCACCATCGCCTGCAATCCCTTGTAGAACTTCGCCATGGTCTGGGTGCTGTAGCCCCCCATCTTCAATTGGTTGATGTTCTGCTTGGTGTAGAGCGCCGTGATTCGCTGCGCGATGGGCAGCGTCATCATCTCCATGCTCACGTAGAGAATGTTCAACTGCTGCACCATCCAGTTGTGGAGAGCCGTCCAGAGGGTCAACCACGTCTTGCCTACGGCTGGTCGCCCCACGAAGCTGATCACGTCCCCCGGCATCACCCCACCGCTTTGCAGGTCCATATAGGGCCACCCAAAGGCCCCGACATGCTCGACGGTGTTGGCTTGGTAGTACGCCTTCAGAACAAGTGGTCCTGCTTCTTTTCCTACATCCAGTATGCGGCTGCGATACTTCTGTTCGGTAATCTCTCGGATGCCATGTCGCAAGGTTTCAACAGCCAGTAGATGGTTGTTCTGGTCGTCCTTCAGAATCTCTTGCGACTTCAGTTGGGTTTTATTGAGCGTATCGTAGTAAAACTGATTCTCCAGCAACGCGATGTAGTAACTCGATGGTTCGACCGTCTCCACAGCTCCCACATCCGGGAACTGCGCTTGCAGTGTCTCGACATGGGGCAGGACATGGTGTTGCTTCAGATGGTCTTGGGTCCATGCGAACAGCGGCTGCTCGTAGGGCTTAAAAAGGGCGGGTGACAGCTTGGCCTTCTGCCACCCGATGTGGTTCTGTTCTTCGCACAATTTTTTGACAACTTTGGTTCCGAGTGCGTAGGCCAAATGAACCTACTTTCCTACAGGAGTTGTTAAGGTGCGTTCAACACTCCAGCCTAGACGTAAACGGTGGGTCAAGATATCTCTACGCACACCAATTTCGTCTGCCCATTCTGGTAAAGACTGCATCTTTCCCCCGAATTCCAAAATTTTTGTGGTCCGTTTGTTACGTTGTTGTTGAGAATTAGTCGCCCATCGACAATTTCCCGGTTCATAACCCTTTTCATTGTCAATGCGGTCTAACGTGGCACCCGCTGGTCTCTCACCCATGTCAGCCAGAAAATTAGCGAACACCATCCACCGTTCACAAATGCCCAACTTGGAATACAAGGCAAATATCACCTGTTTCCTTGGTGAAGAATGTAGTGGTGGCTTCCACAAACATCGTGCTCTCATTGCCTGCCATGATCGATGTGTGTAAGTGCGCGTCATTCCATGTTTCAGCGCATTTTTATTCCCCAAATTCATTACTTTTCCACCAGCGTGAACCGGCTGAGAAAATCCGCGAACGGAGCGCCATACATTGACGTCAATCCCTTCACGTCCTCCACATACACCACGGTTGGCTTGTTCTTGATGGCTCGTTCCAGCAACAGGTCGTACATCACCTGAATCCGCCACGGCGGGACGTTCTTGCTCATCGCCAGCATGTAAAGGTTCGGGATGAGCAACACGGTGGGTGCCGGGGCCGTCCCACCATTCATCATGCTCTCAATCAACGTGTTCAACGGAATCACCCGTGCATCGACGTAGTTCCGCACCAATGCCGCCGCAATCGACTGGCAGCGTGTATCCGGCTTGGTCACCCCATGCAGCACCAGACCGGGGCACCCGTGTGCCTTGTAGGCCCAGAACTTGGTGATCCAATCGACCTCGATAGGTCCACAATACTTCTTGGCGGATTCATACATGAAATGGCCCTGAATCCCCGCCGTGGTACACACCTGTTCGAAGTCGGCAATAATCCGATCATGCTCCTTCGCGTCTAGCATTCCGAGGGTCACGTTTGGCTCCTTCACGGAGATTTCAGTCCGTCCAGCATTTCCTCCAACTCCTTCAGAGAAATTGCATGGACTTCCACTTTCTCCGCGACCGGTGCAATTGATTGCACGGGTAGTTCCGCCACGACCGGTGGCTTCTCAACAGGGTGAAGCAAATTCATTGCCACCGCATGGTACTTCAACAAAAATCCAATATGGGGGCTCTCAGCCCCTACCGTCCCCGCCGAAATGGCTGCGTGCGTGCTGAATTTCAACCAGTGCTCCACCGCATACGCAATCACGGGTTTCGTCTCGATCCCCAAATACTTGGACAACTGCTTCAATTGTCCGCGCTCCTTCCCAGTCAGGGGACGCTGATACTCATTGGAGACGAGGGCACACCGGGACTTCCAGTACGCCTCCAAACTCCCTTCTACTCCACCACCCTTATGGTTCTTCAATACTTCTGTGGCTTTCATTAACCACCCCGTATTCTCCTTATTCCCTTCCTTCTCTTTATTCTCCTTATTCCCTTCTTCTATACCCCCGTGCTCTATTGATACTAACTCTCCTGCTCTGGCGATGCTTGCATCGCCAATACATTGATCACTTTCTTTCTTTAATACTTCTTTACTGTGATCAATGTATTTAATGAATCGATTTGGTTGTTCCCTTTGGGAACAATGGGATGGTCCCATCCTCACGTGGGTCATAGTTAGGCCCTCGTGTTTCATAATTTTGACGATAATCAGATTCTTCTTCTCCAGCACCCGGATGCACCGGTTGTATTGCTTGAGCGTCAAGCCCGTTTCGGCCATCCATTGCACGCGAGTCTTGGCGATCCAGTATACGTTAGGCTGGGCCGACACTTCGATAATCCGAGACAGCAGTGCCCACGCCACAATATCCCCGGCCACCTTCATACCTTCAAGCTGGGTCATTATTCCTCACAGGACGTGGGTAATAGGTCTTCCCCATGATGGACAGGGTTCGTCGCCAGTTCTTCTCGTCAAAACAATCTTCGCCGCACACACCCGCCGTGAACTTCTGCCACCGGGCGGTGACAGAGGCTTCGTAGTCCACACCGCAGATGCAACACTTCAACGGCATCTTGGAGAACATCAAAACTTCCTCCGGCCACTCTCGGGTCGTCCACCGCTCACCGTGAAGACACTCTTACGGCCCTTCTTTTTCATTACCAGACACTTGGACTTGTGGTGAATATACGTGGCGGGTGGATATGACACACTGCCACAGAATCGGCATCGTCTTGGTTTGACCAGAACCATAAGACTCCAGAAAAATGCACCGAATCTCGACCGTTCGGTGCCAGACGGTACTTACCGTGAGTGGATGGGCCGTACTTACCCAGCGACTCACGCCGAGATGGAGAGTGGGGAATAGGGCGTTGACCTATGACCTCCGGATGTTTTCATAGCGTTCGGTTCATGACCCTACTTGCTGTTACTTCGATCCGGTGCTCTACTCTGAGCTATCCCCACATAACTACGCGGCGGTGGACACCCGCTTGTGCAGGTAATCGAACGCCCTGATCAATGGCTTCGCCGCCACCGTCTTGAACCGGTCGATGAGTCGTGTCATCCGTGACTTCGGCTTCCCATCGATTTCCAACTGGCCCAGCACCCGCTCCAACGCACGGGGACTGCAATGGCACCGCTCATACCACTCCCGAGACAGGAAGTCCTGACCTCCCAGATCCGTCAGTTCCTGCCGCGTCTTGTTCCAGAACGCCATCGTCGGGTAGAACTTGACGTTATACCAGTCACTGTTCAACTGGCGTACCGCCACGATGCCCGTCTCGCTCTTGACAGACGCCACAAGGTAGGTCCGACTGGTGGACAGGCCATCCATGACCCTCAGCAACTCGACACCCTTGGTGGGCGCGTGCTGCCACTGGGACCGGGTCACCACCGGTAGGTCGAGCCTGACACGGTGCCCGTTTACCCTCGGGGCCACCTTGTCCAGTTCGGCATCCTCGGCCTCATCCACCGCTTCGTCTACCGTCTCGTTCACGTCCTGATCAGACACGTCGTCCAGCGTCTTCGCCGCCTTCTTGACCTTGCCCTTGATGGACGCCCTGACCAGCGGAGCCAGACCCTTGGCTAGCTCCTTGGCCTTCCGCTCAGTCAGTCCCAGCTTCAGAAGACGGGCTTCCAGCTTGCCAGTCACCGTGCCTGAGACCGTCTGTCGAGCCGCCGTAGGTGCCAAACCCTTGGCCAACTCTTTTGCTTTTCGCTGGGAAACACCGAGCTTCCCGAGCTTCGCTAGCAGCCTATCTGCCAGCGATAGTTTCTGTGCCATCACTCCCCCTCTCCTAGTAAACAACCCAACTCGATGATGACTCGGTTGAGTTGGTTGATTTCTTTCTCCAACTCAGCCAGTTCTTTCTGCTTCTGGGCCAGACGTTCTTTCGCGGCTGCGTAATCCAAACGCGCCGTGTCTAACGCCAGCTTGTAAAAAGACTCGCCCTTCTCAATCATGGTGTGATTACAGGACAATCGCACGAAACTGGTCATCCCTGCGATATCCTGTTCCTTCCCACAATACTTGCAATGCGCTACTGCTTTCTCAGCCGTTGCTGTTGCCATAGGTTAGTTCAGCCAGTCCTTTTCTTTCGCGTCGTCGTCATCTTCGTCCGGATCTTCCTTGTCCGGATCTTCCTCGTCCTCTTCAGGCTTCTGCGCCTGTGAGTTTGCGAACGCTTGCTGTTCCGGAGCACTCAAGTTCGGAAATTCAATCACCGATTTGACGGCATCTTCCGGGGTGGATTCTCCACACACCATCAGGCGAAGCACACTCTGAAGATCCGGGGCGACCAGAACAAATCCTTCGGCCTGCACGGTCTCCACGATCCACGCTTCCACCAACGCCCATACGTTGAGCTTCTCCGCGAACTTCTCCACTTCCTGTGGCCGCACGGGCGGCTGGAAGACAGGGATGGCGATCTTGTTGAGCCGGTAGCCCTTGAACAGTTCCGCTCCGGTCGTCTTCGTGGCCCGGATCAAGAACTTGGCCGACTCCCGATAAGTCAGATGCTTGTAATTCTTCGGGTTGGCACCTGCGCCATGGACCACGAATCGGATAATCAGACACCCCACACCTTTCGGGTGGATTGCGTAGTCCGCACTGATGCCCAAGAATTCGTCCGGTGGCGACACACCTTCGGCTGTGACACCCCCGCCACGGGTAGCGATGTCCAGATATTCGTTGCGACTTCCGACGTAACGTAACAGTTCACTCATCGTTTCACTCCATTGACTGGGCTAATTTGCCCGGTCAGTAGAATAGCACTGGGCATTTCGTTTGTCAAGTGGTCATTGCCGGTTGATTCCCATCTCCGTCAAGGCCACCGCAAGATTGTGCTCCAGCGTCTCTATGCGGTTCGGGTCATACCGGACAATTCGATCTGCCACCGCTGCCAACTTCGGCGGCACATCCATGCCATAGGGCACCGGAATGACAATCGTCTTCCCGGTCAACACACAGTGCCCCAACTCAATCAGAAATTGAATGCGTGCCTCGTCTACGGGATGATTACCGACGATGCCCACGTAGACATGTGACGCATCGAGACTCCGCAACGCTTTCTTGGTTGCTGCAATCAATTCGTCAGGCATTTTCATGGTCATTTCTCCGGGTCCAACCACCCACTCTTTTTCACAAGCTCGTAGACCAGCACCCGCACTTCGGCGTGAGCATACGTGCCCTTGTCACCCTTGTCCAGCAAATCCCGGATCACCTTCTGTCTCTTGATCGGTAGCGGCGACTGCACCACCGATTCGTAGACTTTTGCGGCAAACTGCTTCGCCGCCGACAAGGAGAGCTTTTCGAGATGGAGCACCTTATCCAGCCGCTCCGCTCGATACAACTCCTTCGGGATGACCTCCAGATTGTTGGTCGTCATGATGGTCAGGACTCTGGACCGATGCTCCTGCAACCACCAGAGCATCTGACTCAGGATACGCTGAGTCGTGCCTTCGTCGCCCTGCGTGTTGAACAACTTCTCGGCTTCGTCCAGCAACCAGACACACGGCGCGTTCTGCTCGATGACGTTCAGGTTTCTGGCGATGCGGCTCTCGGATTCTCCGAGATACCGGTTCAGGCTGGTCGAGACATCCAGACGGAACAAGGGCACGTCCCAGTGCTTCGCCAGCACCCGTGCCGCCATGCTCTTACCCGTGCCTGCCTCCCCGGCCAGCAACAGGCCACGGGGCTGCAACACCTGTGGCGTGTTCACATCAAGGAAGTATGGATCATTCAGGTTCAACCACTCCTGTAGGGCGGCTGGCCACTCGTAGAAGTCGTAGTCCGTGTCAAGCTGGGTCAGACCGGGGGTCTCCCCACCCATCATCTGCCGGGTCTTCCGGACCTCTTGCGGTGCAATTGACTGCACTCGGGCCATCGTCAACTGCACGACCTCTTGAGCCGTTTTCAGCGACAAACCCTTCAATTGCTGAGCAATAACAGGGATCTGATCCTTTTCCACGAACTGGGCCAGATAATCCATATGGAACACGGACGGGACCAGCAACGTGCCGGTGTCATACACCAGTGACGACGACTTGTCTGGGTTGATGACAACCGCTGACGCGGTGGCCGCACAGAGCTTCCGATACATGTCCACGGTCACCTGTGTCATATCTTCCGTGAACCATAGATACATGTCCCCAATCGGGGCATTTTTGGCGGTGGGCAACGGCATGAATGCCTTACCACTCATAAATTGGAGCACCGTCTTCACATTCACCGGATCATCCGTGTGGATGCCGATAAACGGCAGATGCGCTTTGAATGCCACGTCGAATGTCAACACGTCAGTTCACCGACTCCTTCGGCCACGTATAGCCTTCTCCAAACTTCCACTCCGCATAAATGCAATCGTCGCTCCCTGTAATGATGACGCGCACCGTCGAACCAATTCGTGCGCCGACTGACCGTGTGTAGTGGCCAAATGCCTTGGCCGCTTCCTCGACGGGCACAAATCGACAGACGTATTCATACGATCCGTCCATGAAAAACTGACAGACGTTATACAGCGTAGGTAGCGGTTCGTCTTCCATCACACTCCATTGCGGCTTGTAGCGTAGCACCAGACCTATCCCGTTGTCAAATTAAGTTTTGAGCCTAATTTGACAAACGGTTGGCGTTGTGATATGATCTATGAAGCTCAAGGAGTGAGCATAGCCTAAAGGAGTCTAAATGGCACTAAAGTTTGTTCGCCGTAAGAACATCGTGAAGGCGAAGCGCAAGATCATTGTCGAGCACTACGAGGCCATCGACCAGTTCGGTGAACTACCTGAACGCAAGCGTGACGCGGAGAAGGCCGCATTCAAGCATGGTCACGACCTCGCAGGCTGGCACGAACGTCCCAACGATCCGGCTGGACGCTGGAACAACTTCTGTCTGGCCTGTAACCAAGCCGTCGTCGTCTGCACAGAAGCCCCGGAAGGCTTCCCTCAGATTTATGGCCCCGCCTACACAAAGGAGTGCGCGGCCATCGAGCAAGCGTTAGAAGAGTAATTCCCCGCGCTCAAAGAGGTACCGCTCGGCCCGTCTCTTTTCCCAGAGACGGGTCTGTACCTTTCCGTCCGCATAGCAGAACACATGAAATTCAGCCGATGCGATCTGGAACATCCCCTTGTTGATAGCCGACACCAGAAAACTCTTTTCAAACCGTACCGGAGCCGCAGCCAACCCGGCCACCACATCGGACACCAGACACAGTAGGGCTTCCCGCTGGTGGGCCTGTAGGGGCCTCACGATGACCTGAGAGACGACCTTCTCGGCCCTGAATAGCTGACGTGCCAGCACCACGTCCGACCGCTCTGAGGGCGGGTAGAAGTACCGGGTCAAGGCGACACAGTGGGCCGGAGGCACATACGTTTCGGCAATCGCCTGTGGCTGCAACATGGGTACGCACTCCTTTGCAATTGATTGCACTACTCGATCCAGATACCAGATGCCATCCCATCCCCCATCCACGGGCCTATCAGGTCACTCGGGTCAGGAGGCAGTCTCAACAACACTTCAACCGCAACTTGCGAAAGTCTGGCTTCAGCGATGGGGAAATTCAATACTTCCACCGCCAGTTGTGACACACGAGCTACAACGGGTGGAACGGTAATGATTTCTACCGTCGCCTGTGTAATCCACACCTGAGCCACGGCACCACGAAGTATCTCCACCGCGTATTGCGAGATACGTGCATTTGAAGTCGGTTGACTCAGCAGTTCGATGGCGTCTTGTGTAACTCGTACTTCGGGTAACGCAGGCTGGCTGAGAACTTCGACCGCATCTTGCGTAACTCGCGTCTCGACAGGTCCAGCGGTGCCTGCCGCTGGAATCGAGATGGCGGAATACAACCACGGGGTTGAAATCGACAGACCATACGACATCGTGACCGATGCCGCACCGTCTTCTTTACTACCTGCGGTGTAATGGTTATTACCTGTGAGAGACTGCGCCCAGTCCGCTGTCTGGCCTGCGCCGGGAGTAAAGACTTGGCTGTTGGCGTTCTGACTGAGGAAGTCGAGTACCAAATCGCCTACAGCACTGGCGAGGGTCACGGATGGAGCCGTCGAGGTTGCTGCCGCTGAGGTTAGGTTCTTCGCATAGAGGTCAAGATCCCCACCCGACACGTTGCGTGCGGAAATAGACAACCAATCCGAGCCAGACAGCAACGTAACAACAACATTCGCCGTTCCTGCCGGGGGATTATGGAGAAACCACCACTCCTGTGAAAACGAACTGCCCGTCACCCGCCCAATACGTTCTAAGGGCATGCCTGCATACGTGATCGTGCCGTATGACTCAGCCGGATCAGAAATCGACGCACACACGTACAACGGATCACCCGTTGACGTATGCGCCATCGTCAACGTCGATTCGCTGTTCCCGGTGTTGAGATGTGAGACGGTTCCAACTACAGCAGGCGGCATTAGCTCACTCGCTTATATCCAAACTCAGCCGCATTGAAATCAGCTTCAATCCATTGCGCGGCAGTTCCCGGATTCGTCGGCTGAACCTGCGTGAGAGGAGCATAGGTCATACTGGGTGACAACGCGGTTCCGGGGTAATCTGTGGTGCTATGGCGAATGACGGGGGCCACCGTACATACTCCAGCATCGGCCTTTTTCATGTTCAATACATGTTGCACACCGTATATAGCGGCACCGGGAATTGGGGCATCCTGCACCACAAACGTGTCGATAGCATCCAATGTAGATGTGGCGTTGTAATCCGTATCACCATTGTCCAGAGCTTCATCCACCATCAGGGCATTATCAGACCCAGACAGCGGCGTCCATCCAATGGTCGTACCTTCAGCAGTCGGCACTCGCACGTCTACTCGGCAATCTCCCAAGAACGTGTTCCACGGAGCACTCCCAGCCCCATCGCAGACATACACATCATCGAAATCCCAATTCATTGATACAGAGACGTTAGACTCACACCGTCCTAAGACGAACCCAGACCATGCTGCCGCCAGACCCGTATTCAACCCTGTGGCTGGGGCGCTGAGCGCGACTCCATCTCTGATGACATCTATCGTCCCCACCGTGGGGGACAATGTGATCTTGAATTCCAGAAATTGGAACACGTTCATCCCGAGACTACCCGTCGAAGTCCACACCAGTGTGCCATCAGCCCGGTAATATCGAATCTGTCCCGTCCCATTGACGAGGGTGAAAGCTCCTTGGACAAGGTTCCCGTTCATAATGAACAGGAGACACGCACACCCGTTTCCACCGGATTGACCTCGGTCCCACACGCCAATCGTGCCAGCACTGGCCGACCCTGCGGTAGCAAACGAATTCGTTTGAAACCCAAACCCCACAATGGCAATGGGAGAGGTAGGACTCACAACTTTCAACGTCGGCTTGCTAGAAGCATTAGCACTCGTTGTGGCATGCCGTATGCCTTGACTGCTATGACGCCCAAATGCCCCTATTGTCGTAGTTCCAGACCCCTGCGTGCCAAGATTGGTCCATTTCTTGACGATATCCGCCGTGACGTAATGATCAAACGAATCCATCCACAACAGGGCCATAACAACTCCTATGCCATTCGGGTGAAACCGAATTCAGCCGCGTTGAAATCCGCTTCGGTCCACGCTAAATCCGTCCCCGGATTCGTTTGAAATATCGCATAACTGATCCCGTAAGATGTGCCGGGACTGGGAACCGCAATCGGGTAGTTCATCCCGGCATGACGAACGACGGGGGCTAAGTTCGCCAACCCCGCACTTTCTTTTCGAACAAACAAGCATATCTGCACTCCCGCAGGCGCGGCACCAACCACGGGAGTATCCGAGACGGGGTAGGTGTCCGTGTGCCCAGCGGTCACCGAGGTCACGTAGGACGTGTCACCATCGGCCACCGCTTCGTTCACCATCGCAGCATTGTTCGTGCCCGTCAGCGGGGTCCAGTCAGACGACGCACCCTCTGCGGTGGGGAACACCGCATCCACTCGGCAATCTCCTAAGAGGTCATTCCACGGGGCGGCTCCAGAGCCGTCACTCATGTAGAAGTCATCAATGTGCCATTCATTCAGGCCACCGGCCACATTGCGTTGCTTCAAGTACACCCCGGTCCACGTCGCACTCGCGCCAACTTGAGTGGTAACACCCGGCACATTGAGGATTTCACTCCCGTTGAACCTGACGATGACTGATCCCGCCAACGCAGCCGCGATTACCACCTTCACTTCGATGTAGGTGTACACGTTCTGCGTCACACCCACGAGCGATGTTTCCAACACGGTAGACCCATACATCGCTGACACCGTACCATCGGCATTCAATCGTAACCAGACGTGGGTCACCCCAAAATTCTGGATAGACGCTAACACCGTACTTGAACTTTCACTGTTCGACTGATTCACGGAATCTGACAGCGGTGTTACGCATTTGAAGGCGTATCCGACAATCGCCGTATTACCAGACGACACCAATTGTTTTTCTAAGAGGTGACCATTTCCAACAAACACCGTGCCAGACGACCGATACTTAAATCCATTCGTGCTTCGTCGCCCAAATGCCCCCACAGCAGAAGTGTCTGTTTTGTCCCCTCCACCAAACGCCCATTTGGACGTCAACGCTGCAAAGTCGTAATGATCCCAACTATCCATGAACAACAAAGCCATAACTACTCCTCGGGCGGACTTGGTTCTGTCGGTATCTCAGGAAATTCAGGTAGCTCAGGAGGACTCACGGTAAAGAGCACCGGTAACGTCTCTCGGATGCGGAGATACAACGTCGCACGGTTGATAACTCCAACCGAGGCCACCTTGAACTGAAGCACCGACCACTTCGTGACGTGAACATCCCACGTCTCTACCCCAGCTTCGTCTCGTGCAGCGGATTGAGCACTCACCAACGCCACAGGGGCTGACGCTGAAATCTTGTCGGCTACAGGGTCTGGGATGGTTGGAACAAACGGAGGGTCCACAGATGCGGCCACTGAGACTTCCACCTCGATGCTTCCCGCCACATCTGAGATGATGCTCCACCCGATAATGTCCCCTTCGAAGTCAATCTGAATGGCACCCTTGACACCCACGGTGCCGTCCACCGTGCAGCCAACCTTCCGGATGGCTCCTTCTAGTGCGATGCCTGCTTCGTAGACTAATCTAAGTGCTTCATCGGCATTGACCTTGGCTTCCGCCGCTAGTTCTTCAGCGGATTCCAAACGGTCATCGAGCGTCCGGAAAATCTTTTCTCCACTCTCTGGGGATTCCACCTCACCTAACGTCAAACTCTCTCGTGCCGCTGTAGATTCTGCGGCATCAAAAAGAACCTGAGCAATACGGATGGGTAATCCTTCGAATGACCCACCGGCATACTCCACCGAGTAGGCGGCTCCTGAACCAAACACACTACTGAATGTCGGAAGCCCTGTTGACGAGATCGTAATGTAATAGGTGCCCGGTGTTTGACCCGAAAAATTCAACGTCGTGAGCGTTGTCTTTTGAACCGGGGTAAAAGTTGTCGCTAGATACATCGCACCGGGAGCCACGTTCACCGTGGAACTTCCCTGCGTGGGCCAGTAACTATCGGGACCAATCAACGTGTCGGCATTGTTGAACAGCGCGTTCCAGAACGTGCCGACCGTAATCTCGTTGACGCCTCCGGCTGCACCGGCTTGCCCTTGCAACGCATCAATAGCGGCTTTGATGGCCGACACATTGGCGTTCAACTTCGCAATGTAATCGGTGTCTCCGCTGGCGAATGTCCGTAACGTAATAGCCATGCTGGCTCCTACACAATTCGAACTAACACGCCACCTTCAAAAATCGCACTGGCTCCGAAAGGTAGCGATCCGAAGGGATGGACTTCAGGTTCTGTCTCACCCAACTCTGCCAGCGTCAATAAGCGCGTATCGATGGAAATATCAATGACTGGACCGATGAGCATCGTCCCAAGATCCACCGGGTACATGATGTAGGTGCCCGGTCGCTCTTGTGAAAATCCGGTGATTTGCCAGTTTCCACTGGCACTCCGCTCAACTACAACAGCGGCCCCAATATCGGCATACAGTAAATCAGCATTATTACGCGCAATCTGCACATTGCGAAGCGTCGTATCGATGTGACCGGGTAACGAGTCATCAAGTTGCCAATCCTCGGGGCGTTGCCCCGGTATGCCCGTGATGAGGTCATCTTCCGGATCTTCGTCCTCTTGGTCATCTTTGGTGTTCAGATACTGCTTAATTCTTCCCGTAGGATCTCGTTCACTAATCTGAACATCGCAGGCCCAAATGTCCGTCATGCCATCAGAGATGAGTCGCGTCGGGCGCGTCATCGTAATACCAAACAGCTTTCGGACGTGCCGTTTGACTTCGGCTGATGCAAGGTCTGTGTATACCGGCATAACTACCTCGGTGTCCCCGTATCGGGCCACGTCACCGGGTACGCCAAACTCGTACGCTCCTGAATGTTGTTAGGACCGTATCGAGCCACGCCACTCACCATGAAGCCATACACCTCACCCGGCTGCACCGTGAAATCCTTCAGCGGCTTCGCAATGGCCCCCGTCTCCATCAGGTTCTCGCGGAATTTAGTCTTCTGGTTCTTCAGCATCCACTCCCACGTTCCGGCATACCATTGGCCGTCACGATAGACGAAGATCCACGCATTACCTGCCCCACCATCCGGATTCAGCGGCCAGTTCGACGTGCCTTGTTGCTCCAACGTGATAGAACCTTCACGTGGGAAATGCACTTCCAACGGATAGGTTTCAGGCCACCCGGAGATATCGTGGTCAATCCAGTGGACCTGACTCAGACTGGTCAACGGTTCCGTGGGTGGATTCGGTCTGTGACCAATGCCCTTATTACCGGGGGCAGGCGTGCCACCCGGTCCCGGAGCCGGTTCACTTCCGCCACCACCGGGGGCCGGAGTCGCAATCTCTGGTGGGTTAATCGTCGCCCCAATGAATCCCGTACCGGGGATCACTTGCGTAACCGGAATCAGGAATCCCTGCACATCTAAGACGGCTTGACTACCACGTTCCAATGACCGAGAGAAGTCCTCGACATACAACTGGCTGCCATCATCGAACTGAAGAATATCCCCAAATTCAATCCGAGGGTCATCCACAATCGTGGCCGACCATTTATTCGCGGCTCGTGCCTGATAGATCAACTCTCGAATCGCCGTGGTCTTGGCATGTTCCTCATTCACCATGAAATCGGATTCGATATCTACGACGTTATCGACCCAGATGGGCACCGAACTATCGAAGGCTTCCGACACGTTCCGTGCATGCACCCAGTCATAGGGTGTACCCCAAATTTCATAGGTGCCGGTGCCAATGGTCATGGTCATCATCGCCCAAGCCCCAACCAGTACGGCTTCCAGCTTTGACCCAATCGCAGAGGGTTCAGTCATTAGATGCGTAGGAGTAATAACACCTGTCACTGGACCAAAAACAGGAGTTTCTAATGCTCCTTCTTCCGGAAGATTAATCATGCCTACCACATTATCTTTTTTACTGCCGATGATTTTAATCATCGCAATAAACGTCGCCAACGCAGGAATAAATTGCCAATTTATAAGCGACAACTTACCTTTGTTTTCTTCCTGTTGAATCCAGTTCTCTTCTACGAAATCAAATTTAAGCCATACCCTTGCAAACTCATTGACACTGTAACTCGTCTCTCGATTGAGATAGGTGTTCTCAGCCCGTTGCGTGTGGTCGTCCGAAAACCACACGGTTCTTTTCCAGTAGGGAATAAACCATCCCATCGTGATGGTCTCAGGCTTACCCAACAGTCGCCCCTGTCTCTTTTCTTTCTTCAGGGTGGGGTTCAACCAGAGCACACGCACACGAGATTTCGGGGGTCGTTGACGCTGCCCACCAACCTTGATCAACCGCTCATCGGCTAGCACCACATCAGGCCGACGCCCTTGCAAATTTCGGTCAGCACCTCTGAGTCGTCCCTGACCATCCATGAATGGCGTCCACCCCAGTGCCGTAAACACCGACGACACCATATCCCACGCATTCATGTCGGCTAACTGCGTGTTGGTGTGCGCCGTGGTGTACGAACTTCGGGGCAGGACAATTTCATCGCCCTTCATCTCCGCAGAACGTGCGACTCGCTGAGCGATGTAGGTCAATTCCGTCAACTGTGGAAACAGCGGCGTCAGCCGATTCGTGTTTCGCCAGATATCTTGCTGGTCCCTACTTTTTGCAGTCAATTGCATCGAGCGTTCGCCACGACTCAACGTGTAACCATGCAAAGAGTCCACGATTCCCAGCCAAACTGGCTTCCATACACCTTTCTGCTGTAACTGAATCTCCAGTATCTGATTCGGGGCTGGTTGAGCCGTCCCAAACAGTTCACGGCGAAACTTGAGCGTGACCGTGACGTCAAAAGCCGTCTGCGTTCCTTGCGTCACAAACTCCGACAGGTCCACGGAGTCATCAGACCCCGGATCAAGACCTCGCCGCACCTCCCAGATGGAAGCGGTCGGGTGTAGGATCACCCTAACGTCACGCTTGCTATCCATCTGACACGGTTGCCAGCGATAATCCATTACAGTCGTCCCACCAGTCGAAGTTGTAACACCACAGGAGCCGTCACCCAACCATCAGGTCCACGGAGGTCACGGTAGTTCACCACATCATCGAGCACAATGTTCTGTCCTCCGGCAGTCAATCCGATCAGAAGCACCTTGAATGAGACCCGTGTGATATAGGTCGGATACCATTCCACATAGGCTTCTTCAGGGTCAGGCTGGGTGGTCCAGAAAGACAATAGCATGCGAAGCTGCTCGATGGGCATCGAGATTCCACCCTCGCCTTTCCATCGTTCTTCCACCACCACATCACGCAAATTACCGGGCCAGAGCACGTTGGCCGCACCAGTCAGCGTCCGACTCGACGCCCAGACCGGGGGCACAATCGCATCCGCATCGATGTTCACCCACTCATCAGGTTTGACTTCATACTCATACATCCCCAACGATGGATGTACGAGACGCCCTTTACCTGTCTCCACTGGAAACGTCGGGAACACTTCATCTGGTGCCACCAACAATTCCTCGGATAACCCGGCCACACCAAATTCTCCCATGCTCGTCATCAACATCGAGCCACTCGGCACGATAGGAATTCTTTGACGTGGACTTAAAATTCCGGGGCCTCCCACACTAATACTAGAGGGGGGTGGTAACCCCGGTACGAAAGGTAACGGTGAACTGGCGACCACTATACGTGGTGCCGCCAAATCAACGTCGAGAACGACAATATCTTCAGGACGTTCTCCAGCCGTGAGCGAATACACGACACGAATGACGTTCGGGGCATACAGCATCAGGTCGGGCTGAAAGGCATTGCCTTGCGCCACGATATACCCCTCTGCTGAGGCCACGGGATGCAACACCGTGTCATTACCTACGTTGTAAAGACACCACCATCCGTTCGGCGTCTCCAACATGCGGAGCCAGTAAATCGGAGTGGCTCTCGGATTCGGCCTCGGAACAAGGTCCGTCACCTTTGGGAAACCACCTTCAATCCACGAGGCTTTCCGTGAGCCTAGCAAATGAATGGAGGACGCATCCCCACCGGTCAGCAGCCACACCGCTCCGGTCATTTCATGAACGTCCCAATTACCAATGCCCTGATAGCTTCTCTTGATAGCAATCGATCCGTCTGAACCCACGCTCGTTACCGACAGACCCGCCTTCGGCAACAACTTACCCGTTGAACTAAACACACCATAGGCAGGATTACCACCAAGCCACGCAGCCCACACGCCTGATTTTGCACTCAGGTCGTTAGCTCCCTTGTCCGAGATTAGGACTTCTGAACTAAGGCGCACGTTATACGACCAAATACCACAGACCCCACCGGGGCAATTTTGGGCGATCACCGTGTCATCATCGAGCCAGTGAGCACCACCACCCGTGGGCCAGATTACCGTGCCTATTCCAGTCACCGATCCCCACGACACACCAACACTGCCGATACCTGCACACCATTCACCGTACTTGTTCAGGTAGGGCATTACACAATCTCCACGATCTTCATCGACAACGTCACGGGGTCCGTCACCCAGCCAATCGGATTACCGTCTTCATCTTTGTAGTTGATCACGTCATCGAACGTCATGCCCTGACCACCCACTGTCAGATTCACCGGCAGAACTTTCCATGCTCGGTCAGTCACGTAATTCGGACGCCACTGCACGTAGCCCACGTCAGGGTCCAGTGGCATCGTCCAGATGGCAATCAGCATCCGTAACTGCGTGATGGGCATCGCCAACCCACCTAGCGACTTCCACCGTTCCTCAACGACCACGTCTTTTAGCAGCCCCTGCCACAACGTGTTTGCCGTACTGACTAAGCCCTGAGACGACGCCCACAGTGGCGGAATGATAATGTCCTCATCCAGATTTACCCACTCATCCGGCTTCGCTTCGTAATCAAACGACCCTAGAATGGGATGCACGATACGCCCGTTCCCACGGGTCAAATAGATGGCTGGTTTCACGTGCATCGAGAACGTGACCACCGTCTCTGCCGCTTCCACGATATCGAACGTGCCTTCACTTTCCAGTGTTCTCACACCGGGGATGTGTCCAAACCCCCCATACCCTTGCCACAGGTCTTCAACGACTGGTCCTGCTGGGGCGTCGGGTTGCTCTCCCACCGGACCTTGGCTCAATACCTGCCAGTTAGACTTTGATGACAGGAACGACTCTTGGTCACCGTTCCACGCGACAAGTAGTGACCCATCTTCTTGTTGCTTCACGCAGTGGAAAAACTGACTCGTCGCATTCGTGATGAGATACCACACCCCGTTCGGAGCTTTGGCGATGAACCGATCATTGTGGTCACCACCCTGCTGCCCAACGAACCACGTCCCCGCCTGCGCCCACTTCACGATCCGGTAACCGTCTACTGTGATCGGTGACCCTCGGTCCTGCCACACAGGCGTGTAGCCAGCGGGACCACCCGCTGTGAAGTTCGCAATGCCTTCAATATCATTCGTGCCGGATGGGAACGGCCCAAGAAGTTCACCGTTCTTCCACACCCAGTACACCGACCGATCTCCACCCTCTCCACCCTGATACCACCCACCATCAGGGGCGAACCGACCGGGGTACGGACCCCGCCACGTAATGCCCGTGGGACGCACCGGCTGTTGGCCGGGAGTCATGATGAACCACGTGCCAAAGGACTCCGGAATATCAGGGTCTTCAGCCGACCCAAACCCCACAATGTTGTTGAACATGTCAGGGCAAATCGGCGTTACGTGAATCGTGTACGAAGCCGTCGTAAGCGCACCAGTACCAGAGTATTGGACAGTGTGCCCTTCACTGTCGAACCTCAAACCCTTGTTGTTACAAGCGCGATGGTGCATGGTTTACTCTAGTAGAACCACGAATCAAGTTCGCCTTCAGCAATACGTGGCGCACGATCCTTCGCCACCCATTGAATGGTGTTGGCGACAATCACCGCGCCTTCTTGTGTGGTGCCGTCATCGTTCTTGAAACATACGGAATCTACCGACCCACCACTTGGTACGTATTGGCTGTACCCCGGTTTCCGCAAGTAATGACCAAATCGAGCATCCACATCGTGCATCGCCGTAACAGCGGTGGCGGTGAACGCCCCTCGACCGTTCGGCTGCGTCATGTCGTATTCTTCGCCTTGCGTAAAATTCCATGTCTTGGTCGCCAGCACTTGATCCAAGATGTATTTCATGTTCGGCATTTCATTCGGGCCGTAAGTGTTGGTCCCACTTCCCGGATCGGGTTGTCCCGGTACTGGTCCTCCTGCCGTCAAGATGCCTGTTTTCTTGGGGTCCGGAGGAATGACGGGAATATCCTTGGGGTCCGGTCCATAGATAATCGCGGTCGCAATCACTCGGATGTGCCACTGCGCCAACCCCGGCAAGTTCACATTGAAATTGGGGAGTGTCGGCGTCGTGGGCGTACTACCCTCACCTACCGTCTCTCCGCTACCGTCGAGTGCATGGAACAGTGTGACTTCCACACCGGGGAACGTGATGCCTGCCACCGGCTGGCCACCACGCAGCACGAAGCTGGGGCCGATAGGCGTGTAGTTCTCCCATGCAATGTACGTCTTATGAGTGCTCGTATTGATCAGCAGAATCCAACCCCGTGGGTCAGTCTCCATGCCGATGACCCAGTCACCGAGTTGAACGCACCGGGTCAGTGAATGCCCTTCCAATACCTTCCGCCCAACCTGATCCGTCCACCCCGGCGCTCCTGAATCAAAAATCTGCACCCATCCTTGACCGGAGATGTAGTCACCAGTCTGGTCTACAGGAACCGGCTTCTCGACGCCACCAACTTTGTAGGCGTTAATGGCGTGAATCCAATATTCCACCCCCGTAATTGGATGGAACCCCACGTCATATGTGCCGACCGCTGAATCGAGATCAATCACCTGTGGTTCCGGTGGTGACGCGACGGGTGGTGTCCGCAACACACGATACGTACGGTCGTCGTTACCACGCACCAACGCGGTCAGCCCATCAGGACTGATGGCAATCGCATTCGTATGCGTCGGCATCTCAATCGGTGGGTCATCATCAAAGATGACCACCTGTGGATCAGGGGCAATCGACCCCCTCACATGGCCTGTCGGCCCGACTGCGATGTAGTAATCAGCCATTTATGCAGCCGGGAAATGAGTCCAGTCAGCCGATGCGGCTTTCATGCGTTCCACCGCTGTTGCAATTGATTGCCAATAATCTACCCCGTCCACCAACACCTCACCATGGAAACGGGCTTTCGAGAACAGCCACAACGACCCTACGTGAAACTCTCTAGCCAGATCCCAGACCCCGGCCATCATGTCCAAGACCTTCTGTTCCGTCAGTGCGTAATCTCCGGGGCCACGGTACTGGCAGTAGGCGGCAACCGCAATGTCCATGGGCACATCAGCATTCGCAAGAGCGTTCATGTTCGCTCGAACGATCTGAAGACTGGTCGAAACCTCTGCACCTTCGGTGGGGTAGGCAAAAACCAATCCACGTGTGCCTCCGGGTACATCGTCAGGGTCCAGTCCATACCCGTCGTGATATATCTCTACGGGCCACCCTATCGTCCCTGACAACTCCAGAGAAGGAACGAGGTCTTCTATCTGACTATCGTCCACGAAAATCGCTCTCACGTTGGAAGACAATTCCTCGGTATAGCTAATGATGCGTGGTCCCACCATGTCATCGAACATGCCAATACCAATCTGCTGTGTGGTGGTGGCGAAGTTTGGAATAATCGGGCCGGGACCGGGTGGTGGTTCTGGCAAATTGTAATCAATGTCGTAACCGTAACCATACACGTCGTACTGTGAACACAACACTTGAATAATCGTGTTTCCGTTGTGGTCAGACACAGGCGTGCCCATCAACATCCCGGAGCCTTGCACCGTGACGTTGAGGTTGTATCCGCCGACGCCTTCGTTCATGTCTCCCACGGCTTGCACCAGCACCGGAATTTGACGGCCCTGTCGTGGCGCTTTCAGTGGAATCGGTGTCGTCAACCGCACCGGAATCGGCACCTGTCGGAATCCCCGGATGTAGGACTGGCCCTGCCCAGTGACCGGATCATTGGGCAGTTGACACGCCACAAGAATTCGACGGTACAATGAATCCCACGCAATAGTGGCTCCACCCCACGCATCGCCATCTTTCGCACCTGACAACGAAGGAATCTTCACCGCTCCCAAAATTTCGCCACGGAAGTAATCAACCAAGACCAATGTCTGGTCGTTCAGCATTACATAACAACGCTGCTCGTCTTCTAAACAGACGGCTGTGATGCCCCGTGGCATCTCAATCGAATACAAAAACTTCCCACTGTTCCATTCAAATACACGCAACGATCCTGTTGAATCACCACTCAAGAAAAGAGGAGTCGTCGCCATATCATCAATAGCCGCCGCACCAAACCCCGAGATATTGAATCGGTTATCCGAAATAATCTCCGTGCCGTAGGTCCACGAGTCACCTCTCCCTGCGGGTTCATCGCCCACCGATGCCGTGGCTGTTGCTCCTAAGAACACTTCACGCATCGAACTACCGTAGAGATGAACCGCCCACATCCTCCCCCTACGGGACGTATACATGTTTTGAAATACGAGATAGTGAAGAAGAGGGGCAGACCGTGGATACATGCGTTTGATGAGTGCTCCGGTCTTCGCATCAAATCGCCACATGGCGTTCCCCGCTGGGTGCCATGACCGCTGACTCATCACCGCCCACAGGTAGATACTTTCTGGACTGTGCGGAGTCGCGTACTTCTCATCCAGTGAGTCTGTAAATGCTCTCGGTACCGCCATGCCAATAAACCAATGCAAATTCTCAACAAAAGGTGGCTTATTCGGCTTGTAATACACCCCGAGAATGGTCGGGTCATCATATTCCCCCAACACCCGGTACGGAATCGGGGCTGTCCGAAAGACTTCCATTAACATGCGACCCTCGCCAGCACTTTCGATTCACCCGTCTCCCCGATGAGATACTGCACCCGAGCGATGGCATACCCGTCCGCATCGGTTTTGGTCTGGGCATCCAGTAACAAACCCTTGCCCTCCACGAACCAGTTCACGAACTCGCCTTCGGCTGGGTCGTCCTGATCGCCAAGTAGCTGCACGCGATACGTGATTACCTGTCCAGACTTCGGCACTCCGTCAAACACTTCGACCGGAAGTAACTGGGTCGGATTCACTTCCAGTGCCCAAATCTTCAGAGAATACGTCCACGGTTCTCCCGTAGGTGGCGATTCATCCTCATCCAATTGATGACCAGACACCAGCACGCCAAATTCCGGGGCATACACCAACGCTTCGCACGGCATGCCGATGTTGTAGACAGGAGATACGACCTTCCGTATCTCTGTATCGTAGAAACATCCGGCCCCATTCCCTAACACCGTTCCCGGCACCCAAATGTCCGTATCTGATCGACCGGGTCTCACCGAAGGATTCGTCAGCGGTAACAAATCCGACTCAACCACATCTTGCGTGCCTCCCAGTACGATGTGGTGAATCCTTCCGAGGCTAACAAACACCCGACGATCTAACAACTTGATGTAATGTGCCCCGATGGAATCATTCACTTCCATGTGGTCATCAGGATGCGTCTGCTGAACGGCAAAGACCTTGGGTTCATACATCCTCTCGTATCCGCCACTCATCCAGAGCAGACGTTGTCTCGACGGCCACCAACTCCACGTCCGATTGTGGGTCATACGTCTGCGACAGACGCCATCTAACGTGACCAAATGCACACCCGACGACTCATACTGACTAAAATGCCCAGAGCACAGCAACCCCACCCCCGGATACCAATACTGCACCGTCATATCAGCGGCTTTGTTGCCGCTGGCATCAATGAACGGGAAGGTGGCGAGAAGTCGAAGTGCCATCAGAGTACGTAAGCCGCACCAATCACAAGGGTTTCTACAAAACCCTGAGCATCCACCCGACACGAGCACCGACCGAGCTTGTCAGTAAACGTGGTGAAAGGCGTCAGGGTCGCATGCCCTTCCAGAAGTCGCCAATCAATTGTCTTGTGAGGTTCCCCAATAAAGCACAGAATGCACCCGCCATTGTCCAACATTTGGCCTGTAATGTTGAAAATTTGCGGGGTAACGACCACCGCAACAGCCGAGCAGATCGTCTGGTCAAGATTCATCCGTTGCCGTCCGTCAACGTGAAAGTGGTCACCGTGACAGTGGTACCTTCATCTATGTCTACTTGACTGAGCACCATCGAAACACTGCCTGACAGGCCCACATCACCCTGAGCATGCACCGTGTCGTCACTCTTGAGTAGCCGGAAATGTGTGGCGATGCCTCCGGCCTCTGCCACTCCAGACCACGTCCCAGACTTTGAGACGGCTCCACTCGATCCACTGGTCAACCAGTTCGACGGTAACGTCATCTCACAGAGCAACAGACCTGTCTCTGCCGCCGCCACATTCGCAGGAATCACTCCAGCCAGAATACGGAGCTTGGGTGACGTGCCCAGCGTGGCTTCTACCTGATTGACTCGGGCGTTGCGGAGCGTGTTACTGAATTGAAGTCTCGCCATCACCGTCTCCCGTGCTGACGCACGACTTCATGCTCCAACCAGTCTCGCATCGTCATGTTCAGGGCGTCAGGATGAAGCGCAATGGTCATGTTGCCGTTGGTCGCACCCGGTACCACGGCTGACGCGCCAGCATCGGTCATAACCATCCCACCACCGGCATACCGTCTTGGGATGACTGGTCCTGCGGCAATTGATTGCAACGCCACCACGCCACCCAGTGCAAAGGCCGGTGTGATCCTGCCCAGTCGGATACCTTCCAACACGGGCATCCACTTGGCGGCTTTCGACGCAGGCATGATGTGCTCACCGGCTGACACCATGGCCGGGATCGAATCGCTCGTGCCTGTGCCGGGGCCATTGACTGGACCACCTCCAGCAAGGAAGGGTGTAGGTACGACACCCGGAAGTCCAAGTCCACCCGACTTACCCCCACCCCCACCACCTCCGAAAATACGATTCATTAACGCATCGACAAACTTAAACAGACCTATCTTGGCGAACAAGCGTTGAGTGAACGCGGTCATAAAGACATCGACAATCTGGTTCGAAATACTCCTACCCAAATTGATCCATGCGTCCCCGGCCTTCTTGAAATCAGTAATGGTCTGCGTCAATGCGTCAGAGAACCCCTTTACAAAATCTTCTTTGAGTGTCTGACCATAGCTCTCAATACCCGCTCGACCTTCTTCAATGGTCCCTTGCAGCCCGAGCACAGCGGTTTCCAAGCCCAACACTTCTGCCTGCGCCTGCCGCAATGCAGCGTTCGCTTTCAGCATAAATTCGTTGTCAGCGGCAAACCCAGCAGTTATCAATTTGTCGATATTCGCTTGCGCCTGTTTCACTTGCAGGCGTTTCTGCGCTAATTCGTCTTCTTTGCCAGCCTTTTTTGCCGTATCAATCTCTATCTGTCTGTTAGTCAGTGCATTCCTCGCCTGCATCGCTTCATACGTGGTGAGAGCACCGAGTTTTTCTCCAATGGCAATTCTTTGCTTGGCAAGATCCACTTCAGCCTGTGACACGTCCAAATACGCCGATTTGGCTTTCGTAGCCTCAATTTCAGCTTGTGTTCTTCGCTCTTCAAACTCTATTTGCGTCTTCAACGTGTTCAACACCAACTCGGCCTTAGCGATCCTCTCAGCTTCTATGTCTCCACCAAGTGCCTCTACCCGCAACAGATACTGATTATTCAACGCATTCAGAGCTTCTGTTTCACTCCCATAGGCAGAAGCAGACGCCAATGCTGCATCGGTTCGCTTACGATCAAACGCCAAAATCGCGTTACGTTCTTCCGCGTCAAACGCAGTAACTGACGTGGCTCTTTGGTTTACTACCTGACGACGTTGTTGCTCAGCTTCTGCAAGAGCTTCCCGTGCCGCAATTCGTGTTGGTTCATCCTGACCACGAACTTGAACGACTCTCCGTTTCATCGCCTCGACGTTCTGAGTCGCCAACATCAATTCGATGCCATACGCATCGCTGGCTGCTCGACGTCGTCGGTTGTAGTACTCCTGAACGGACAGCAACCCACGCTCTAGTGACTCTTTATTGATCGTCTCCGCTTGTTCATTCGCATTCTTTTGGATATCTAACTGTTCTTCCAGACTGCTCCTCAACTGTTTCTCAACAGCCTCAAAACGTGCTTTACGAATCGCAGTCAGCGGAGCCAATACGGAGCGTTCACCTTCTTCTGCCCTCAGACGTGCTACCTGTTCCAAATTCTGCAACAACTGTTCATCTTTGGGCGTCAACGTAACGGTGCGTCGTATCCTCGCCATCTCCTCATCAAAACCCTTCAAATCTGAAATGAGGCCTGGAGCACCCGACATGACTTTGGCTCCTTCAATACTAGCCAAAGCCTGATCACGTAATCCTCGTAAATCATCAGAGAGAGTTGTAAGGCCGGGTTGTCCCGGTGGCGCGACAAATCTTCCATCTGCCCCAGTACGCCCCATACCTGCCGCACGAGCCGCGCTAGTTCGGAGCTTATCGAGGGCATCAAGTATCACTTTCAATTGCCCACGCTTCTCGTCAAATTCTTTCGTCGTGATAAGGCCATCTAGAATATTGACCTTCAACAACTTCGTCTTGGCGTCATTCGACGCTGAAACAAGAGTGTTCAAATCTTGTTCAAACTTCGACCGTCTGGCATGGGCTTCCGATGCTGCTAAGGCTTCAGGATCGGTTTGTCTACTTTTTTCAACGAGGTCGTCCCGTTGCTTGAGCAACCTCTTCACTTCCTCGGACAACTTCTTTAGTTCTTCTTCGGTGCGCTTGATTTCTGAATATTTACCGGCTTTATTAGCCGCTCCGAATGCCGTTTTGGCAAGTTCCTCAGCTTCTTTGGCTTCTGCCAATTCAGCCGTTTTATCATTCAGTTGCTGCTCCAGCCGTAGAGATTCCTCACTACGTTCTCCGGGGGCTGGAGCCTTGACCTTAATAATGCCGAGCTTTTCAAGCCACTCGATCAATTTCTTGATTTTGGCGATTTCTACGTCTATCGCCAGATCAATAATGGACAGCCCAAGTTTCACCTTATTGACAGGATTACCGGGCAGTTGCTCCATTACCCTGAACAGAGCTTCCATATTGATCTTCAGTTGCGTGATGGAATCACTAAAAGTGTTTGCCGCGTTCGTCAACACCTCCCATGTCTTGTCACCAATACCAATCCTCGTCAGCGCACTAAAAGCATTCCTGAGCTTATCGATGACCGAAGACACCATCGTTCCGACCGATGTGAACTTCACCAGAGCAACGGTAAACGCTCCAAATGCTGTTACTGCCGCAACTATGCCAGCGATCCATCCAATCAATGGGAGTCCCAATCCTGCAACAATTGGAACAAGACCCGCCCATGCCGCACGTAGCACCAACGAAATTCGACTGGCTTCAAGTAACCACAGACCGAGTGTCTTCAGCCACCCCACTACCGACTTAATACCGGTAACCAACCGAGTTTCTTTTTCAATGGGAAACAACAGAAATTGCCCAGTCTGTGTGACAGCATTAGTCGCTTGAGCACCTCGTAACAATTGCAACGCGGCAATCCAAGCGTAGGTCGCTCGTGTCGCTTTCACAATAGCTTCAGCCGAACTGAGCACGCTCGTCGTCAGCGTTGTAACGACCGTAATGAGATGTGCCCAGATCGCTCGACCCGTCACAATAGCCCAGTACGCTCCGTACGCGGCAACCAAGGTGTAAATAGCTTGACGGTACTTGATGATGACTTCGACAACCTGAAAAAACCAATGCGCCAGTGTTCGTGTAACCGTGGCTAGCCTTTCAGCCCAATCCATATTGGTACTACTAGCAATCGCCAGATCCTGCATCTTGGACAAAAACAACGACAGTTCCGAGATGATGGCGGAATACGCTGGCAACAGATGCTTACCAATTTCACTCCGCAAGTCTTGTGTATACCGAGTCAACGACGTCAACTGCTTGCCGACGTTCCCCATCGCGGCTTCGTAGGCTCCTTCCAGCCCACGGGCCTTCTCGATGACAGCGATCATCAAGGATTCCTGTTTTTGCCGCTGTGACAGAGCATTGACTGACGTCTTCAACGAATTTGCGAACTTCGCTTCGGCTTCTGTGCGGGAAACAATGATGCCCATATGCCGCAGGCCCAACGTATCCAACTGCTGAATGTTGACCAGCAACCGTTGGAAGGTCTGCGACGAGTCCATCCCAGAAACAACGGCCAAATCCTGTGACGCTCGGGCCAATTGTTCTGCGAATTCGATTTTCAACCCGGCTTGCAGGAACTGCGTCAGCGATTGATTGGCTGACTGTGCAGTGATGCCCAAACGCTGGACACCTCGGGACACTTTATCGATCTGTTGTTCCGTATACCCGGCATTGAGGGCCACCACGTGCAATACGGTATTCAGAACTTCTGTTCTTGCAGCAACATCTGCAATGTTTTTTATAAACCGAACACTCTGGTAAGCTAAAAACCCTCCAGCTAAAAACTGTATAGCTCTCCACGTTTTATTGACGGCTTGTTCAAGTGTCAACATCTTAGGAGCCGCAGCCGCTGCCGCCGCCCCTGCCCCAGTAATTCCAGCCGCTGCATTACCTGACGCTGCCGCTAAGGCATTGGCTGCGGCTATTGCCGCTGCGGTGTTCCCAGTGCCCCCACCAATACCCCCCGCTGCTACGCCTGCCGTGGCTGCTTTGAGTTGGAGTGCCGAAAGAGCTTGAGAAAGTTGATTGACCTGACCCAGCATCGTTTGCAGAGCCGTGCCATTCTGCAACACACTGATCAGAACTTTCAGTTCCATCGCGGAGGACGAGCCGTTACTCATCTAGTCGTCTCCCTGTAAACTTTCCAGAAACTGCTTAAATATCTTCTGGTCAGTCCCCTGCGAATGACGAATCGCTACCGTCAACGCATGCAACTCACTCTGCTGACGAGCAACAATCAGATCCGCGTACACCTGTACCGCTCTCATCGAGTAGCCCCAGATGTCCGCAAGACGATGCCCATGAGCGATCAGCATTTCTACTGAGGTTGCAAGGCCATCGGAGAAGGCATCGGTTGGGTCAACTGTTCGCCTTTTTCGTTGAGCTTTTGCAACAGAGTTGTCACCTCGGATAACAACTCTCTCGCTTTTTTTGGGTCGGGTACCGACGCCTTCCAGATTTCGGACAATGCAATCAATTGCACGGTCGCAGGCATACGCTTCTCTACAACCGGGGCGGAATCCGGTTCATCAGAAGCCAATGCAATAATCTTAGCGACAACTTCAGGCGCGGTGAGCAAGAATGGACCAAGTTCTTCCGTACTCATCTTGCCTTCAAGTCCTGCCGCATACAACGGTAGAAACACTTCTCTAGAATCGATAAACAAGCCCACCATCTCACGGAGACTCAAAGCTCTCACCATGATCTGCTGGTCTTCAGAAATATCGACGGGTCGTGCGAGTTGAGCTAGGTCCGCTATCTTAACGGTTTGCTTGGCCATACAACTCCTTTGTTGGCCGACGAGTATAAAAATGGGGTAGGTGGCACCTGCCACCCACCCCGTGTGAGCACGAATCGTTCCTAGTTGACCGCGTTGTCAGGAGCGAACTTCAACTTCTTGATGCTGAAGTAATTCGAACCCGCCAGCCGCGTATCGTCCTTCAGAACCGAACCCTCGATCACGAACTGACCGAACGTGTCGGACAACAGGGCGAGTTCCTTCAGCGGATCGTTGCTGAAGCGGAACACGTCCACAATGACTGGACTGTTCGACTCGATGGTGTTCAGACCTTCGAACCGCAGCCAATTGTCGGTGATCGGACGGGTCATAGCCGATACGAGATACTGCTCGGCGTACTGATAGGTCACCGTAAGTGGGTCACCGGCAGGGTCGATGGGCGATGCCTGTTGGAATTCAGCAAAGTCCATCGCCACACCGTCGTTCAACATGATGGAACCCGCTGCCGGATTCAACTTGTAGTCCCACGGCACGGTGCCATCGGTGTACATCGTCAGTGGCGTGCCGTACTGCTCAACCACCACCGCACTCACGTCGATGTAGCGGAGCGACGTGACACGACCGGGGAAGCCCATGATGTCTTCATCAGTGGCCGTCCCTGCCGGAATCAGAATGTCGTCGCCGCGAGTGGCCTCTGCAAGGTTCTTCGCGTTCCAGTTCTCCACGGTGATGGAGCACGTCACGTTGACTTCGGTCTGGAGTCGAGCGTCAGTGGCCCTCTGGCCGTCCTGTGACCCCTTGTGGTTCACGACTGTCGTGGCGATGCCCAGTCGCATCTCAGGACAGTTGCCGATGGGACGCAACCCAATCGGATTGCCCGTGATGGGGTCACGACGCCCCACCATGATTACGCCTTGGCCACTGAAGTACCAGTTGGCCGCATCAAAGGTGCTCATACTGTGTCTCCTCTATGCCTTTTGAAGCTAGCGGCCAACTTTGGGCTTGCCGGGACCGGGTTTGTCGTTCCGGTCGTCACCACGACCTTCGTCTTCCTTGGCGTCTTCACGCTTGCCACGGAATACGACTTTCCCCAAGACACGGCTTTCCTCTTCGTCCACTTCTTGCGACTCCATCATCAGCGGTGCAGTGGCGACTCCCGGATGACGGTCATACCACGTCACAAGGACTTTCTTGCCTGCCAGCGACTCGGTGCAGACGAATCCTGCACTAGCTTCTGCCGTGCCGCCTGAGAACACGGCACCCGACACCGTCACGGCGGTGCCTACCTCGGTCAGCGTGTAGGCGTTGCCTGCGGTACCGGGCTGACGCACCTTGAGGCGCACCTTCGTCATCGCTGGCGGTGAGGCTGTGTCGGCTTCCACGGTGGCCGTCAGGCTGCTATCACCCGACATGATGGCCTTGGCCAGCCTGTCAGCCATCTCTTCGGCGTCGTTGCCGCTGGGCGTAATGTCGATGGGCACCACACCGGGAGGTGTGTTGTAGCTGGGATGCACGTAGACGTCTTTGAACGTGTATACACGACCATTGACCGTCACGGTGTTCCCGTCCACGGCGGTGGTGAGACACGTGATCACGGCTTCAGCGTTGCGCCCCTTCACGCTCAGTGTTGAAGGGTCAATCGATGCCGGGGTCGTCAGATCCACAGCCGCACCGATATGGTCTTCAGGGTCCATACCCGGCACGACCATTACCGTACCCGCCGCTGCTCCATCCACGACGGACTGTCTCATGCCTTGGAGTTCGGCAATCGCTTGAGGCAAAGTGTCGGGAATGCCCGAACCACCAAACCCCAAGTTACGTGCATTTACCATACTCATCAGCGTTCTCCTTTGAACCTGACAACCTACTCGGCTGCACCAGATACTGTGCCACTCGTTGCACTCAATTGCAAGACCTTAATATCCCCAAAATCTTTCACCCACTGGCGCAAAGCCGTGGCACTGGTCAATACGTGCTTTACCTGATAATAGCGTTCTGCTAACGTGCCAACCGGTCGAATACTCTTCTTCCGGTGGTAACCATACCACCCCACATGTTGTGCATAGGGAATCGGTGGCCACGCAATCGAATGCCCGATCAAGACACGACAGAACAGCCCATCCTGCTCGCAATCAAACTTTGACGGGGCAAACCGTGTCTTGCAATACATCCGAAGATTGTGAAAGTACGCCACCTGACAGTGCGGCACAATCAACCCCAGCATCTCCCGCCGAAAACACACACCGAGAGACGCATACGGGCCGTATTGTGGCTCTTTAATGACGCCGATGCTGCATCCCAGCGTCTTCGCCGCATGTGCCGTCCAATGCCACTGAAAGAACTGCGGATGAACCATCACGTCGTCTTCAATCATGAAGACATACCGCACCTGTGGCTCATAAAAAGCGTCCTTGAACGCCATCAAGACGTTGAAACTGTTCCCGTGGAACGGATGGGGATTACGAAAGCCCACTTGAATGTTTAGGTGAGGAAACTTGTCTACGACTTGTTCAATTTCCTCCCGAGGTGTCGTATGCCCAACGTGTGCATCCGCATACACCATCACCGACAGGTGTTTACTATCTGGGCTACGCGCAATATGCTCCAAACACAGCCACAACATCTCGGGTCGGTCATACGTTGGGACGATTACGCGGTCTTGCACAGAACGCCCACACCCATCGGGGTCATATCTTCATGCACCACGGTAGCATTGACGGTCTTTACGAAATCTTGGTATACCGTCAGTAAATAGGGATGCGACGGGTGATTAAGGTCATCGAACACCAACAGCCCATCCGGCATCAGCAGTCGCCAACAGTCGTCCAGATCCTCTCTGGCCCCCGCCGCACTGTGGTCACCATCCACCAGAATCAAATCGAACTGGCCGATAGCCTTCTTCAACAGATCATGCGAATTACCGCTGAGATACGTAGTCGGATTGGTGTATTTCAAGTCCCGCAACAGACGCTCGATGTGCGTCGGACCACCAAACGACTCGCCCCCATACTCACCACCCCACGTATCACAAAGCGCCAACCGATACGGGAAGTGCTGAGACAGCACCACCGCCAATGAATTGCCGTAGCGGACCCCCACCTCCAGATAAGCAGCCACCTTCCGCTGCGATGCAATTGATTGCAACACATTCCACAGGGCTACTTCATGTCCGTAATTTGTGAAGGTCACTGATTTACCAACTTATCCAACGCCACATTGAACTGTTTGACATCTTCATCGTATGACGTTCGGGCGTCGGCACTCAACCGATCTATCTCGGTCTGTTCCATCGCCATGACATACTTCACGGCTTTTGCCACATCTCCCGGTAATACCTGATGCAACACTCCTGCGTGGTGCGGTCTGACCCCCACACTGGGCACGTAAAATGCGGGGCATATCTCATTCATCGGTGGGGCATTAGTCGTGATCAGAATCTGCCCGGTGCTCTGCGATTCATGCAGCACATGACCGTACCCCTCATACGCGGACGGCATGACATGGCAAAAGTGCGAATTCATCAAGTGAATCAATTCTTGCTCGGAGACTCGGGCAACACCACCCGATTTTTCGCCAACCACGGTCAACGGGACACCGGCCTGATGACACCCGAAAATCACGGCCTGTGTGTTCTTGAACGAGGATTTCCCAGATACATGGAGGAATTTGCGTTCCTTCGGGATGCCCGGTCGGGCCAAGTCTTTGGCCACCCATCCAAGGTACTGGCATCGGTTGCCCACTTTCGCTTGGAAAATACGCTCACAGTCGTGTGTTTTTGCCAGAATCTTGTCCCAGCGATACTGATCCCACATCCCAAACCACCACTCGGGATGTGGCATCGCCCACTGGACCTTGGCGGCTCGGAAAGCGAGAGGTGTCACCACCTCATCGAAGATATTGATGTCAGCCGGTGGCACCACCAACGGCTTGGCGTTGAACTGCACACCATGCACCGAGTGCCCACGGGCCTGCAATGCCTGCTTCAGCAGTTCATAGTTCCGCTGAAGTCCCGCGCCATTGCTGAGGTTGGATATGTAATTAAATCGCACAATGCCCCGCAATTTTGAGAATATGAGCGATAAACTCCTTTGAATTTTCAGATCCCTTCAGTTCATTACACGTCCAGCAACACGGCACACTGTTACTGACGGTATACCCCAAGGCATTGTCCATGCGATCAATGCCGTTGAACAGGTACACCTCTCCTGCATAAGACTTTGACTCGCGTGAAGGTGAAGCGCCACAATAGAAACATACCGCAGACGTTAGTATCTTAAAAGCATCTTCGGACAATTCAAACGTATGCCCCCGCGTCTTCGCAGACAGCCGATAGGTGCCTAACACAATCCGAAAAGCCGATCCCACCTTTGCAACCGCTGGACGCTTCTGACCCTTTCGTTTGAAAGTCGTAGCCTTAGCATTTGCAGCACTCGTTTCTTTCCGCAGACACCCACAACTCGCCACGTTCCCTGATCGCAAATTACTTGCAGCCACAGTCTTCATGGCCCCACAAACACACTGGCATCGCCAACCTTCTTCGACCTTGGCTTTGACAATCAGCCGACCAAACTGCCGCCCTACCAAGTCACCTTTCAACGCTCGGCTGGACCGATAGATTTTCAGCATGTGGCTAGATTGCTGACAATGTTGAACCGCATGGGAAAGCCGATGGTAACTCGGTTGGGGGCATAGGCGTGTAGCTCATCTTCGTGAGTGACTTCTTACTGGTCTGATAGTCATGCACTCGCGCCACCATCATATGGCCACCAGACACCGACGATACAAACCGTTTGGCTTCACGTGCGGCCTGACGGAAAAATCGAATATCCTCACCAATCTGCAACGACACAAACGGATGACCACGCCACCAGTCCCTGCGGTAGCACAACGACGTACCCAGTGCGAACCAATTGGGCGACCGCATATGCCAGTGGTAGAGCCTGCCATCCCGCACGTCATAGAACAACATGTCGTGATAGCCCGTCAACACCCCAAACTCACCAAGCCGTGTGACCTGATCTGTCACACGCTCCGGGGCTGACCAATCATCCGAGTCGAAATGGCAGATGATTTCTCCCTTGGCGTATCTGGCACACAAATTCCGCATGTCCCCCGTGGTCCGCTTCCCTGCCACCCGACCGTACCGGATCGACGGATCATCTGGGGGAATCAGTGCCTCGGTCCCATCGTTCCCGTTGTCGATGATGACTAACTCTTTATGTGGGTACGTCTGCGACTGATAACAACGAATAGCCTGCGGGATGAACGCCGCACGATTCTTCGTCGGCAATATGCAGGAGACGAGCATACGAGGGCTACTTACAGTTGGCGGGAAAAAATGGATGGGATGGACTGGTCGCTGTGCCTTCATGGGGTAACTGCGTCGGCAGACTCCACCGCTGCACCCAACACACTGCACCCGACCTCAGCGCGGCTGGCGCTTCTACCATAAAGTGCCAGAAGTGCTGAGTCACCGTGCTACGCTTCCCCATGAACATCAGCCGCATCGCGTCCAGATACTCAATCGCTCGGACCTTCTTCTGGTTCGTGGCGTGAATCTCGTCTCCACGCTCCACCAACACAAAAGCCAGCACAATCTCGCAAGACAGTCCCACTTTCGCGGTGGGTCCACCCTCAGACATGGACCGCATGCCTTCGTAGACGATGCCTACAGCGGGATACGCTCGGACACCCTTCAGCACATCGAGCAAGTCGTTCTCATCGTAGGCGACCACCACCTTACCCGTCAGGTTGACCGGTGGGGCGTTCAACGTCAGGAGTCGGGTGCTAGCTTCCTCCAACACTTCAGTGAGTTTGGACATTACAGCAATCCTGACGTGGGAGAAGCACGACCAATACTCCCTTGATTGGCTCCTTGCTGTAATCCCTGTGCGATGCGTCGAATGATGACTTGGGCCATCAGGTCCATATCCTCAGCCGCAAACCCTAAGAACTGACGCTGCGGGAAGCCAATACCAAACTGATGCTTCTCCGCATAGGGGAACCCTTGGGGCGACGTGACGTTCGTGCCAATCGCTCGGGTGTGCTGGCTCTCGGCATACAACTGGATGCTACGAAACAACTTGCCCGTATCGAACAGCGTCCCACCCCCTCGGCCACTACGTGCCCTGCGAAGCGCGGCCTGCGAGGGTGGCCACTTCGTTCCGTCTGGTGCTTGTTCAATCAGGAATCGAGACCGTAGCCGGTTGTAGATGACGGCAGCACCCTCATCCAGTATCTTCACCGTGTCCAGTGCTTCGCCCAGCCCACGGATGGATTTCTCCAACCCCTGCTGACCCACGACGGACACCGTGAGCAGTCTCATTTCTTGAGCTTCTGCTTCTTGATCTGCTTCGCGGCCTTCTGCTTCGTCACCTCGGCAGGAGGTTCCACGATAGACTCCGGTTTATCTCCGGGAATTGGCTTCTCAGAGTTTTTCGACTCCGACTCCGACGTTTTGCTGAGATTCTGGTTCTTGGGCTGCATCAGATGGACCTGAAGGTGAATCCCTGTGTCCGCATGTACGGCTGCAACAGCAGATTCGCATGGTCAGTCAACGTCTGGTACTGCGACTTGGCCTCATTACTGCGCTTCGTGGTCTGCTGCGCGTTAAACACCATCGGAACGAGCGACATAATAGCTTCGTAGATCGGATCGGGGATTGGCTCCTGTGGAACCAATTCGGCTTTCCAGTATGCCGCATTCGTGGGGAACGTACCGACTGGGGGGACGCCGATACACCGGTAGGCAATCCCGGTATAGGCCACCACATCATCGATGGCGTACTGCTGGTCAGCGGCCCATACGGTGAGGTCATCAACAGGGTAGGGTCGGGTGCCATCTTCGAACCCCGTATCACACTGAATCCGGATGTAGTTATCTCCGTACGTCTCCGCATCGACGTACAGATACCCCTTCTTGTAGTCGAACTTCATCAATGTCGAATCGATAGTTGAATGCGCGGTGAACGGGCCGTAGTCGTTCGAAAACGTCACCGTCTGCGGCACGTCTTGTCGGACCAAGCCACTGGGCACTTCCAACCGATACAGGCCACCCGGAGCGATGCCTGAGAAGGCTTGGGAGTCGATAAAAAACCGACAGTCCTGTGACTGACGAGACAGCTTCCCATCAATCACACGTTCAACGTGCAACTGGGCCGAGACGATGCCCGACGACACTACGTCCTCAATCCCAGCCAGATCCGCACTGAGACCCATTCGCAGGATCACATCCTGCACATCCACGAACAGCGGCGTCTGTGGGCGTCTCATCGGCTAGACCGTGATATCTCCACCCTCAGTCTTCCCCAAAATGTCTTGAATCTCGCTGTCGTCTCCCACCTCAATGCGCTTTCTCGGTGGAGAGAAATGGACAGGTTCATCAGGAATCCCGGCCTGCACACCCGTCGCATCCACGACCTCGTTCTTGGGTGCTACTCTGGGCTTGGGTGCCTGATACAGTTTCCAGATGGGACGACCGGTGTCTGTCTCGGCCAGCAACTGCATGGCGTCCACGGTCCTGAAGCGGTAGGGTTTACCCTTCTCGTACGTCTCACCCTGCCACGTGTACTGGGTATACAAAGCCAATTCCAACACGGTTGTATCCGGCTTTACCGCAGGTTCTGGTGATTTCTCAATCTTCTCTGTCTTTAATGCCATTACATCACTCCTTGATTACGTGAGGAACGCGGGAAGTCGTACAGGCGTCGGTTCCGGCTTCGGTGGCTTTCCATGAACCTTCCACACCGGACGTCCATGATCCATTTCTTCCAGTTTCACCAACGCTTCTTCCGGGGAAAAGATATATCGCACACCCTTCACATACTGCACCCCCTTGACTCCCGTCACTGGTGGCGACAGCAGACCGACAGTATACACATCATAGATGGCCAACTCCAGTTGGGTGTACTGGGAAGGGTTTGGTGGCCTTGGTGGTTTGTCTGGTTTGAGCGGTACGTCAGTCATTGCAATCAAGTGCAAAAGGGACTCCCCCTTGCGGAAGAGTCCCTTGCAACCTCACGACTGGTGACTACCGGCTTCCGGTAATGCCCGTGTACTTGACCACCGCGTTGACTTCCTCGATGGCGAAGTCGATGCGGCAGGTCAGCACGATGATGAACACACGGGCACGAATGTCCTTGTCGTACTCGATCATGATGTTCCGCTGAATCCCGAAGATGAGATTCATCGGATCGGTGAACAGGCCCTGCGGTCCCGGCATCAGGGCGACCGGGGTCACCTTGGAACCGTAGATGTAGACCGGGAGCAGACCCTGCACCTGTGCGTCACCGAGTGCGGTCTGACGAGCACCGTACTGGTCACGGATTTCCGTCTCGTTGTCCACGGACACGAAGTGCGACATGGCACTGCGGTTCCGGAGATACCGGGTCGGCATGGTCTTCAGTGCGGCTTTGACCGCCGCCTTGTCGAACACGCCACCCACGTTGGTCACGTTCGCGGTGGCCAGCTTCAGATAGCCGTCCTGAAGAGCCAGATAGGCGTCCGCAAGGTTTGCGGTGTCACCCTGAATGCCAAGCTCTTCCAAGTCGAGCGCGGCACGCTCGGCCAACAGGTCCACGATGGTCTGGTGCAGACCACCCGCGCCGGTCTGCAACGGCACGTTGATGTTGCCCTTCTCGATGTTGTCCTCGATCACGTCGTAGGGCAGATGGACTTCAGCGATGACTTCTTTCGTCGCCAAGTTCACCTGTCCAAGATCCGGCTTCACGCGATCCGAATCAGCCATGGCGGTGGCGCTGATCGCAGGTCGCAGCACTCGGGAGCCGAAGCCGATCTTGTTGATCTTCATCTCCGGTGCGCCCATGGCGACCGTCCGGATGGAAGCCAACAGGGTGGGCTGGTCAATGAGCGTACGGATGAAGCGGTCGGTCTGCTCCGGATTCAGCTTGCCAGCCGTCGCCAGATCCGCAAGCGCCATATCCGCTTTTTGGATAACTTCCTGATTCGTCATGTCATCTCCTACTACAAAACGGTGAATGGTGGATCTGGTCGTTACCGACGACGACGCAGAAACGCGGTGTCGAAATTGCCCGTCCGAGGATCATCGTCCTTCTGCACCCGCATACGGGCTGGTCCTGCGGGGCGATCTTCGGAGACAACGGGGGCAACCACCGTACCCTTCAACGTCGCTCCCAAAGTGTCAGCTTTCTGTACCACGTCGTCAAGCACTTTCTTCTGGCTGGCCTGTTCGGTGACGACACCTTCCAACTTGGTCGTCAGCGTGGTGAACTGCGCCGTGGTGCTATCGTTCAGTGCCTTCAACGCGCCGAGAATGTCCTGAATGCCGGTGTCAGCCTTCTTGGTTTCATCCTCTTCGGGGCTGGCTTCTTCCGGTGGACCCTTCTGGTCATCTTCCTCATCAGCCGGAGCCATCTCAGACGGCGGATGGGACTTGAGACGCTTCTTCCTCTCGGCCTCCGACTCACCGGCCAGTTTCGGCGGCAACTTGGGACTCTTTTTGTCGGCCTTGACCACGTCTTCCGTCTTCACGTCTTCCTTCACCGGCTCCTCGTCCTCTTTCTTGTCTTCGCAGGAGCACTTCTTGACGATTTCAGCAATGGCCTCGTCCAACTGGAACGCTTCCACCGGGAGCGTGATCATCTGCTCCATGTACTGGGCGTAGCTGGTCAACGCGGCCTGAGCATGGTCCTGTGGTGTGTCCGACTTGGCAACCTTCAGCATCTCGTCGTACAGATTCTGAGTGGCCAGCTTCAGATCGGGGAAGAACCCGTGCTCCTCGATCTGGTCACCCATCCATCCCGAGGGAATCTGAAAGTTGGCGACGGATACCAACGACTGATCGCTCAGTCGCACAAGCTGGACTTCTTTCGGAGCATCCGTCTGGGCGAAGACCAGCGTCTCGTCGCCATCGGCTTTCTGAACGCGATCAATGCGGAACCCGTGCTTCTCGATGGCGTCCCGCACTTGTTTCGCGGCGTCCTCGTTTTTCTGGGCGAAGACCACGATTGCCGACACAAAAGGCTTCGCCACCTCTTTTCCGTCCGACTTGAATACTCGCGTCAGATCAATACCCATCTCGTTCTCCTTCTCACGCTTCAACACTCGGAACGGAATACGTGTGGCGGCTCGATCTACCAACGAAATAAACCGCACATCCGCATCACGCAACTGTTTCAACTTGGTCCGAAAAATCGGCATGATCCTACCTCAAGATTCGGACGTTATCAACAGAACTAAATCGATGGCGATGACCTTGACTGTCTTGGGTATGCGTCCCCGCCACGATGGTATGCGAATGGCCATTGACCACATCCGTCAATCCACCCTTGAACTGTCCCTTTTCGTCATAGGTGACGAAGAATTTATGCTCATGACCGTCATCACCCTTACTGGTCAACCCTGACACGACCGGAGGAATTTCAATCTCCACATCCGTATCGTGTCGGGACACGAGAGCTTCCATGCTGAAACCGTTGATTTCGCCCTTCTTGATGGACGACCACAAAGTTGGGTCGGGGATATGAACACCAATCACCCATGAATCAGGTAGGAACCGTGTGTCGGATGCGTCCGAGACGAACGACTCTACAACACTCGCGCCCTCAACAATCTTATTACCGTGCATCAAGTCGATCTGCTTCATCTTACCAGAGCGGATAAACTCATGGGCCATTTTCCGAATTTCCACCACCGTCATGTACTCACCCTGTGCATCAGGACGGTTGGGGGCGTAAACTTCGCCCATCGCTATCTGAAGTTCACCGTCCTGTTTGATTACGAGTTTTCGGTTCATACGTGTCTCCAATTGGAGCCGGAACCAGAAACAGCATGCCAAATACAGGTCTTAGTCACTCCAAATTTCTTGGCAATGTAATCAAGCGGAAAAGTGGGTCGCATACTCCGCGCTTCTTTCACTTGCGCTTCAGTCAACTTCGCCGTGCCTATCTTCGACCCTACTAACTTAGTGCCGTGTTTGGCCCGATCTTCTGACTGCTCAACACAAGTACCCCAGATCAAATTGTCTCGCCGGTTATTCGACTTGTCACCATCCAAATGGCGACATTGCTTCCCGGCTGGTCGTGGGCCTACAAACGCCGTTAGTACAAGTGCATGAACTGCCACGGTCTTTCTATCAATCACCACCGTTCGATATTGATTGTGCTGAACAATCGGTTTCATCTCTCGGCGCTGTTCCCACGGCAATAATGGCCCCTGCCCGTTCAATGGACGTGTGGACCACACTCGGCCATCATTCGACACCCAATAGCCCGGAGCAACGCCCATGACAATGTGCTGTTCTTCGGACTTCAGTACCAAGGACATTCTACACCCCAATCAGGTTGGCAACTGATCCATTCGTGCAATCAATTGCCAACCGTCAGGAGAATTTCCCTACCGCTTGTCTTTCTTCGGTTCGGGTGTCGGCGCAATCGGATGCGTCGGCTTCGGACCACCGATGCTTCCCGGTCCACCGGGGCCACGACCGGGCAACCCCTGATCGGGTCTACCGGGACCACCAATGCCACCGGGTTTGCCGGGAAGTCCCTGATCAGGACGTTCACCACCTTCTTCCGGTGGCGAAGCGGATTCGTCGTCGGGATCGGTGGGTAGCTGTGTCGGTTTATCAGTCACGGTGTGCTCCTATTGCTGGGTTATTTGAATTTCAATACGTCGGCATACTTTTCAGCACGCTCTTTCCGCCGCTTGAATCTGCGGGTGTCTCGTGAAGAATGTGGCCCCGGCGTCTGATGTTCCTTGTTGACCGACTCATTGTACCCAATGCTGAAGGTGCAGACGGCGTACGGATCGTATCCACCACCCTTGGCCTTGACGTGCTCCACACAGCGATGCCACTTCTCCGAGTGAATATGGCCCTCACCCTTCAGAGCAGCCGCACGACTCGTCAACAACCCGTTCGTGAGCGGCATAAGGTTACCTCACGAATGCTGGTGGCCGTCCCCTGAGAAATGGAGCACTGGCGTTCGCTCTCGCCTTCGCTACTTTCGCCTCACGATCACGTTGAGTTTTCAACAACGAGTTTCGGCGCTCCACATACGCACTCAATGATTCACCTTCCAGTCGCCTCATGTGCTGAGTATTCACATACTCGTTGATGTCCTTGGACGGCGCATGAAACGTGGCCTCTTTGGGGGCATGTCTGGTGGTCGCTGGTGTGCGAGCCGTCTCAGCCATCACAGGCGTCTTAGGTGTTCGCATCGTGGTCGCAAACGCAGCCGGTTCTGGTCTCACCAAAATGTTTGGTTTTCTGGCGGTCTCACCATAAGGATCTGGCTTCAACGGTGATGCTCCGAACATCTCTCTAGCGTTCGCCTGTCGCTGTGCGCTACTGAACTGAAAACCCGGTCCAGCCGGATTCTCAATCTGAAACTTGGGTACCTTTGCTGCCGCTTGTTCCTCAGCCGTTCTCCCAAATTCATCCGTCACACCGGGAATGAAGACGCGATCTTTGACGATACCCGAACCACCGTCTGACGCGCCATGAAGGTGGGCTGCGGTTTGCTGTGCCTGTGGACTGTGGGCGGCTACTGTCTGTTTCGTTGGAGGATGGGGGCTTTGGTAACCCATCGACCTGCCAAACGCATCCTTCACAGGTGCCCCTGCGGTGCCACCGCCACGCTCTCCAATACGACGGTTTCCTAGCCCACTGGACCCTGATGTAAACCGCCCATCAACTCCGTGGTTGGGATTGTATTTCTTGACCAGCGATTTGCGAGTGTCAATGGCCATCAAACTACTCCTCATCCGACTCATCGTCGGACTCCCCCAACCCCTTCACGATATCGACATTATCCGTGGGTGTATCTTCCACCGAAACGACTTCGGCTCCTATTTCTTCAGCCACCGCCACCGCATGGCTTCCAGCACTACCATACTGGCTATGGCGAGAACCCATCCACCGAAACGCATTCAGGAACGCCGCTAACGTCGCATCGGGACACTCCCATCGCTCTCCATCGAATGTCGCCTCGACACCCTCGACCTTAATAACCGCCTGCATTATACCAACTCCCCTCGCGTCACCAGCCGATGAATGAACGTAAAATGTTTCGGGGCTTTGGCGGCAAAGGAAATGGGATCGCGGAAGTAGTGCTCGTATCCAGACGACACATATTCTGTGCCCTTAATATGCTCGTACACTTTCTCGGAGTATTCATTGACCAACGGTTCGTTCTCACTGACGGCTTTGTCTCGGGCCTTGGTTGCCTTCGCCAACAACCCTTTGACTGACACTTCAATTCTATGCCCGAATTCATGAACATAGATTGCTTCTTGATCGTTTTTATTCATCCCATGCCCAAACGTAATCTGACCCTCAATAGAATGTGAGTAATGGGCATCTCCACTCGACCTGCCCCTCGTCAGATTCGTACTCTTGGACTTCAACTGCTTCAGGATGGTCGGGTGCAGCAAGAGATTGACGTTGGCTTGTAGCTTATCCGCCGTCTTCTGATCAATCCCACTCGCCTTCGTTACCTTGACCTTTCCCTTCCCACGGGGGCTACTTTCCAACGCCTCAAGAATGAGCTTACGCCCTTTCTCCGCAATCTTCCCATTGTTTTCCGCGATTTTGAAAAGTTCGTCACGGTTCGTAACCTTGCTCTTATCTTTCCATCCCATGGCCTTCAGCGCCGTGGTGATACCTTCCGGCGTACTGGCATCCAAGAACACTTGCGTCGGCCCGTCCTCAGACTTCACGTCGGATGGCTTCGCGGAGGGTTTCGTCACCTTGGCCGCTTTGGAATTGAACTTCACTTCCGGCCCGATCCCAAAGAATTCTTTTTGCTCGTCGGCCAGTTCAATTTCCCCCGCCATGTACCGACGTTTCACTGACGCCCTGATGATGGGGTCTTGTTCTGTGCCTACCGGATATTCACCGTCCTTCGGGACAGTTTTCTTGAAGTTCGCAGTCTCTTTTTCTTTACCGCCTATGCCGCCACTTTCTTTACCACCTGTGCCACCACTCGTGTCACAGAATTGGCCGGAATTGTCTGCGTGGCACTTGTTGAACTTCAGGACTAATTCAAAGGGGAGTTTGGGTTTGGATGGCTCTGCGGCATGTGTGAGTCCATACCGGGACACGAATCGACTCGTATGCAGGGGCATGGGTTACTGACTCACAATTGCAATCAGTTGCACGGGGTCTTATTTTACAGGACAACGCAAGAACGCAACAACTATTTTCCTAGCTCAGTAACTGCTTCGCTCGTTCCGATGACACACCCTGTCTGGTCACCAACTGGAGATGGGCCTTGGCCTTCGGTACAGGCTTCGACACCACCATTTTTAGCGTGGCATGGTCTGTCTTGAGCGGTTTCAAGGTCATCTTCATGAGAGGTACGCTTTCGCCTGCGCTACCATCAAATCATCGGCCAGATCCAGTGCCCAAATACCTGACGACTCACTGAGAATCCACTCACCGATGGTCTTGCCTGCGTAGGTGAACGGTAGCTCGGTCAGAGCAACTAAGGCCGATGGTGACCCATCTTGTAGTAGCTGCTTCACCAGCAACGCATCAGCCGGGGCCAGCGATGCCATCATCGGCTGCAACACTCCTGCTTCCAACTCTCCCAGTGAATACGTCCGCAGAGCATCCCATTCCAACTCGTCAGGCAGAAATCCCAGCTTGGCGTAGTATGCCGCATTACCGGCCACGCTGAGCGCAATCGAGGATGCCGTGGACTTCTTCCCCATGTCCAGCATGGCACTGAACATACGCTTCAGGAACGCGGCCTCGGCCTTTGGCGTGCCCTCAGCCAACTCCGCACGGGTCAAGTAGAAGATACCCGTGAATGGGTCCAGTATCGCCCCCAGCTTGAATTCCACCCCATCCGTGACCCCTCGGGCGTTCAGTCCGATATCCCCAGAGGGATGAAACTCCACCGGCTTCGAACCAACGCCTCGTGTCATCACCTCTTGGGGACGCCCTCCAGTGAGCTTGGTCATCAACTCGACCGGAGACATGCCGATGTTGGCGTTCCACTCGGCCACCTGTTCAGGAGTCGCTGTCACACCGATCTCCGCTAGGTCAGCCGCTGTGACAGGCTGAAAGACCTCAGTCCCATCAGGCACCGTGGCCGTGACCTCGGTGGTCTTCCCCTTGCTCGACTCCACCGACCGGCACAACGTGCGGCAGTGCGGGTGGTAGGGTGGGATGTGTAGCCCTCGGTCAGTCAGTTCTTGGGCATTCATCTCGCTGTACATGGCCATCGATGCTTTGTCCTGCTTGGGCCATGGTTGGACGACGCGAAGGTCGTTGGGGTCTTGCACGTTCAGGGCTTCAATCACCTTCTCACGCGCATCAGCCACATCAAAAATATGGCCATCAATCATGCGGCAGAACTTACTGGTCCGACCATCGAGCACGGCGGTCAGACGATACCGGGCCATCCCCAGCACTTCGGCCTCAGCCGTAAATCCCCACGTCGCCAAGCGGCTGGCGTTGAGACTGGTAATCATACGTAGCTGCTCATCGCCTTGCTTATCGAACGACACAAACGGCGTGACATAACGTCCGCTGACCGGATCTTTCTTCGTTACATCGAACTTATTCGTTATACCGAACGGGATGGTTTCCTGCACACCTGACGCATGGCTGATGGTGATGCTCTGCACCACAAACGAACCATAGACAAATAGTTCTTGATACCGCTCGGCAATCTCCGGTTTACAATACGCCAATGTGCAGTGCGGTTTGTAAACCGGGAAGCTCTTTTCCTTGAAATCTGCGTAATTTCCAATCTCAGCCTCGATAGCGTGCAACTCGGGTGACACGATCCTCGCCACCACGGGCACGGCTCCATCCGAGTGTTCTGAGGCAGGGAATAACTCCACCCCCTCGACTCGCGCCTCAAAAGGCTTCTGACTGGCAAGAAAGGCTCTCAGGGCGTCGAGGTTCTCGTTCAACAGGCCATACCGCACCGTGACGTGGTTGGGGTCCACGTCCTTTCCTGCGCCCTCCAGATGGTCATCCTGAATGGCGTCTCGGGCCATGTTCAGACTAAGCGCGGCTGCACTGGTAGGAGCAATAGGGATCTGGGTATTCCCATAGCTATAGGTGCCACCCTTCAGCACCGCCGCATATCCTGCAATCGATTGCAGCACGGGTATTACTCCTCGGGGTGAAACTTCGGCTTGTAATACGTGTTACTCGCAAATACCACGTCCAACCGATTCTCCAAGAAATCCTTATCGCTGCCGTTCAGCTTGGTCTTGAACAGATGATATTCCTGCTCCAGATGCCGTCTCTTCTCCGGAGACATGTCACCCGTCTGGACGAGCTTCCCATCCACGATCCGGATGGTCCGGATCACTTTAGGCGGGTCCATCGAATAATTGATAAGTTCTGCGTACAACTAGCACCTCCATGCCCCTGTAGTCTATCAGATAATTTGTCAATTGTCCATATACAGGGTCTGGTTCTTCCACAGTTCCTTCAAGCCCGTGGTGGTCTTCATGGCTTCTTTCAGATTCTCAATGCGACCCAAAAACGCTTCACGTTCTCGACTGCTCATGCCCGAATGACGATCAGCAAACGCTGTCCAGTCCGTCCTATCTAACGCATCGGCCATTTGCTTCCGTTCATCCTCTGGAAAGTCGTCACTAGCTGACTCCCTCCACGTTCTTGTGGTGGCCGACCGGAAAGTGAATTCATCATGACCATAGATGGGAGCCGGAAGACTGTAACCATTGTCCATGGCGAGGAGCTTGCCATTAGCGTCGAAGGACACATTGTTGGGATGCCGATCCATCTGCCCCATAGCGTAATCCAATACTGCCAGTCTTCGGATTTCTTGTGGAGTCGCTTTCTGACCATCGGAATCAATACCCGGCACCCACTTCGTGAGACTACCTCCATGTGGATGGGGTGCCTCATCATTCATGATGTTCACTCCCTCAAAAGGTTGCCCGGTACTAACAACATCAATGTGTTCTCGGAGGACCGTCTCCGGCACCAGATCCAGTCCTAACGCCTCTGAGACTTCAAAGGCAATGGCTTCTCTCTCACCCAGCGACAGATCCCGGTTGATGACGTAGTTTGAAATATCGTCATTCCAAAAGGCTGCGGCCCAGCGTTCACCTGATTCAGCCTTCAATGCGGCAACGGTCCCATCCTCCAACGTCACTTTGTACGTTTCATTGGCGTGTGTCCCCGGATTGATTTCCTCAGAATCTGCGATGTTGCCAGTCCTCATCGAATTCAATGACGAACCAGTTGGTGCCGCCGATACTACCGGGGCTTTCGATGGCGTCGTCAACCGCCTCACCATCGAAGATTGCCCGGTGATACGTGGTGGGTTCGCAAACCCCGTGCCCATGGGGGCGTTCATGATCGTGGCAAACCCTGCGGCTTTTGCCCTATCTGCTTCCATCCGACGATCTTCCGTACTGCCAAAGCCATACTCAGGCGGCTTGAACGTAGACGTTCTGGGCGTTCGACCGGCCATGGTGGTGGCGGCGAGACCCTGACTGACACCACCCTGCGTCCATCGTCCACTCTCTGGTGACCCTTTCGGGACACGGGGCTGGTTCCGATCCCACTTCAGGATGGAGACGTATGCAATTGATTGCACAGGCTTCCGCTGGAAGATCAGCATGGTCAGTCTTTCTTGAACGTCGCCGTGATGTATGACCCCGAAAATTCCACTTCCAACTGCCGTAGAAACGCTCGTTCTCCGTGCATCCGTGCCTGCGTCATCTCGATCATCTTGTGATAGGATGGCGGCATGGGTTCTTTTTCTTCAATCGAGAGCTTTCCACCATCCACTCGGACGATGGCCATCACCCTCGACCTTCCCCCCGTATGATCCCAAATCTCGGTGTGCATAACTAGAATCCTCCACCCATTACTGTATCACAATTTGAACAATTTGTCAATTACTGTTACCACATATTGTTCAAACCGCTCCACAGGTTTTTCAGGCCATCCGGAGTGCCCAACGCCGTCTTCATCTTCTCGACACGGCCCAGAAATGCCTTCCGCTCCAGTGCATTCATGTTCGGGTGGCGGTCCATCACGGCCTGCCAATTCGTCTTCGACATGGAATCGAGTATCTCAGTTCGGGTGGCGTCTGGTATTGTGCCGGAACTAGCCCAATCCCTCGCGCCATGCGACCGGAAGGTGAAAGCATCGGGCGGATCACCGTCAGGCACCGCAGGCATACTGTAGCCGTTGTCGATAGCCACAGGTTCCGTTCCGTCGTACATCAAATTGTTCGGGTGACGATCCATGGTGCCGATCATGTAGTCCAGCACCGCCAACTTGGCTCCACCACTGGCACTGAGGTATCCGTCTTTCCGTGCATCACTGCGGTAGTGCTGAAACGACCCCCCTTGAGGATGGGGCGCATCAGGATTCATATCAGGGCCACTGCCACTCCCACTGCCGCTCGGAGCAGTGCCTGACGTGTTATACCCATGGTCGTGACGCCACTCGGTATAGGACTGGACGTTTTTCGCTACGATACTGTCAATGATTCTGGCCTCGGTGTCCGCATGGTCTTCGATGAATTTATCCCGGTCCAGATGTTCTTCCGCGTCATCTTCATCGACTTCATCGAACCCGCTGTAGCCGTCCTTCAATTTCGCTCGGATAAGTTCTCGGACCTTGTTTTCCTCGGCCTCGTTCATAGAGTCCGTGACATCGACGTTTGCTTCATCCAGAAACTCGATGGGATTCAGTTTGCCTTCATCCGGCTTGCGCTCAAAGGGTTCCTTAGACCCCATGGGCAACGTGGGATGTTCCAACATGGCGGAACGTGTTCCATGGGCATCCTGATCTCTGAACGCCTCATATTCCTCATCCCAGATTTCCTGTACCTCTTTGGCACGTTCTTGGATATCAGAAACATGCTCTTTTTGTGCCTCATGGTATAGGTCAGCCATCTGGTCGCCAGCTTCCTCATAGGCATTTTCTCTGGCGTCTTCTTCGGCATTTTCCTGATAGTCTCGATAATCCTCTCGGGCTTGGTCTGAATCGTATCCCTGCCCATCACCACTGTTCATTCCGCCTTTGGCCTTGGTGTTGATATCGATGTTAGTTTCGTCTACGACCTCACGGAGCACGGTTTCAGGCACGATTTCCAGCTTCAGTGCCGAATCCACCTCATACGCAAAGGTTTCACGAGCCGCCAACGAAAAGTCCTTGTTGGTGACCATCTTCTTGATGTCATGGTTCGCAAAACGCAAACTCCACGATTCACCACGTTCGGGTTTATAGACGGCTTCGATGGTCTCCCCCTTGTCATCCACCAACGTCACCACACATGAGGCATTCGCATTGCCTGCATTCCCCAGTGGGCGGCTGTCTGTCGCTCGGTCGGTCTTCAGGGCCTGAATGACTTCCTGATGTGGATCAGGCGGTGGTGGTTCGGGAACACCCACTCCACGAGGACGATTCACAAATCCTCGGCCACCTTCTTTGACGTTCAACAGAACAGGCTTGAAGGATGGGTCGGGTGTCCGCGTGTGGCCTGCGATAGCCCGTGCTCGATCCATGGTGGAAAAGCCTGCGCCACGATCCCCATGGGTGGCGTAGCGTTCCATCCCCGGTGCCGTGCCGTATTTATCATCGATTGCGCTGGCCGCTCCGGTCCCATGACTCCCTTGACTGATCCACTGCCCACCCGTGGCTGACCCCTTCGGGCCACGCGGCTGGTTGCGATTCCACTTCAAGACGTGGGCATAGCCCTGCACCATAGACTTGATAGTTGCAATCAATTGCCGGGTAAGTGGTGGCATGGTGTCCTACGTATGCTTCTTCACGAACGTGGCCGACACGTCCTCGTCATCCTCGGGGAGTGGATCACTGGGTAGGTCATTGGTCCACGAGTCATCCACTGGTTCACCTGTGGCCTGCTCCTGAGCCAACGCTTCCCGCAACTCCTTACGTGCCTGTTCGTCCGATGATTCGGTCATAGCTGTTGTCTCCCTCGCGCTCCATGACCGATACGGCCACTTTATGCACGCTACGATGGTTCTCTAGCCCATCCTCTCGTAACTTCTGACTGACGGCGGCTGTCGCCTTCTGGTGCTTCTCAGCCACGCCACCCCACTGGGGCACCGACACCATCCGGAGTAGGGTCTTTCCGCCCCGCTTCATCCACGTCCACCCTTGGATGCCGTTCTTCACCAGCACCGCATGGACCTTTTCCCTGACGACCGGAGACACCCCACCCGCGAACGACAATTCTACCGCAGGCTGGCAATTACTGCCCGTACACTTCTTCAGGACCAGCACCGCATCCTGATTGAACGTCTTAGCCGTCTGCGCCACCAACCGTCTGGCGGCTCCGTTGCCCCGGTAGAACACTTGCCACATGGACTCCGACCCACCATCCCACCCACCGACTCCCGGCTTCACAGAGACTCTGGTAACCCCCGGTAGGGCCTCCAGACGGCTCTGGAACTCGTGCATGTGCTGGAAGACCTCTTTGTTCGCTTGGTGCCCCGGATCACCCTCTGGCCGCTGACTCGTGATGGCCACTCGGGTAAAGTCCGGACCCTCCTGCACGGTTCCCTCGGTGAACTGCCCTCCTATGGCGCTTCCCTTGGGTTCCCGTGGGTGTTTCGACGCATCCCATTTTAACACAGGCCCAGACGTGGTCAAAAAGGCCACATAAATGACCTGATCTTCTTTTCGGACCACCTTCACTGGATCTACATCCTCCAGTGGAGACTCCCAATCTGCATACTGTTTCCCACCTTGCGGCCCTAGTGCCTCGACCACATCAGCCAGTCGATACTGACGCACCTCGTGAATCAATTCCGGTGGCACAGTCTCTGTGCTCGACATCTCTGTGCTACGCGCTTGTGCCCACGAACCCGATGGCCCAAAAGCATGCTTGTTGGCAGGCTGGAAGTAACGACTGGCTTCTGGCTTGAACACAAACACTGTAATAGTGTCCACCGAATCATCCGACGCCATCGCCGCATAACTCAGCGCCACTTTCTCACTCGTGGATGCAAACCCTTTCCCTATGGGAGAACTCCGATCCATCTCGCTGAGAGGCTTGAGTCCTTCCTTCAGAATCTTCTCGGCCAACTCATTGGACGTGCCATGGTAAGCGAACCTACCTTTACCATCTCGTGGGTGTTTACTCTCATCGAACTTGATGGCTTTGGTCTTGGCCTCATCCTCTGCAATCAATTGCAGAGCATCCTTCTGAATCTGTGCGGTGGCGTTGTGCTCCAGATACTGGAGCATGTTGTTGGTGGTCTGCTTCAGGAAGGTATCGAAAGTGCCCACGCCCACAAAGGAGGGTTTACCTCTCGCCACCATGTTGGCCCCGAACACGCCACACGACAGGAGCATGTAGGTAATCCACTCTTTGTTTTCCGTGCCGACTTCAGCCATATCCAGATCGGGCACCAATCGACGGGCTTCATCCCATTTATGGTCGAGACAGGCTTGCGTGATTTTCTGGTAAATGGGAGCCGACTGAATACGCCACGTCCGCAGAAGACGCCTAAGAAACGCCCTCTCCAGTGCGATATACGTTCTCAGGTCTACAGTCTTCGCCACGGCTAGTCGTCTTTACGCTCTCGGATAGCTCGGATAATTTTCTGCTGTGCGCGGCCTTGCGCCATGCGGAAATCTAGGGCTCTCTGCTTCGCTCCGACGACGCCACCTTCTTTTCGTCTGGCTTCGGCCATCCGTGCGGCTTTTTCCTTCCGCTTCTTCCGCCGCTCAATACCCCGCTGCTTGGCGGCGGTATTCGTGGTCAACGACCCCATAGGTGGGAGCTTGGGATCACTTTCTTGGGTCAGATGAATTCGCTGGCTTCGCCGCTCAGCCTGCTCGGCTCTCTCCTCGGTCTGATACTTGGGCTCCAAGGGATCTGGCGGGGCATCCTCTGGAAAGTCTGATAGCCCATAGACCTGCACGATTTTTTTGGGGTCATCAGGCGTGTGCCCAAATGGGCCTGTCCCCATCGTGAACAACCCATGTTTATCTCTGGGATGCTTATGCTCATCCCACTTGAGCACGTCGGTGAAGGATTTAGCCATGGGACTTCAATACATCCGCCATGCTCCGCTCCACGGCTCGGACATACGCTCCGGTATACCGATTCAGCACCGCTTCGAAAAACACCACGCCCTGATCCGGCATGATGCGGGTGCCGGTGTTCGCATCAGGCATGCCTGCCTGTAGCTCGGCCATCATCCGTGGTGGGAATCCAGTGATGGTGACTTCACCCTCCACCAGCCGTACCTTACCCAAGACTTCTTCGGGCTTCATGCTGTAGTTATAGATGGTGAGTTCACGCATATAACGCTCCACCAATCAGGTGGATTTCTCCCTTACGCAACTGGTTGATGACGATTTTTCTCCGGCGCTCAAAGGACGCTCGTTCCGCCTTCCCAATATGTGACCCATCAAGCACACGGGCTACATCCATCTTCTCAATGCGCTCCGCTAATTCGCCCTGATATTTCGTGGGTAAATCATCTCGTCTGAGATTATCGACCGCTAAACTGTTGGTGCCGCGTACTTCACTCATCGTGTAACCATGGTCAATGGCAATTAACTGATTACCTTTCACCATGGCATTACCGGTATGCCGGTCAGTATTTCCCAGAAGGGCATCGAGCACCGCCATGTTCCCGATATCTTTTCGTGACAGACCACTCACATCCGCCACGCCATAATTCCTTGCGCCTGCCTGAAACTCTTGGAGTGAGCCTATCCTTTTCACAGGCGTCTCGTCATATTCTGGATATTTAGGGGCCGAGATTTCGACTTCACCCATCACCGTCATGGGCACCAAGTCGAACCCCAGTTCGTCATCCATGCGAGATGCGATCACTTCACGTTCTGCGAGTGACGCCTCACCACTCCCGCCATGTTTTTCTCCCTCAACCGGCTTGAACACAAACTCTTTGCCATCAATTTCCACCACCAAGGATTCATTGATGCCGCCGCCCAACTCCCGTGTGTGTTCTGAGTGTTCTACGATGGGCGTCCTGAGCGTATTCCTGTGTTCACCAGACGGAGTCCGATCCAGTGGCGGGGACTTTGACACCGCCATATTGGCTTTCATCTCGGCCAGTGCTGCATCCTGTATGACTTTATTTTCAGCGTCCCGAATACGTCGCTGCGCCTTCGGAGACAGCCCTGCAATGTACTCACGTTGCTGAGTGCTCGTACCCTTGGGAAACGTGGGAGCTTCATTCCTCTGAAATTCTATGGTCCTAGCAGCCTCAGTTGTACCAAGTCTCCGACCCTTCGCCTGATCCTTCCCATGCCATCGATCTCGTTCCCCCTGTGGGGTAAGACCCTTCGCCCATCGTCCTCCCTCGGGTGACCCTGCGGGGTTTCGCAACTGGTTAGGACTCCACTTGAGAATACGGGCGTAGTCCATGGTTACCTCGACGCCGCAACGATGGACGACAGGTCCGCATCATCGGACCCAAACACCACCATAGCCAGTAAGCTATTAAACGCTCTCAGGTCTTCGGGGTGCAACGACTCGACCTCAGCATTGATTTCCTCAGCACGCTCAGCGGTCAATTCCTGCTTCTGTGCCAGTGTGGGCATCAGACCCTGATACATGGCATAGTCCTGCGTCAACGCAAGTAGATCGCCTGCCGCCTTCCGCTCCTTGAAGGTATACATGGCCTTGGCCTTTGCTCGGGCCATGGACTTGACTTCTTCCTTCTTCCCCATTTCTTCGATGGTTTCCTTGGGTTCTGGCTTCACACCCGGCTTCACTTCCGTCATGGATGCAGGCAACTTACCCGAATCCAGTTCATCAGCCGTAGGCGTATTCTTGAGTGGCACGTTGTCGGGACCAACACCCTGAGCAGGCACTTCAGCCAGTTCCAGTGCCATGCTACTGACTGTGTTGATTTCCTTCAGGTAGCTCTCGCGTGTGGCCAGTGCCGCCGACAATTCAAGAGCTTTCAACTGCGTCTCCACATCCTTCAGCGTGATGGGCTTCGACTTGAACAGGAGCGTCTTGAGTTTTAGCTCCTTCATGATGGTCTTGTTGATCATCTCGTCAAACTCAGCACGCTCTGGCAGAAAGACCTGCGCCTCGGCCACCATGTAGCTCACTTGTGCGGTGGCGAAGTTGTAGTCTGACGCATAACCCAGAAACAGGGGTGGGAGTCTGAAGCCAATACGGATGTGCTCCTTAGTGGACTCATCATACTGGGTATACATCGCATCCTGAGACTGGGCAGAACCGAAACGCTCCACCTTCACATCGACCTTGCCAGCCGCATCAAGTGAACCTGACGATGACTGGACCTCGACCACCACCGCCCGGTTCTTGTTCTTGTTGAGGCCCGACAAATACATGCGAAGTTGGTCGGACGTGTCCTTGATGAGTGTGCCACCCTGAATGAACACAATGGCTGGGGGCAGGCCACCAGCATCCAAGAACTGGAGGTTCTGTTCCTCGGCGGCTCTGGAGCCAATGACTGATGGTAACTGGTTAATCCATCGTGGCAACCAGTACGGAGTGGTCACGTCGGGGTTAATACCCAGACAGAGCAACTCCGACCCACGCTTTTCAGGCGGGATCTTCTTGCCTTCTTCTTCCCAATCCCCAGTGTCACGGTTAATATGACGGGTGGTTCCGAATTCCCGATAGTACACTTGCTGTTTCAGGGCGACGGTCTGTGCAAAACGACGCTCACGTTCCCAGATCAGTAGCTCGACTTCTGTGCCATCCCGCTGCACCTTCTTCTTGACTTGGATGGGCTTGTCTAGTTTCACCATCCGGATGTGGGCCGTCTCCACACTGCGAAGACCCACCACGTCCTCGGCCATGTTCCGAAGCACTTCAATAAACCCATACCCTACAGACTCCATCTGCCGCCGCAACTTGCGCCGGATGGTGACCATGGAGATGTTCGGGTACGGCTCATCAAAGAACGCCTTGGCGATCTTCTCTTCCTTCTTATCGATGTCCTTCCCTTCATCCACCGGGACAAATTCATGCCCTGTGCCATCGATGTTCACCTCCATCGCTTCGATGCACTGGTTCAGGACATTGTTGGTCTGGACAAGGTTGAGCAAGACATTCGGCTCGAAAGGCGGCATCAGGAACAGGTTGTTCTGACTGCCTGACGTGAAGTAGAGGCTGGACCATTCGTCCTCTAGCTCGACGGCACTGTGTGCCATCACCAGCCACGTCTCACCCTTAATCACCTTCTGGATGAAGGTTATCTTGTGCTCGGGGTGTTCAGATTTCTGGACCGGGTCGCCAATCAACTTGAGCATGAATCACCCTTGACAAAGCGGTATTCTGTCGTACACAAGGATGACCCAGTCTACGGATTTTTGCACTCAATTGCAATTCGATTGTGCGACCTTCCCACCAAAAGATAGTAAGGCTGTTTTGACAAACTATGGCTTGATGGACATGGACTCTGTAGTCCTGAGTTTTCTCAAGACCACACGCATGGCCGCTGCTTCCGTACGATTCAGCTTCGCCACCGCCATCATCGGTGGACTTCCGACCCTTTCCATCTGGGCCGCGATTTGCTCATTGGAGTCGGCACTCATCTCCAACCAATCCGCAAACCGTTGGCGTTCTTCATCGGTCAGTAAAAGGTTCATGATGGGTTCGGCTCCTTCGGCACTTCTGACTGCACCTTCGACAGATACGACGTCTTCGATGGTGATGGCTCCAATTTCATTGGTTCCATCAACGGCACGGCATACCAATTACACATGGTCAATCCATCACGCGGCGACGGTTGTGACTTCTTCAAGGCATCCGTCGTATCATCGGCATCCACCATAGAAGCTCTCGTCCAGATTTCATACACCACAAATTTCATTGCAGTTCCTCCCAGACACCACCACGGGGTAGCAGGAATGTTTCCTTTTGTTCCTCGGTGAATCGATCAGCTTGATCCTTGGACGTCCATCCAAATTCATTCGCCCAATACCATCCTTCCTTCCGCCCCGGTCGCACACGCTTAGGTTTTCTCTCGCTTCGGATGACCCACATGGTTACCTCAGCTTTCGCCACAGTGCCACGCCACCAATTACGACGCATACCGCCCACTCTGTCACAAGAATCGGATCGAGCGCCATCTATCCTCCGGGGTTCTGATACCGAGTGCCCCATGGCTTGTAGGCATTCGGGTCTTTCTTCGGTTCGTCGGCTGACAAGGGAATCACATGCCAGTTGCTGAGGTTCAACCCTTCTCTGGCTGGCGGCTCTCCCTTGTCATGAGCTTCCTGCTCCGTCGCCGCCTCGATGACTCGGGCTGTCGTCCACACCTCATACACTACCCACTTCATGACCCCACTCCTATCCAACGCCACACGGTCACGTAGCCCACGAACAGCACGACCGATTCGACGCACCAAAAGATGACACGCGCCCACTTCATGGCTTCTCTCCAAATTCTTCAATGACCCGCTCACACTCAGCTTCGTCCATGTGGCCGATATGGGCCTTCTTCCCCATGAGCACTGCCAATTGCTTATAGGCTTGGCTCCGGGTCATCCCTGCACTCTTCCACCACCCATCAAAGGCGGCATGGGCTTTGATACGAGCCTTCCGCATGCTCTCCGTGGCCAATGACCCCTTCGGTGCCAATGACTCCTTATGTGCTCCCACACGGCGCGTGCAACCTTTCTGTGGGCACATCCAGACAAAGCCATACGAATGCCCATGGTAAATCACGGCGTCATTCACGAGCACGGCTTCTAGCCCATGCTCGGGACACTTCATGGCTTCCTCCACAAGTCCGTCACCTTTATCGACCCTGCTTCACGCACCTGTTTTTCGAAAACCGTTTCCTTCGGACCTCCAGCCAGCACGCGCAATATCCGCATGGCGCGGTCGTAGCCATCATCGGTGCCAAACAACCGCATGGCTTCTCTGATCTTTGCGCGTTCTTGCCACGTCATCGCTCTATCCACACCTTCCGCACATGGCCATACGACCCCGTGGGATCGTCCTCGCAGTCCACCCACTCGTGACCATCATCGGACCCCTGCCACTTCTCTGTTAGCTCGGGCAATTCAATCAACAGGAACAGCATTGACGTCCAATTCCCCAGCAACGTCACCAGTCGCTGCACACCGGGGCAGTCTTCGCCGGGACATCCATATTCGCCTTCCACCGTTTTGTGGTAAATTTTGGCTTTGATCACCATCAACTTACGAATCTCTTGCTGGTCGTGTTCACTCAGCCACTTATCCCACACTTTAGCTATCGGTTCATTCACGGGTTGCGCTCCAGCATCTTCGTCGGCCCGACGTATTCCTCGTTGATCAACGTCTTGCCATCCGAGTCTACGTCATACTTCCAGACGTAGCCCCGCCCCGGCCATGACATGGCCTTCTTCTCGGTCCCTTCACAGACAATGACGTTAGCGTCGTCTGTGCCCTCCAGTGGGGTGGCTCTCTCGTCATACACAATCCACTGCTTCTCCATCGTGCCTCCCAACGGTATGCCCAAACGCTTAGCTATCCTCGCTACCTGCTTCCGGGTCTGTCCGTTTCTGATTTGACGATACCCTGTCGTGTTCGTGTGTCTCCGTGACCGCTTCATAGACTTCCTTCTTGAACACCCCGGTCGGACAGAGCATGTTCTCACTGTCACCAAAAATCTCGATGTGCTCTCTCCGCAGAAGGCCACAGTTACGACACTTTTCAAAACGGCAGACGCAGGGTGGTTGGACACTCAGATCCTCCCACTTCACCCCACACCACTTACAGAATATCGGCATTCTGCACCTGTAGCTCTCGCGCCCCACAGACACACACACGAAAATACACGCGACGACCATCAATGATTTCCCACTGACGACGCCAATTATGCGAATGATCAGTAGCTTGCACCGCCGTGACGATCAACAACGCTTGCCATGCGTCCCATGCGTCAGACTCTCGGTCGGCAGCGGCTGGTCCATCGAATGACCATCCTCGCGTTTTAGAGTCATTTGGAACCGTCGCAAGGAAACCAGCACGAAACGCCTCTCGCAACGTCGGCAATTGGACAGGAGCAATATGCACTCGGCATTCTTGCCCACACTTCGGGCACCAACGCCAATCACCAGCGATAGGGACGTTACAACACTCGGTGAACAACGTTTGGTCACTCATCAGACCTTACCACCACCTGAGACTTGAGCAGTTCCACCGTGTTCTGGAACGCCTTCATCAACACAGCCGGGTCGATGCTCACGGCATACACCTCACCGCTTCGGGCCATGCCTGCCATCACGCAATCGCACACCATGTCGATCACGTCGATGAGGTTCACGTCGTCCCGCACACCATCAGGATTTAGAAGATGGTGACGGTTCAACTGACGATGCCGGTCCCACCACCCGGTCTGCTTGAAGCCCGTGATGAAGTCCGCATGGAAGCTATCAATGTCTGTGAGCTTGTCGAAGTCATGACGACCTGCGGCCTTCAGCAATTCAGCCGCCATGAAACCCAGCGCAGCATGCACGTCTCCAATGTGCTGGAGACTACTAGCCAGAAGTGTCTCACGAGAGACGTTGGCGAAATCGCAAGTGCGTGTGTCGGCAGTCTCACTCTTTCGAATCTCAATCATGAATCATCCCCTTTGCAATCGATTGCCAGACTCCATCTGCCCAATGACTTGTTGGACCTGACCCTTGAGCTTCCTGATCTGGAGCTTCGCCATCTTCCGATAGCCTGAGTGCGGTGGGATGCCTTCCAACACGCAATCTTCCAGCTTCTCGATGGTCTTCCACATTTCTTCCCACTCGGCTCTGGTCAGCGACATGTGACCCTCGTCTCACATTCGTAATTCTTCCGCATTCTATTGGCTCGGCGCACAGCCGTCCACCTGAACCAGTGCTCAAACACCGGTATCCACAGGCCCAGACCCATGGGATTGATTTCCACCACCCACCGCCGCCACCGAATCATCAGACTCCTTCTTTCCATCTGACAAGCAGAAACACCGTTGCTGTCCAATCCTCCAACAACTTCACCAACCGTTGAACGCCGGGACATGTTTCACCGGGACAACCGTACTCTCCTTCCACTTTTTTATGATAGAGAATCGCATGCGTCACCATCCACTTGCGAAGCTCTTGCTGATCATGCTCACTCAGCATCTGCCGTTTGGTCCTCTCTGGACCAAGTTCAGGTGGTCTGACCCCATTTCCCAAATCCTGAATCATGCGTTCAATCAGGCCACGATTGACGGCAACCCCTTCTGCGTACTGTTGATCCTTATCTGTCATAACTACCCCACCTTACCTAATCACCGCGAATACCTTCGGGCCGCTCTCCTTGAACGGTGCATCGTCTGGACCCTTCGGATACGCATCCACCCAGATGAGCTTCCGATCACTCCGTCCCGGCCCACAGGGCTGGAGCTTCGCATGGCCCTTCACAATGAACCGCACCTTCAGCTTCCGTCCTGTGCCAGCCTCTAACGGCTCTACAGCGGTCGCCTGCGTCTTCCTGAGTGCAATGACACGCACAGTGGGCTTGAGGTTGAATTCCTTCTCAAACCGCTTCCGCGCATGGCGCTCGATATGACCCTGCTCCTGTGTCAGCTTCGGCTCGATTTTCTTCTTCGTGCCGGGGACCGTCTGACGAAACCATAGGCAAGACATCATGAAGAACCGACTGAGCTTCTGCACGACCTCCATGGTGGCATGCTCACCCACCGCCCATGGGTTGTTGGCATACTTGCCCTTCCCTGTATAGGTCTCACGATATAGCTGCGTGCTCATGGCCAGCATCTCATCGAGCGTAAACCTCACCGGCCACGACCACTTCGTGGATGGCAGAATGCGACCCTTCATCACTTGTTGATCTACGACATACGCGGAGAACTGGAGCGCCGGTTCCTTCTGATTCGTGTGCCATGACCATAACAGTGCGGCGGTAGTCCCTGCGGACACCGGACTCGATGCCACGGGATACGGCTCCGCGAACCAGAACCACCCGGCTCGGGCTGTAGGTATCTCAACGGAAGAAAGTGGCGAGTCAGGCGGAATGGACTTCGCCCCTTCCATGATGGCGTGCATGGTGTCCGCATTGAACGAGAAGACCTCGGAAACTTTCAGGGCGTTCAAATCTTCCTGCAAGTCCATGTAGTCCACTCGACGTGCCGCCAATTCAGTGGGCGTTAGCTGCTTGATATCCTGCAACGACTTCATCGCTTCGATTTTTTGGTCGAGTGCGATCTGCCAGTGGGGCATCTTGCCAAACGCATTATGCTGGAATGCACTCAGTGGCACTTCGGCTGAAATGATTTGCCCGTCGTTGTGCTTCCCCTGAATGTCCCAGAACGTGATCAGCTTCTCAGCCAACGCCACATGGTCAGGGCTCGGATAGGGATTGAAGTCTTCACTGCTCGGGGCAATGAAACAGGATGGTTCCCCGTTCGGCGCGATGGCGAACTGCACCAGACTCAGTGCTTCCAACTCCACGATACGCTCTGCCGCTTTTTCCTCGGGCATCCCCAGATGCCTGAACAGCAATCGACCCAGCGTGGGAGCGATGTTCGCATACTTTTGCAGCATCAAGCTCAACGAAATAGGCTTATAGCCCATGGGTAGTCGCATCAGGCCCATGTGAACACCTTCTGGAAGGTCAACTCTGAGGTTTTGGACACGTCCTCATTGACTCGGACGTAGCCCTTCTTTTCCAGTTCGGCTACTTTCTTTTCGAACGCCTGCTTGGCCTCGTAGAATTCGGTGCCTTCTGACAAGATATGCACCTTCAACGGCTGCTTCCGCCGCGCATACGCCCCGATCACGTCAAAAAGACCCTTGAACTCCTGAATCTCCAGACGATACACCTTGTCGTGCTTATAGGGACTATTGCACCAATAACTTTCGATACGACGGGGAATTGCTGCTGCCATCTGACTCCCTCCATGGACTGCCACGAGTCTAGCCTACACCAATCTATTTGTCAAATATGGCTTTCACCATGAATCGCACCTTCTCCGGGTCTTTACTGTCAACCTGAATGGTGACCTGAACCGGGAACTTTCCCGTGGTGGCCCAATGCTTTTTCAGGAGTGGTGACACTGCACGCGCAATATCCTCCATCAATTTCTGGGTGTCTTCCATGATAACGATCTTACCACCAGTCTGGCTATTTGTCAAGAAGGCTTACTGGGCGACTGCACCCTCGCAATCTGTAAGCGCACCCAGTCGGGCACGTCTTCACACTCCTCTGGGGTGGCGGTACGGATTGAGCCATCAGCCTCCCACACGCCAATTGACCAGCAATATACGCAGGCTGTCAGGTCACCGGGCTGTGGGAGGATGGATTCACCGGGCTGGGGTTCCATATTACTAACGGAGGTGACGGCATCGATGACGCGATAGCAGACGTGGCATCGGTGCTCCATCATTCGGGCTTTGCCCACCCAGACCGCATCATCAGTCATGGCTTATGACCTCTTGAACTTCTTCACCTCACCCCAGTTCTTGCCTACTTTAGCATCAGCCACGAATTTTAACTGTGGATTCCACCCGACTTTTTCGAACGGAAGATTCTCCATGGTGCCGAGTTGGAGGGACACGATATTGTCCACGTTGTTCTCGGGGACGTAATTCAAGATGCTGTCATGGCAGGCACCAAAGCATGGTGCAGTATGTGATAATCCTGACTGGTGCTCTAAGGCAATCGTCCAGAGCACCATGTCTGTTAGACATCCTTGGACGGGGCTATTGATCGCTTGTCTTTCCGCCTTTGCCGCCACCTCACGATTGGGACTCTTGATCAATGGGAGATGACGGATTCTGCCGAGTGGTGTTCTGACGTGTTTCTGGAGTCTCGCCTGCTCCACCGCCACACGATGGTACACCAACAGATTCGGATACTTCGTAAAGAAGGTATTGCGGAAGGTTTCAGCCTCTCCATAGGTCAAGGTAACCCCATAGTTACTACGGGCATAGTTGACGAAGCCTTCTTCCTTCATCCCAAAGACCAAGCCGAAGTTACCGGCCTTGCCTAACTGCCGGGTCTCTTCGAACGTGTGGATGTCGGTCTGCTCTAACGCCATCAGAGCGTCGTATGTGAATCCTGCGAATGGTGCCGCTGTGTCGGCATGGATATCCTTGCCAGACTTGAACACGTTGATCATGTTCTGCTCATGGGCGATACAGGCCACCACACGGAGTTCACCCTGTCCATAATCCCGCTCCACCACCACATAGCCCGGTGGGGCTGGAAAACAGCGTCTAATGCGTGCTGACCACTTCGTGTGCTTCGGGACAGTTTGAAAGGCGGGAGATTTACACGAGAGTCTCCCCGTCCTCGCCCCACCTTCACCTTCATCCTGATTACCTACGAACAGATAGTACGTGGGATGGTATCGACCATCAGATCGGAGATGCTCTAGGAAGCCCACCACGTAGGTGTTGTAGGTCTTCATCACGCCGCTGTCTTCACGAATGATGGCAATGAAGTCCTTGGCCTTGGGTTCATCCGCGAACATCTCCAGATGCTCCATCGCCGTCGATGGCCTCTTGATCCCATCCTTGTCGGGCTTCTCGGTATACATCTTGGGTTTCAGGCCCAGACCCATCGGTGAGAACATGAAGTCCGTGAGCATGGCCGCTTTGGTCAGGTTCATCCCACCGGGTTTCGATGGATCACCATGCTTCACATAGATGCGGCCACCCATGATCTTGACCGCTTCCTTGACGAGTCGTGCGTGCTCAGTCTCTAGGTCTGACTTCAACTCCTGATAGGCGTCCTTGTCTACGATGATGCCACCCTGCTCCACCGCTTCGAACGCTCTCGCCGCTGGATGGAGGATGTTCACATAGAAGCTGGTGAGTCGTTGGTCCTTCAACAACTCCTGCTTCATCGCCGCCGCCACTTGGAGATCGGCATCCACATCCCCACCCGCATACGGGAGTAGCTGGTCTGGTGGGACTTGGTCCATCCGGCCTTTGTCGATGGCCCGGTCGAACTGGTCCGAGTAACCTGCCAGCGATGGGACATAAATCTTGGTATGCACGTCGAGGGCGTTGCTCCGGTTCTCATCGAGCAAGCTGCCCACGATGGTGGTGTCGAACTTGAAATTGGTGCAACTGATTGCAGCCCGTTTGTGCAGCCAATGCAGGTCATACTTGAAGTTGGCCCCTCGGAGACTCACCTTGGGACTCCGAAGAATAAACTCTAGCTGCTCCCGCAGGGCCGGGTCTTGCAGCCGCTCCGTCTCATGCTGCCGGGATGTGAACCTCACCACGTAGGCTCTGCCAGCCTCACAGGTCGCCTGTAGGGTCACGATGTAGGCACCGGGGTAGGTCAGGGTGGGGAGGGCGTAGGGGTCCAGTCCTAGCGTCTCCAAGTCCTTCGCCACGTCTACAGGCTGGCCAGACGCCTTATAGCGCGTCTCTATCGCCTCACAGAGCCCACTGAAGTCATGGACGTAGGTGTACTCCCCATAGACTGGGTGCCACTTCCCTGAGAGGCAGTAGCGCAGGCTCAGGGTCACATCGGTCAGCAGGTCTACGTAATATCCATGGTCAATGTCCCCAATGTCAGGGCTGTAGGAAATCAGGACCGGCACACTCCCCAACATGTGGGGCACCGTGCGGAGAGACGTGGTGGTCCGGTTCTTGGGAACGACCTTGTTTTCTTGGAGCTTCTTGAGAGGGTCGGACCCTAACGCCAACACCATGGTGGTGTCTGCCGGGATGGTGAAATCGGACACGACGGTGATGGGGAGGTCTTGCACGGCTCGGAGCACCGGGGACAGAACCGCGAGTGTCTTGGCCGATGAGGTCTTCGTCCAGATGGTCAACAGCATGAATGGTCCTGACGATGAGATGCGTTTTTAGAGCTTGCTTCCTGATTTGATCATGAGAGCCATCTCTTCCCGCAACCACTTTGGCAGACCACGGATGGCTTCGTTCCGCTCTAGGATCAGCCGCTCGATGATTTCCACATCCTGCACATGGACGCGCCGGAACTCTCGATTGTTCTCGGACAAGTGCTCGATAGTACCAGCGGTAATTTCATACATCGTAGCCAATGCGAACATGGCTTCTGGTAGGAACGTGACACTGTGTTCCTGAGTCGCTTCCCGCCGCAACAGTTCAGCCGCCTTGAGCAGTCGATCTTGAATCGGGCTCTCAACTGTCACGTCATCAGGCATGGTTATGCCTCCTTGTCGTTACCATACTGCACGCGCCTCCACTCATCGTCCTTCCACCGATACATGGCCACGATGGCTGGCTTGAATTCCTGCACCCGCTCCTTCACGCTGAGTGCAGCGAAACCTGTTTTCTTCCCACACTCCTTCAGCTTATCTTCGTTCAGAACGAACAGCCAGTTCTCTTTCTCCTTGATGATGGAGTAGAGCCGCAGGCGATTGGCGATGGTCACCCAAAACCCTAGCTCCGTGCTGCCCAGAATATCTGACTGGACCTCGATGGGTAGATCCACCCGCCATGGCCCCATCTTGAGTTGGTGAACCTCACTGGCCTTCAGCCCACCATCCACTCCATACAGGGTGACTCCGAGCGTGTCTGACGCAAAGTATCCTAAGTTCATATGACATCCTTCACTTCCAACGTGATGGTCTCTGGTAGCTCCACAATCTTCATGCGGAACATAGGTTGACCGAGGAACGTGGCATCGAACACCCACTCGGACTCGGCCACCGACACACAGACCCAGTCAATGTCCATGTCAATGGCCGGGAACAACGGACTGCACCGTACGTCCCCGACCTTGACCAGCTTCAGCAGCCCCAGTTCCGCCTTGGCGGCTGGCGCATCGAGTCGCATCATGTCTCGGGCGATCACGACTTGCCCCCGATCACCAGTTCCCCCGCATTAGTGACAACGGATTTCCAGTTGATGCCCGTGCCCATCAGGAACGCACCAACGCACCGCTCGATAGGCACCCCTTGTGAATCGAAGTGGATGCTGCCGTAGTTCTGCTTCATCTGCACGCCAGCCGCTTCCAGCTTCTTCAGGTCGTCCTTCGGGTTGTCGGTCCACTCCACACGCACCGAAATCATCCCGCTCTGGTAGAGCTTCGCAGCCAGTCGCACATGCTCACCGAGTGCGATGCAGTGATACACGCTGCCTGAACTTGTGCCCTTGACCTTCTGACCCAGTGCTTTGGCGTCCCTCAGACTCAGGACCGCATCCACTGGCTTTGCAGCCACCGCAAACGCCTGCCCCAAATTCTTCACCGCTGCCGTGGCCCCGATGATAGCTGACGCCATGGACACCTTCTGCCCCTTGGACGACAACTCCACGTTGCCCTTCGCATCCTTCAGGATGGTCGCCGCTTCGAACGCTTCGTTGTAGGTCGGGAACGTCTTCAGTTGCTGTGCCGTCCCTGCAATCGCACCTTGGGCGGCATTCTTGGAGGCAAGCAGACTGAGCCCGGTCACCGACTGAATTGCCTTGATCAGGACCAACAGGCTGGAGTGCTCACCACCAGTCAAGATGACCGTCGTCTCGCCACTGGCAAGAGCCTGAGCCAACGTCGGGTTCATCGCGCCTACCGGAACGTCCACAATCAGCGAATACAGCTTCTCCACCCAGTCAGCCACCACGACCTTGTTCTGCTCCAACACAGCAGCGTCCAAACCCTCGGCCTTCATCAAAGCCGTGGTGGACTTGGTCACACTGACCAGATGTGTCTGGTTCTGATACGTGGCCGTCAGGCTATACAACGACACATCGAACGAGACACCAGCGGCAATCAGTTTCTTCACCTTGTCGGCCACCACACTACCGGGGCCAAACACGCTATTGAAAAAGGCCGTCTGAGATTCTTTCATGATAAATGCCATATTTTTCTCCCACTCCCTTGGGTAAATGTCACGGTCTACAGTCTACCAAACCACCAGCCATTTGTCAATTACAGCTTTTTGCCCTTCCACAGACTCCGAGCCGATGGCATCGGACTGAACTGCTTGGTCTTCGACGTCACCCCGGCTGGCACAATCTGCTTCACCTTGGGCATGTCAGACGACTTCACCAGCTTTGATGAGAACGTCTCATACGACTGACCGATGGCACTGGTCCCGCCGCCACTGAAATACTTGCCGCTGCCACCATTACCACTGTAGGTCTTGGTCCCCTCGACCTCGGTCACGCCGTAGTGCTTCATCAGGAACTGGATCTGCGACTTCGACTCAACGGCCTTCTTGCAGTAGTGCTTCCGCACCCACTGAATGACGTCTTTCTTCTCGGTCATCTCGGCCACGATGGCAGACACCACCAGCCCTGTCCGACCATGGCCACCCACACACCCGACATGCACCTTCTTGCCTTCCTGCAATTGAGTGCAAAGCCACGTGACCATCTTCTTGAACCGTGGCAGGTTCACCGGAGCGTTCATGTCCTGAATGCTGTAGTGAACCTCGACCACGTGCCCCTTCGGCTCCCATGGGTCCGACGACCGGCCACTCGTGCTGCCGTTCTGCAACGACACATACACGTCGGCATCCTTCACGGCAGGGTGGCTGGCGCTTCCGCCGACCAGCACACCCTTGCCCAACTTCATCGCAGGATGCGACTCATAGCAGTGCAATGGCATCTCGGTATCTGCGAAGTCATCCTTCGCACTATTCTTTTTGAACGTGTCCCACAGTGCCATTAGCTGCCTACCCTCTCCACGATATTGACCGTTTGGTTCGGGAACACTTGGAACGTGCCCGTCACCTTGATCTTCTTGCCCCCCAGCGTCGTGATTACTGGCTTCACGGGTGCAGCCTTTGCCTTCGGCTGCTTTTGCGCCCCGATGTATTTCGCATACTTGTTCGGACTCTTATGCTTGTCTGGACGTTCTGAATCCACCAGCTTCCAGTCCACATAGCCCTTGATGGTTGGCTTGTCTTCAGCGTCCACCGGGCAAAATTCCTTGATCAACTCCATGGCCCGTATCGCGTGTGGCGTCTTCGTGATCCCAAACGTGTCAGAGGCCAGCATCAGTTCCAACATCTGCCCCGCACGTTGCACGTCGAGCACCGTCAGCAGATGGCTCCCGTAGTGCGAATACATGTGGGCAGCGGCCTTGTCGAAGATGGGTCCACCGTTGTGCGCCAGCGTGTAGCCGGTATCGACCAGTATTTCCATCGACGTGTTACCAGTCAGCATGGAGACGAGCGCATCGGTCGTGTCGCCCCATGGCTTCCCGCCATACGATCCGCCCCACGAACCCTTGTGAAACCCCAGCGACAACGTCTTGGTGTATTCCCCGATGGTCATCGCGGGTGGCGTGATCAGATACTTGTTCATCGCGGTATCTTCGTTACCGTCCGACGAGATGTTCTTGAGATTAGCCACACCCTTGTCGCCAAATTCCTTCTGCACCTTCTTCCAGAACGTCTCCGTGCCGGGATACAGGTGACGCATTTCTCGCGTCGTGATCAGCAACAGGTAGTGCAGTATCCGCTCACCTTGCAACCCGCACACTTCGGTGTAGGTCGCCATGATTTCTTGCGCCCATGCCGGTAGCGGTTCATTCTCAGTGAACTTCCTGCGAACAATCGACGCCGCATGGTTGAGCGCGTAAAACGACACGGCCTCATTCTCAGGATTGACCGTGTCATGAGTCGTCTTGCAATGGTCCCGATATTTCAGCGTCGAAGCGGCGAACACCGAGACCGGCAAATCTGCAAAGTTATGCAGATGGGTCTGCGGGGCTGCGTTCCAGTGCGCCAGTGTGTTTGGTTCTAAAAATTTCATGGTCCTTTGCCCTCACTCCTTGAGATTTGACCGACCTGACTATTCTGGCACAACCTCATCCGTTTGTCAAATTGTCTCGGACAGCCTGTATTCTGGTTGAAACTCCGCTGGTAGCCGGGTCAGGTTCGTTCTCCAGAACTTCAGCCATGCCCACCGCCGCACCAGCTTGATCTTCCGGCGTTGCCGGGGCGTGATCAGGAACTGCTTCACGAACTGATACTGCTCCTGAGTCTCCACGGCATGCGCGTAGTAATTGGCTCGGACAAACTCCACGGGCTTCTTGACGCCGAAGGCTTTCGCTAGGACGGCCAAGAACAGCCCTGTGCGCCCCTTCCCGCCCATGCAACCGACGTAGAGGGGTTCACCCGCCAGCATCAGGTCCAGAGCCTTGTCCAGCCCCCGGTAGAGGGTCAGGCGGTCAGGCACATGAAAGTCTTGCGTCGGGATATCCACGGCGCAATCCTTCCGTATCTCCTTGGCCATTTTGACGCCCTTCATGGTGGACGGGCACTCCATGAATGGACCCCCGGTCACCACGTAGAACTGTCGCTTGCCTATCGGTATCTGTATTTGCCCTAACACTTGTCTCACTCCTTGAGAAAACTAGCCTCTACATCTTACACCCTACCACCGACATTTGTCAAAGTGGCATCGTTCACCGCCCGTGAAATCTCCCCGGCCCAGCCGCAGTCTCTGCACCCTTCACCATCGCACTGGTCGTGCTCTTCCAACATGCGATTCTGACCTCGGCCAATCTCCATCAGGTCCGCACGCTGCATGTCCAGCAGCACGTCAGCCTTCCGGACGAACAGCCACTGGAAATACCGCAGGTTGCAACCACGAAGCGACGTGAACGCCGCTTCGGTCAGCATGGTCATTAGCTCGTCAGGCGAAATCTTCTCGGCCTGTAAAACCTTCAGAACCTTGCCACTGATTCTCATCGCCGTTCACCTTTCGTTGCTTCCTCTACCCGTGAAATTCGAATCGACTTTGCCGCATGGAACGCCAGACGATTGCCACCCATCCCAGACTGGACTCGGACACCCGGCAGAATCTCCACCGTCTTGCCCTCACTGATGACAATCTCATCGCCGCGATCCACGGTCACCACCACGACGTTGGGATACACCAGTGCTTTTACTTGCACCATGTGTCCCCCAACGTCAATTTTACTACCGACCGAGACTCCGATACTTAATGCGATATAGCTACCACTCCCTTCGGAAGTTCCCACAATGTGTTCGTAGTGCAACATCTCCCGCACACGTTCATAGGTAGGAGTGGCCATTATTGCACCACTCCATTCCCGATCAGGTGCAGTGCCTGCGACACACTGATCATCGACTTGCTGCCTTCCAGATACTGACCGATGGACACGATGGCTCCACCCTCAGCCTTCTTCCAGTCCAGCACACGCTTCACTGCCGGGTCCGCGATATTCAGCCCCCCGTCCATCACGATGTCAGTCCCTGAGAGCACCAGCGACCGCAGGTCAGAACTGGACGACAGCCGTGGAAGCGACGTAGTCAGTTCAGGTTTCGCAATCACCACCAACTTGGCAACCTGCGACTCAGGCAGACCCCCCAACCAGTCCAACAGTCGTTGCGTATGCCCGTAGGCACCCACGATATTCAGGAACCGTTCTTCAGCCGCCGATGGCGTCAGGTCCAAATACAGCTTGTTGACCTTGTCCAGCGTCTTGGTCACGATACCCATGGCATCATCGCTGAGAACCTTGTCGCCAAGATACAGCAGAACTTCGTCCATCTCTACAGTCGGCACATCGAAGATGACCGGGATGATCCCAAGTGTTTGCCGCACCAATTCGTTAAACTCACGAACCTCACCGTTGACCTTGCCACCGACAGTCGGAACGACCTCAGTCCAGATCCGGCCCGTCAGCCCGTCCATGCTGATGACTTCCACGTCCTTGAACGACTCGATGCTCTGACCGACGCCCACGATGCACGCCTTGCCCATCGGACGCATCACAACCGCTGCGTGGCATGTCACGCCACCGACCATGGTGATGACCCCCTTCGCCGCCTTCATGCCAGCGATATCTTCCGGGGTGGTCTCTTGCGTCACGAGGATGCACGGCTCTGTGCAAGCGATTGCATCTTCCTTGCTAAACACCGGCTTGCCGATGGCGACACCGTTGCTGGCTCCAAGGCCACTGAACGCCGCTGACTTCGTGAACTTCGGGTCCACCGTCACCGTTTGCGCCAAGTCAAATTCCTTGGGCGACACACGCTTGATGGCAACCTTCGGCGTAATCAACTGTTGCTTGGCCATGTCCACCGCAATCTTGATCGCCGCCAGCGGTGACCGCTTGCCGGTTCTCACTTGCAGCAGATACAGCTTGCCGTCCTGAATCGTGAATTCAATGTCGAGCATCTCGCGCTTCAGGTTCTCCAGATTGATGGCATGGCTCACCAATTCCTCATGAACCGATGCGTTCCATCCCTTCATTTTGTCCAGTGACAGCGGCGTCTTGCTGCCGTCCACGATATCCTCACCCTGAGCGTTCGGCACCCACTCACCAGTCACGGCCATGGCTCCCGTCATCGGGTTCCGCGAAAACAGCACCCCGGCTCCTGATTGTTCGTTCAGGTTGCCGAAAACCATCGCTTGCACGGTGACCGCCGTTCCCCATGCCCGGTCGTAGCCATGATCCTTGCGGTAGATGTTCGCTCGTTCGTTATCCCACGACTTGAAGACCGCTTCAATAGCGCCCAGTAGCTGCGCCTTCGCGTCCGGAAACTCCGATCCAGTGTGCGACTGATACGCATCCAACCGAGACTTCAGACTGCCTTCCAACGATTCCTTACGGATACCCGCCACGACGGAACCATACATGGTCACCAGCCGTTCAAAACTATTGCCAAAGCATTTCGGCCCGAGACGTTCAATCCACTGCGAGACGTTGTCACTGTCAATTCCGACGTTCAGGATGGTGTCCATCATGCCGGGGCACGAGACACGCGCACCAGACCGGACGGACAGCAGCGGCATGTAGCCGAAGTGCTTTTCCAGCTTCGCCAGATACTCCGGCAGAGCCTTGGCGATGGCCTTCATGGTGGTCTTGGGCTTTTGGTCGTAATCGGCCCACACCGTGGTCGGAATCACGAACCCCGGTGGAACCGGGACACCCTCATTGACCAGCCACAAAAGTCCTGCACCCTTGCCCCCGAGCAACTCGGTCGAACCCTTTGCCAGCGTTTCTTTTTCTAGTCCAAATGTATAGAAATCCATGCTTTTCACCACTCCATTGGTCACTACGAACTTCAACTATGGTAGCAAATGGCTCCATGTTTGTCAAGCGCCCATCGTTGGAAGTTGAACCCAGACCGTGAACGCGACTTACAAGATACCACGGGTGAAATAGTTTGTCAAGAGCTACAGTTTCTGGGTAATGGCCCCTCTCGCCGCTTCCAACCGGTCACTGATGCTATTGATATCCATGACCGTTTCCTGCCACCCCGTCTGTTTGTTGGCCGGGAACTTGAGCACGTAGGAATACTTCGGCTTCTTCTTTTTCTTCGTGGGTTCCGTCTTCCATGTCAACGCCATTATTCTACCTCACGCATCCACTACCGACACCGCATGCACGGCTCGATAGTTCAGAGCATCCTGTACGGCCTTGATTTCCAGCGAATACTCTACACCCATCGAAAGCATCGAGTTAGCCGCCGCGATAGACCATTCGTAATTGCCCTCGCTCCCCTGCACGTAGGGCATGGACACCTCTTGGAATGGCTGCACCACCGTGCCCTTGCTATCGAACAGCGTGGCCTTTACTTCGGCGGAATTCAGATACACCGTAACGGGATCAGTCGTCCGCAGGCCCACGAGCGTGACAACTTGATCGTTACCCCGTTTGATCACAACTCTACTCATGGTTGGCCTCTAACAACAGAATTCGATATCAGCGGTGACTCTCGTCCGCACCGACACCTCAGCAACCACCCCGTCATTTGTGCAATCAATTGCACCTACCCCAAGATATTTCACTTTGACCCCGTCTGAACAGACCGTGAATGTCGGCCCTAGTGTAGCACCTGTCACCCGACACCGCACGGTTACGTCACTCTTGACGCAGGTTCCGGCCTTGGGCTGCACCAAACCGGGGAATACCTGTGCGGTTGAGTCGATGAACGCTCCACCAACTTCCTGCGTGGATGCAGCCACCACCGAACCGGGGAAGATTTGCAGCGTGCTGGGCACGAACGCCCCAGCCACTGATGCCGGTCCTGCCGTGATGCTGCCGGGGAACGTGGCACTGCCTGATGGTAGATGCGCTCCACCAACCGTGATGGCTCCGACAAGCACGCTGCCGGGGAACACCTGACTGCCACTCGGGATGGTCGCCCCAGATATTTCTGCGCCACCAACACCAATGCTACCGGGGAATACCTGTGACCCAGCCGGGATGGTCGCCCCAACCAACGCCCTGAGCACCGTGCCGGGGAACGTCTGAACCGTCGATGAGACGTGCGCTCCGGTGACGTTGTAATTCGCACTGCCTGCAAAGACTTGCGACCCACTCGGCAGGAACGCCCCAATGACTCCACGTGTCACTAGACCAGCAAATATCTGGAGCGTTGATGGACAATGCGCCCCGGTGACGCTGACGGCTCCTGCCGCCACGGAACCGGGAAATACTTGCGTGCTGGTGACCCACTCCGCGCCTGCTAGCTGACCACCTTGCAGGATGGTCGGCTCAAACAGTTGCAGGGTAGACGGGATGTGCGCCCCGACCACCGTGGCCGCGCCAACCGTGACTGACCCCGCAAAGACTTGCACCGTGCTGGGGACGTGTGCGCCAACGACCGTAACCGCGCCTGTCGTAACAGACCCAGCAAAGATTTGGAGCGTGCTGGAGATGTGCGCTCCAACACATGTGATGGCTCCGGGTGCTACAGACCCTGCGAAGACCTGAACCGTAGATGGGACATGTGCTCCGACAACCGTGATGGCCCCAGTTGTGACCGAGCCAGCAAACAGTTGCAGCGTCGATGCTCGATGAGCACCACTGATGGTGACGGCACCCGGTGCAACAGTGCCTGCAAATATCTGGAGCGTCGAGGGAACGTGTGCCCCACCGATCAGTCGGACAGAACCTGCAAATAGCTGAACCGTAGACGCGACATGTGCGCCCGAAACTGGAACCGGCTGGGGTGATGCCGTGCCTGCAAACAGTTGCACGGTTGATGGAATATGCGCTCCATCAATCGCCACCGCACCTTGCGTGACAAGTCCATCAAATACCTGAACGGTCGAGCCGACATGCGCCCCCGTAACGCCGATGGCTCCAGTCGTAACTGAACCAGCGAATAGCTGAACCGTAGAGGGGATGTGTGCGCCAACCGCCGTGACTGCTCCTACAGCCACTGAACCGGGGAATATTTGACTGGTCGTTGGGATGTGAACACCAACAACCGTCACGGCACCTGTCGTTACTGATCCAGCAAATACCTGTACGGTTGATGCGACATGGGCACCCGTAACAGTGACGGCACCTGTCGTAACGGAACCTTCGAATATCTGCGCCGTGGATGCGAGATGTGCCCCGGTAACCGCTTGTGAGAACGCCGCAGGAGCCGATGCACCACCCATCCATCGGGCTGCAAACGAACGATACCCTGCGGGATACCACGCTTGACCCGCAAATACTTGTGCGGTAGAAGCGATATGTGCGCCATTGACTGCGACAGGGGCTGGGGCAACTGTGCCTGCAAAGACTTGAGACGTTGAGGCAATGTGTGCCCCATCAACCGTTACAGCACCGGTCGTGACGGTGCCTGCAAAGAGTTGGACACCACTCGGTAGGTAGGCTCCAACTACTCCCAATCCTGTTTCGGCTGATGCACCACCTAACCAGAACGCGAAGTACGACGTCAGACCTCCAACACTTACATGTAACACACTGCCAGCGAATACCTGATTACCCTCTGAAATCGTGGCACCAGTAATTCCAACTGGCTGTGGCGATGCCGTACCTGCAAATAACTGTGCAGTGGACGCGAGATGTGCGCCTGAAACACTGACGGCACCAACTGCAACGGTGCCACTAAAAGTCTGGACGGTCGAAGCAACGTGTTCACCGGTAACAGCTTGGCTACCACCGCTGGCGGGTTTTGAAATGCCCCCCATCCAGAACCCGAGCATCGACTGTGGTGCTCGTGGACCACCAACCGTGACGACATGTCCTGAATAGGCAACGGAGGTAGGAACGACCGGGGCACCAAGGATAATCGTGGCACCCGGTATGATGGTGCCTTCGAAAACCTGACTGCCGGTCGGGATGAATGCCCCCGCAACAGTCACCGCACCAGCGGCAACAACACTGGCAAAAACTTGTAGGGTAGATGCGAGAAAATCGCCCGTAAGATTTGAAACGGACGAAGCCGTCAGGAGTGGATCGTTATTCTCCTGAAGGAGACGGTCACCATCTTCTTTGAGGAGATAGTCGCTCACAGCTCATTACGCGAGAAATTCAATAGCGAAGATGACACCCGCCGCACCCGCACCTCCAGTGCGGTCTACGTCTGACGCTGTATGTCCTCCTGCACCTCCACCACCATACGCACCCCCAGCGGCTCCCACAGCTTCCGTCCCTGACGCCGCACCACCATTGCCGAAGGCAGAACTTCCACCACGTCCACCGCTGCCATGCGTCGTGCTGAAGATGATGGCTCTCTGACCGGCTTCACCGGGAATGTTCAGATCACCACCGGATGCCGCACCGCCTGCACCACCGGCTGCGTTCGCTCCGAGCGTCGTCGTATTACCTGTAGCTGAACCATTCGATCCACTATTTGCCACCAGTGTGGACGTATTAAACGTGGTGTTGTTGCCAGAAGTCTGACCAACCGTGTATGCCTTGCTGGCTCCTACCGTGGCAGCATCGAGCAGCTTGATGGCACATCCTCCACCACCGCCACCACCGGCTGCGTCATCTGCACCTGTGATATTCGCACCATTACCACCGGGTCCAACCGCAATCAGCAGGACTTTCTTCATCCGAGCCGTGGGCGTATACGTGCCACTGGCTGCGGACAAGACTTGCACTGTCACGTTGCTCGTGAACAGCGAGAGCAAATCCTGTATCGTGATTTTCTTCGTGATGGGCGAACCTGCCACATCATCAATAATCTGCAACAGGTCCGCTTCAACGGGTGTCGTCAGTGCTGTCAGTTCGGTGGTTTTTTGATCAGCCAATGTTGTCACCCACCGAGGAATTCAATCAGATACAGGATGCCATTGCCACCTGTTCCACCCGCACGGTCCTGTGTCGCACTTGCATGACCCCCGGCACCACCGCCACCGTAGGCTCCACCATTACCACCGGCTGCGTTTGTCCCACCGGGCACACCACCGAATCCGAAACGACTATAGCCCCCGATACCACCCAATCCGACGCTACCATCAAGGATGACACCACGCTCTCCAGCGGCTCCGGGAACATTCAAATTACCTCCTGTCGCGGCTCCACCGGCTCCACCAGCGACACTGACCCCAATCACCGAGAACGTGGCTCCCTGCGTGCCCGGTTGGCCCCCGCCAGCACTGAGAAGCGTACCCCCATCAACCGTGGTCGCTGTGCCTGCACCGGCTGCGGCTCCACCAGCCCCTACGACGTAGGCTTTACTGGCACCGATGTCGGCAGCAGACATCAGTTTGATGACCGTGCCCCCTCCACCTCCACCGCCTCCGGCTGAGTCGGTGTTCAGTCCACCGTGACCACCGCCGCCGCCACCCACGGCAATAGTGAGTACCTTCTTCATGCCGGGTGTTGGCGTATACGTCCCCGAGCCGACCGTCTTCACCTGTACAACGACATTACTAACAGTCAGCGTAGCGAAATGCGTCAGGGCGAGTTTCTTGTTGACCCCTCCCGACACCACGCTGAGCAGATCCGCCAACTCAGGCGTGGTGAGTGCTGGCAACAACCAGATCGGAAGCTGCGACATGGTCCACCGCGCTCAGCGCGGAGTTAGATGGCGAACCAGCCCGATGCGTGGACCGTGAAGTTGATGTCCCCACCGTTGGGCGTCACCGGCATCCCGGTCATACCCGTGTCGTAGAAGATCATCAGTCGGTCGTTGGTCAGCGTGTCGTCCCACACGATCACATCTTCGCTCACGTCACCGGTCACAGCGGTCCACGTGAAGTTGTTCGTATCGAACACCCCGAGCGCCACCGTGGGACCAGTCAGCGTAGGAGATTCTGCAACAATAGCCACCAATGGAACGTCTCTGGCACCACCCGAGTATTCATCGTGAGCGGCAGAGTACGTATAATCCGCTGCATCGACCAGTGACGCCTTGATGATATCGGTGTCGAGGTCGAACGCGGTGTTGCCGAGAATACCTTCCTTAAAGGTGTTATAGAGTGCGTTCGCCACTTTCTACCTCCCACCAATCACGTTGGAGCCTGCGTTCCGGAGTGCGTGCTTCATCTGCCCACGTTCGAAGAAGTGCATCTTCAGCGGACGCTTCCGATGCTCGGGATCTTTGTGACAGGCAGCACAGACCCCAAACGCGACGAAGCCTCGATCACTGGCCTTGGAAATTTCGAAATCCTTCAAGGCATCGTTCGCTAACGCGATACCGACGACGGGCATCTGGCCCTCATCATCACACCCTGCACAGCGTTCCATGTTGAGTCTCCTTCAGTGAATCGAAATCGGTGGAGCAATGATCAACTGCGAGGGTGGATTTCCATTCCCCGGATCACCAGCCTCAATCACGATATCTACATGCACGTTCACTCGGCCATACTTCCGCAAATTCTTGCCGAAGAAATTGCCAATGTCGTTCATGGCTATTTTACGATAGTCGGACTCATTCGCGGGAGGCCCTTCTGTCCGAACTTCCACGCGAAGACGAAATATTTTGAGATCGGGTTTGATGAGTAACCGCATCTCTGACGCTGACCCAAACAGCTTTCGAAAATATGAAGCTGTCGCCCGTTTCATCTCCGCAAAAAATAATGGGTGGAGATGCGTCGGGTGGAACGGTACCTGCACATCCACCGTCCAGCGACTCCAGAGTTGATGGGTCGAATTAGGATTCATTTACGCACCAATAATCGGAAGAGCCGCCGCATCTGACGTGACAGGCTTGGGTGAATAGTCGGTATCCGTCGTGCCGTCTGGTTTCTTGGTCGTGAGATTTCCCGCCGCCACCGCGAATTTCTGTTTGTGCGGATCGACGGGCATGAACTCGATACCCAAAATGAACGCATCGTAGACAATAGCAGGAATCACCATGAATTCATGCCAGACAGGCACCGCTCCCGCCATCTGAACGGACACCACCAACGTCCCCAGCGTATTGCAATCAGTTGCATCAAACTCCTTCTCATACCACCCGAACTCCTCATGAGTGGCTGTGGTCGCATCGTTGATCTGTGCCCATGCCCCGTTGTTCTTCTTCAGACGCACGCTGGCCTGCACGATGGACAAAGCCGTTTCAGGCGTCACACCATCAGTGCCATCCACAAACGGACCAAGTGGAAGATCAACAGCCGTGCTTTGTCGAAGTAATCTCATGACACGCGCCTCCGTCGATATTCATGGAGCTTGGGTTGTATGCTACCCCCAGCTTCAAGATGCGACAGATACAGCCCCAACAATGGGAAATGATCCACAGATGTTTCTACGAATGGCCCCGTGTGATCTGTCCGAGCCGCCACCTTCGCCACCGAAAATGGCAGAGCTTTCTTCAGAATCGCACCGTAGCCACTCGTCACGGCGAAGTAACTGAAATTCGAAGACGATGCAGTCGGCCACCACGACACGGCAAACGGTACACCTGCTTCGACCGTCAACGGTGTCGGCAAATGTGAAATCAACACCGCTGCATTTTGTACTTGGTAAAGTTTTTGAGCCGACCACGCGACGGGCATACCGGGGATATCCGTGGGAGTGCCCCATGGATCACTCAGAATGCTCACCGAAAAATTCGTTGTGCCTGATAAGTTATTGGGGAGAAAAGCAAAGTGTGAAATCGTCGCTCGAAACGACAGGGCGACCACCGCCGCGTATTCATCAGGCGTTGTTGCTGTGGAAATACCAGAAAACGCCGAGTTTGATCCACTAGGCTGCATGCACGGAGCCGTGCCTGAAATCCACCCATACGTGCCATCATCGAACCGTATAAACGCAACAGGAATTTCTTCCTGCCGTGAATTACCAGTCCCCGTATTGTGTGCGCCATGCGGCCACACAGCCACTGAAAAGTTATACCCAAGACCAGATGACCACGGAAATGCGTACGTGCGCTGCGCCGACACGGTATCAGTGCCTGCACGCGACAGCATCTTCCACGCGGTCGCAAACACATCGCCATGGCTCAGCGTCTTGGACCCCGAAGTCATGACGGTCGTCAGCCACCCGTTCGTGGGGATCGTGGCCGAGCCGCCCACCAAATCCGCATACACGTCGAACGTGCCGGATTCCATGAAGTTCACGAGAGAAGCGTCCTGTAACCCGAGACGTAGAGTGGTTCCAGCGTTCGCAAAGACTGGCGTGCCAGAGTTGGCCCACACAATGGCCCCACCGCCAGCCGCCGACAGTGTCTTAGTCCCCGGTCCACCTTCAAGATGGAGATGGCCAATCCCCGCCACGGATTCATTGAGCGCATTCATCTGCCCAGCCAACGGTTGTGCGGGTATGGTAGAGATGAGTTGCGGTGTTGGAAGACGCACGAGTGCCATCAGAGTCCATCCTCAAGATGCGACAGCATCAGGCCAAACACCGGCATGTAATGCGGTTGTATCTCAGTGAACGCTCCTGTTTGATTCGTACGTCCCACCGTCTTGAGCGTAGCATAGGGATACATACGCTTCAGAAAACCATACCCACTCCCTAGATCCATCACCCCCAAACTTTGCACATTGGTAGTCGTTGGTCGCAACGGCACCGCATATTCCACGTTCGGCTCCACCGTGAGTGGTGTGGGTAACTGGGTCAATATCCACCCACCAAAGACACCACCAATGCTCGAAATAGCCTCCGCGTTATAGGCAATCGGCATCCCCGGAATCGCGGTTGGCGTTCCCCACGGGTCAGAGAGGACACTGACTTCACACGCACTGGTGCTATACGTCTCCGCAGCCTGCAAAAGCACTCCAGAGACAGTGGCACGGAACGACAAACTGAACGCCGCTCCACATTCATCAGGCGATGACGAGCTTCCAAAACTCAGCTTCGTTATATCGTTTGGAACCGGAGCATTTCCAATAAGAGGATGACCGGTCATCCATCCATACGTCCCATCATCGAATCGCAGGACGACAGGGACCATCAGTGTTGATTTAGTAAATCCCGAGCCGGTATCGCTCACCCCATGTGGCAACGACGAATAGGGCCATCCACTAAAGGGGAACGTCCCCTGTGTTCGTTGTACCAACACACTATCCGACCCGCCCAGACTCGTCATCTCCAATTGCACAGCAATCAGGTCACCATCGTTCATCGTCTTTGACCCGGAGGTCATCAGGGTCGTCTGCCACGCAAGGGTGGTGAGGGTATTCACTCCGGGTACGAGAGTTCCATACACGTCAGGCGTGCCATCCTCATACCCACTGGCTTCAGTATCCATCACGCTCACGCGCAAGGTGGTTCCCGCGTTGGCCCACGTAATCGGACTCTGTGACAACCAAAGTATCGCCCCGCCGCCAGCCGCAGACAATGTTTTCGGGCCGAGTCCATCCTCAAAAAAAATCTGACCCACCGTGCTTTGACTGTGGCCCACCCCTGCAATGCCACCCACCTGATTAAAAGGTTGCGTGACAACGCCAAAGGGCAACGGTGTAGGGAGACGAACAAGAGCCATTACGTGGGGTCACTCCCCGTGATCGGCACCGCACCCGGTGTCGTGGCAATCGCCGCTTGCCACGCAGTGGTGGAATCGTCTTCTTTCGTGACCGTCAAGATACCCGCCACAATTTCCCAGTGGTTGCGGAGCAGTCGGGCCGCATTCAACAATGACCGTGCGGACTCTCCGGTGATGGCCGTCCAATCACGCTTCAGTAATTCATCCGTGATTTGACGAACCGTCTCGATGTTTAGCGGAACCCCAGACCCACCGCCAACAGCCGTCATTCCTGCGCCTGTGCCAGATCCCTTCACCCAAAGACCGATACTATCGGACCCGCCACCTCGGACTTCGATTCCCGGTCCTGTTGTCCCACCAACGGCAAAAATACCAGCCCCGTTACCAACACCACTCTGACAATGCAATCCTGCGGCAGTATCACCGCCAACAAGACGCACACCCGGCGCGTCGTCGCCTACAAAGTATCCGCCTTCGTTGCCGCCACCGCCCTTCACGTAGAGGCCAAGGCCACTCGCGCTTTCCAGCCACACCGCTTGCCCACTCGTGGCAGAAATCTTGATGCCATCGCCACTCGTGGACCCGCCGCGCACATCCACGCCAATCGCCGCCGTTCCCCCACGCACTTGGAGACCCACACCATCCGCGCCACCACCATGAATCCGTACGCCATCAGAGTCCGTGCCACCCACAATGCGGAGTCCTTCACTACCCGCCCCACCGAGGATGTAAACGGCTGCTGTCGCACTCGCGCCCCCAACAATAGATAGCGCCGATGCTGCTGCCGATGTCGTCAACTGAACCGCGACAGTGCCAGCCGCCACAACATTAAGGCCGACACCATTCGTTGTGGAGATATGCACACCGTTTCCGCTCGTGGCTCCACCAATGATCTCAAGGCCCTTCCCCGTTGCTCCTCCGACAATTCTGACGCCTGCGCCAGAGCCTTGCCCCAATATTTCCACCGCCACTCCAGAGGCCGGAGTAATCGATAGCTTGCCCAGTGCCATCAACACGTTGCCCGATCCATCAAGACTAAGCAAAGCTGCGCCGAATAGTGAATCGTACTGCGCTTCTTCCAACACGGTATACGTTGCAAACACCACTAAGGCCCCAGCTACATACACCGAGACTTCCATCTCACCAACGGTGGCGGTATCGGTCGCATCCCACGTCACCCCATAGACACCGTTCACGCGATGCGTGCCGCCACCTGAATTCTTGTTGACACTGGCTGCGCCGTTCACGACGATTTTGATATCGGTGTTGGCGATGGACAGACCGGTTGCCGGAACATTCGATGAGTCTACAAACGGACCCAAGGCCCGTGACTGCGATGCAGTTGATTGCCGAAGGTAACTGTTCATCGATTATGCTCCGCGATGCTGCGCGTAATAATTCCACGAATTGGATTGCTCATACACTGCTGCTAACAACGACAAGGGATTGGTTGCCGTCCAATCCGTGGACGAACACGTATCATCGGTCAACGTGGCGATGCGCGTTTGGATGTGAGCCGCAAAGGTTAAGTCCGTTTGGTCCGTTACATCGTGGCGTTCCACATAATCAGCATCCGGAGTTTTGGTGGTATCTGAACTGTTACCCCCCATCGCACCAATCAACAAATACTCACGGCTGGGCAGTCCAGAGACACTCGCTTCATACGCATTTTGTCCCACACCAAGTTCAGCCAATGAAAGACCAAGAATGCCAGCACCAACACTCGCGTCAAACACATACATTATCGAACGTGAAACGATGCCGCTGAACGACATCCGTAGATTGTCTGCACCAGCGGTAATTTGAGACGTGATGATACTGGACCAAATCGAAAGACACGATCCATCACTTATGGTTCCCGACGTTTGGGTATATTCCCCGAGCTTGACCCACGTATTCGTGGCGGTAATACTCGTAAGTCCAGTATGAGTATTTGACGCGCCATTCGTTGTGGCTCTGTTTCTCGAAAGAACAACAACAAACGCCGCTTTCCCAACTACCACACTTCCAGATGAAAATGTGACCGCAATAAAATCAGAGGAGCCGCGAGAAGCGGATGCTCTCTGGGTGATCGCAGAAAAACTCACGTGGGGTCACTCCCTGATACGGGGTCAGCCCCCGGAGCGCCCGTCAACACCGAGGTCCATGCCGTGGTGGTGTCGTCTTCCTTCTTGACGGTAAGAACGCCCAACGCTATATCCCACTTGTTACGCAGAAGCCTCAAGGCTTGCAGCACGGATCTGTCGGCAGGCGTGAGCGTGATCGCGGTCCAGTCACGACACAACAACGCATCAATGACTTCGGTATACGTCATCAAACGGAATGCCTTCGGGACGGCTGCGGCTTCACCCGTGGTGATCATGACGTAGATGACTGCGTACAGAGCACCGGCTGCAAAAGCGGCATCCGCCACGTCAAGGCGATAGAGGCCGGGGGCTAGCGTGCTACTCACTTCCTTCCAGCCCCAGTCGTTGTGGGCGTCTGTGAGGGTGCTGAGGGCGTTCAGACTGGACGTGGCATCGGTGATGACCACGTCATTGTCCGTCTCCACACGGGTCACGCTGACGGTCATGGCGGTATGTGCCAGCCCGGTCTTCCCAGTACCATCTGTGGCGGCTGGGTCTGGCACGAACACCAAGATGGAGCGGTCGGTCGTGCCGATTAGGATTTCTTCCATCAGACAAGCCCCCCACCCATTCCAACAGGCCGTGAAAGTCCACCGCCCCCAGCAACACTTTGATGCTGCACCGCGCCAATATCAAGATACCCCGTCGTGAGACCCCCGAGATATGCGCCGGGGAAACCAGCCGCACGCAATGCCGCACCGCCACCAGCCGTGTTGTTGAGAGAAAAATCTCCACTTCCCGCATTGGTAAAGGGATCGGCTGAAAGCGTCACATCGTGGTCCCCGGCACCCACCGCATTTCTTGCACCCGAGGAGTTATTTCGGAAGGCATTGTAGTCCCAGTGCGGTTTCATCCGGTCGTTACGAGCTTGCGTACCCGTGGCACACGTGATCCCATACCCACCATTACTATCAAACACGCAATTATTGATGGACGTATTGAAGATATCTTGGGCAGCGGTCAGCGATATCCCAGAACCTGTGGAGCCATAAATCGTGACGCGATTAAAATTCGCCTTATAGCTATTGGCAGCTAAATTTACGACAAACGCCGCATTCGACCCATGACGACACCCAGCAATGACTGAGTTGTTGATGGTCGCCATATTCACGACGGTGGCGAAGTACCCACGAAAATTACGACAATAGACACCACTCACCACCGCATTGTAGGAATCCAGTAGAAGAGCAGGATACGATCCAGCCGACGTTGATCCACTATTCCTGATGGTACAGTTCAGGAACGCTTCAACCGCCTGAGCCACCGCCATGTCGATCCCATTGATATCGAAAATACAATCTGCGAACGACCGATGATTGCCTGAGTTGACGCCAAAAAATCCATTAACCGCGAAGTCGGCTCCGGTGGCATGGCACACGATCCCTGACACGCGCAAAAAACCAGCGTCATATATCAGGAGGTTAGCAACATTGAATCGTGGACGCCCGTTGTAACCCTTAATATGAATATGGCCAGAGGTTTCATCACCACTTGTTAAAGTGTAGTATCCGCTTTGAGTATAGTCGGGCGACCCCGGATCACTCGATCCAGAACCACGGACGTTAATCCTGTGACCCGCCGCCAACGGCGAAGTAATCGTCGGCTGTGTAGCCGTCCCGCCGATTCCGTAGTTGATGAAACCGGGATGGGCTCCTCCTACCCTTCCCACGCCTCCAGACCCCGCACCACCAGACGTGGGCGTCCGGTCGAGGGTTACGGTGTTCGTGTTCGTGTAGGCGGTGATGACGTAGTAACCAGTCTGGAAGTTCGTTCCTGACGCGATGCGAATGACATTACCAATCATGGCGGCAGTGAACCCGCCTGTGGCACTGGTGAGCGTGGTCGATGCTGCGCCCGACGTGGCAAAATCAGACAGCGAGAGTTGCGGTGAATCTTGGTCGCAGAAGTTCGTGCCTGCGCCACTCACCGTCTCATCATAGCCGCCGCCATTCAACTGGTCGCCGCCTGCGCGGACCCACCAGTTCATCGCTGCATTGATGGACACGGTCAGACTCTGGGATTCGGGGCAATCTTGAAGGCGAGGTCGCGGCCTGCATTACCGTTGGCCTCTAGAGCCGACAGAATGGCCGCTGCATGGACGAGAATGAGATTCCGTACGTCGTTGTTGGTGATCGGTGTGCGGCCATCCTCAGCCGAACCATCTACGAGGATTTCGTTGTCGGCGGGAAAGAGCGCACCCCAGCCTTCGGCCACATATTCGATCTGGGCTGACTTGAGCATGTTGAACATGCCAGCCAACACATCAGCCATCGGTCGAATTTTTGAGTTCGCAATGAGGATCGCTTGCGGATTACTGTTGGGCATCGTCGTGGGACTCCTAAAAAGGACCGACAGACGCCCACAAGTATACTCGCATCCGATAATCACGCCAAATTTTTTAACCGCGCATCGCCTACAGCGGCCAGCGATGCGACTGACGTTCTTCCCGTAGGTTCACAGTCCCTTCCGCATTAAGGACTCCCACACGGGGCCGTACCCAACCTGCCCGGTTCAACTGATCACAACATCAATAAATTGATTGTTGACCATCCCCAGACAGGGCCTTCTTACCCACCAATTATAATTTTACTTTTTGCAATCAATTGCCGGACGACCCGTAATCAATTGATTTCTCAATCTTGTCTGCTTCGGCCCACATGCCAATACTTACACCATGGGCAGACAAACGCATTCAATTCATTTTCTCTTTGCACGCCAGCCGACCTACCCAATGAACGTAAGTGTGCATTTGCGGCTCCCTCAGACTTATACTTCTGCTTCCGCCAACATTTAGGAAGCGTCAACCCATCCAACCGAGCAATCTCTCCGAGCTTCATCTCACCCTCCATGGTATTAGTTCAGTTCACGTATCTTTACCCCTACCCACACCCGCCCGGTAGATATGATCGTTCATCCACGTATCGGACATGTAGTCATGCGAATCGAGCAATGGCTCTGCCCACCACCGGTCTTTCAGCCACCGTCTCACCCGTCGCCACCACATGGTCATGATGGGTTCAGTAGCTCCTTGACCTCAGCCATACGCTGCCGGTCCTCTCGCGTCAATGTACCCGCATAGAACCGATAGGTCAACAACCGCTGTTCCTTCTGGAGCCACTTCCGCTCCTTGCTGGTCATCGGTCGGACCTTCAAGCACAACACGGGTGGCACCTGTGTGCCACTCATCCGGCACTCGTGCGTCTTGCAATACCACGCACTGTTTACGGCGACGATCTCGCATCCGTCCATCGACTCTCCCAAAAGACTCACGGGCAGGAGGAAAACTCGACCTCCCACCCGTCCCTATTCTCGTCACTACGTCTTACTTTGTCAACACCGAACCGTGCCTTGCCCAACCTCACCATACCTTGCCAGACCCCGGCTAGCCTGACCTCGCCGCAACTTACTTCATCAATTGTGCCGCGCACTTCGGGCAGACAGTGTAACCTTGAATCACTTGCGTCTCAACCGAAGGCACCTCACAGAAAAAACACTTGATGGCTGATGCCGCTTGCACCGGCTCACCCTCGATGGTGACCACTTCACTGGCCACCACCCCAGCTTCCAACGAAGCCTTCGCCCCCGCCAGCTTCCACTCCACCGACAAACCGTAATGATTCGCGCACACAGGGCCAAAGCCTGCCGCCAACGACTTCTCGTCGGTCAGGCCCTTGTTGCAGAAGCAGCAATGACCCGTCAACTTACCGTGCTCCCGAGCCACCCGTGCGGGTTGCGCCGAGAACTTGGTCAGGAGCGCCGTCAGGGCCTCCACCATCTCGGGGCTGGTCTTGAACGATGGCCACCAGACGCCCTCGGGGCTCACACGACCGTAGAAGGCACGGTTGGGGTATTGACCCTCACCCATGACGTTGATGCTCCCAGCGGCCTTGCTATTGGGTCCAGCGACCGCTAGCGTGACCGGCTTGCCGAGACAGAGCAGCGTGATCTTCGGGAACTTGAGATGCGCCTTCGCCTTGGCGAAGAGCGCGATGACCCCTTCAAACGAACCAACTTCCACCGCCACAGGCGATGACGCCACCACCTGAAAGGCCGGGGTGGTCGCACGTTCCAGCAACTTGCCGATCCACGGCTCTTGCTTGGGGGACAGCTTCTTGTACTTCTTGAATGACGCGATGAGGCTGATGGCGAAATCTTGATCGTTAGCCTTCAGCTTCGGCAGGGCGTTTTGCAACTGAGCGACTTGTTCTGCGATGTTCATATGTCCCAACTCCTTTGGGTTAAACGACTCCCTATATACTACCAAAGGCCGGGATATTTGTCAAGAGCCTATTCCGGGGTAAAATACTGGTGGTGGTGTTCGTGGCGTCGGCGCTGATGCCGTTCGTTTTCCTGTCCCAATCAGCATCATCAACCAGTGCGGCCTTGCCTTGGGTCAAAAGCAACAGCTTCATGACCTGTCGATGTCACGATGTTCAACGAGAACACCAAGCTCTTTCCCCAATCGTTCTGCAAGGAAAACCGATCTATGCCGACCCCCTGTGCATCCGATCCATGCTTCCTCCACCCCCGGTGTCGTGACTTCTTCCTTCAGGTAGTCGTACTTGGCTTGGAAGTTCGGGGTCTTCATGACGTCGGCCTGCACTTCGGGGTCCGTCCCCCGCTTGTAACGCAGCTTCCGGTCATGATACGGGTTCCGGAACATCTGGCGGATATCCACCACCAACACCCCAGCCGGAGACGGCGGTTCTCCGTCGTACTTGAACCCAAACGAGACAATCTTCCTCAGCGTCACGTTCTCTCCTTCCGCCTACGTTGAAGCCATTCATTGAATGACTGCTCCAACGCCGCAGCCGCTTGCCCCATCAGTGACGCCCATCCACGGTACTGCGTACCAGCGGTTGTCGGTTCCGGGCTATCACCGTCAATCATCCGCGCCTGGACCAGGGCTTGCCGCTGTCCGTGGAGCAGATTCTCCCGCAGCGACATGTCCACCGGAGTCTCCGGCCACGGCACTTCGATGGTCTTGTACTGCACGTTAGGGTCGTCCGAATACTCCCCGGCCACCACTTCAAACACGATGGCTAGCGTGCTGGGGTCTCGCTGCATCGCCGCCGCCAGCTTGGCCGCTTCTTGTGGCGACTCCGCATCCACCTGTGTCGTCCACCTGACCGTATACTCCATCACATCTCCCTGCAATTGATTGCAATTACCGACGACGGTCGCTTCCCCACTCCACCGTTGCCGTTACGGCTTTCTTGTCCTTCGATATCTGTGGATTGATGGCTACGTGCCTACTTCCGATGAACCCCATCAACACGCCACTCCCGATCATGATCAAACCGATCTGCGTCTGTGTCGGGCCACCACACGAGCCATACTCTACGTCGCCGTAGTCCGACACGCAGTATTGATTACCCAACACGTTCTTCGTGTCTTCACCCCAGTGCATCGCCACGCCCATGCCTGCTATCGTGGTGAGCAGGCCAGCCACCGCCAACCCCGGTGACAGCCACTTCGTGGTCGGTGCTGGCAAGTAGCCATTTCGTACACACCACCCCTCAACGCCCGGTGCGTCTTTGTTCTTCAAACAATGCTCACGCATCAGAGCATAGCTTTCGGCGTTAAACTTCGCTTCATCAAACACATACACGTCTTGCGCCCACACCGTTGTCCCGCTGGACAACATACAGGCGATCAACCCCATAACAATCTGCCGTCTCACTTCTCACTCTCCTTCTGAAAGACATCGATGTTCACCACCGAAATGTCACGAATCACCGTCTCTTTATGCACGGATGTGCCGCGCAATTCGTTCCTCATGGCATCAGCCATGGCGTATGCCGCTGGGAAATCCTTCGCCACCAGCAACTGTTCCTCGCACGGCTCCGTCTCGACCTTGATGACACCATTCACCACCAAGTCGAACGTGGCCATGTATACCTGCACCCGACTGAACTTCATCACGCCCCCATATCCGACGCATCCCTGAACCCGACGAACTGCGGGAAGCGCGGTTTATCCTTGCCACCCGTGGGGAAGAACTTGAACTTCACAATCTTCCCGAGATACTTCTCGCTGTCGTTCCAGATGGCCTGACGGTCGGACAGCGTGCCGGTCGGACTTACCTTGTGAACGACACCCGTCTCCAAATTCTTCACGAGGTAGGCCCCCAACGTGCCCTTGGCGACCTTACCATCCTTGGCCGAGCTACGTGCTGTGCGGCCCAGTTCGTTCACGAACGCCGTGTTCTGATTCGACTCTTGCTCGATAAGGTCCAACACTTCGCCCTCACCATCCACGAACCGCTTCATCTTCATCAGGAAGCCTTCGTTGCTGGTGGATCGGCCTTGCTTGTATGGTCCCTTCGGACTCCGAATCATCAGACCCTCATAGCCCA